AAAAAAATATAAAAATATGTATTCTAAATGGTCAAGTTATAATATAAATCAATTACAAAATTACTGTAAAATAAATAATATAGAAAAAATAAATAAATATTTATATGATTATAATGTATATAAAAATGAATAATTTTATTTTTTCTTCGTTAGTTTATTATCTTTCATTACAAAGATGCAGTACATATAATGATTTTTCTATTCATGGGTTATGGCCAGATTATATCAATGGTGGTTATCCACAATTTTGCACAAACCAACAATTTAATTTATCTACGATTGAACCTATTTTGGATGACTTGAATAAACATTGATGATTGAATTACCTAATTATAATGTTTATACTAATTATAATGTTTATACTAATTAATAGTTTATAGTTTTTCTTATTAAAATGTAAAAATAAAATTTATTTTTAAAATGTATAGTATGAATATTGAGTTAAAAAACATTTCAAATTTTAATAATATAGTAGATTATTTATTTATATTAAATGGTGCTATTATTACAGATATTATTCTTATTTTATTACTCGCATTTGGATTTATGAAATCCAAAATGTTAAGAGTATGGTATAAAGAATACAATATAAGTGCGGTTATTGTGGATGTATTGTTTACATTTATAGGTATTATTTTAACTAGAAAACTATACCCATATATTTTTGGAAACAAGTTTTCATTATTTTATTTTATAATTTTAGCAGTAATTATTCAGTTTGTACATGATATATTATTTTATATATTTTTTACAAATGTACCATATGGTTATAATAGAATGATTGATGGATTTAAAGATTATGCAAAAGAAACTGGATATAAGGCTATTATACTAGATAGCTTTATGATAATTTCTACATCTTTTGTAGCATCATTTTTAGCATCACAAACTATCAATTTTAATATAATATTTCTTATTATAACTTTATATGTAATACAGTATTTGATATATACATAATACATACAACGTAATTTTACGCAATTATTCGCCCAATAGGTCTAGATATCATTGTAATAAATTGTCCTATAAATACAATAACTACAGCAATGTAAAAATTATAATGATTAACAACAATTGATATAAGCTTTTTATAAAAAAGCTTGCCCAGAATACCATAAACAATCAGCAAATAATATATAATTTATTTTCATCTAAAATATATATTATTATTATTTTTAAGTTACTTTAATATGAAAATAAAATGATTTTTAAGTTACTTTAATATGAAAATAAAATGATTTTTAAGTTACTTTAATATGAAAATAAAATGATTTTTAAGTTACTTTAATATGAAAATAAAATGTGACTTAAAAAAATCACGTGACTTAAAAATAAAATTGAAAAATTCTCTATTTTTGTTAAAAATAAAATGTCTATAAAAACAACAAATAATTTTGATTATATATGGGATGAAATAGATCAAATTAAAAATAATAATGTAGAACAAAATAATTCAGCAAAATATATAACTTGTTGTACAAATTGTGAAAGTACAAATATAAAAACATATAAAGATATTATTTGCGGAGATTGTGGTTTAGTATTATCTGAAAATAGAATTTCGGACAATATTATATTTTCAGGAGAATGTAATGATACTAACAAGTTTAACAATATATCAATTAAATCTAATAGATTATCTAAAATTAAAGAATGGTATACCTGGACAAATGATGAAAAAAATACTTATAAATTAAAAGAGTATATCAAATCATTATGTGAACGTTTACAAATAATAGAATCAATAGTATCTACTATTATTGACAAATCTATAATTGTTATGGATTGTGTTAAGAAAAACGATGGTACAAAGAGAGGTAGAGTAAAAGATGGTATTATTATCACTTGTATTCATCATATATCAAAGTTTACTTCTACTCCTTATTGTTATATTGATTTATCTAATAAAATAGATTTGGATATAAAATATGTAACAAAAGCTGAAAAGTCTATATCAGAATTAGTAAATATGAATATATTAGATTTTAAAGAATTTAAAGAAATGAAAAAAATAAATCCATACGATTACATTCTTTCTACTATTAAAAAAAATAATATTAAAGTATCAAATTATACCCTTAAAAAAGCAAAAACATTAATAGAAATTTGCGAAGACAATGATATTTTACAAGATCACACTCCTTTAGCTATTGGATGTTGTTGTTTTTATTATATTTTAAAAAGTCATGAAAATATTAATATCGATTTGAAAATGTTTTCTAATATTTATAATATTTCAATTGTAACTATTGTAAAAACGTATAATAAATTACTTTTACATAAAAATAACATAGATAAATTATTATAAACTTTTTTGATGATTTATAGAAGTAGTTCGTCAAGAAATTTCATTTGTTTTATTTAATAAATATAATATGGGATTTTATTATAGCGATGATGGTAGATTTGTAACTGATACATTAGATTTTCCACCCCAAACTTATTTAACGCAAAAAGGTATAATTGATACTGAAAATTGTATAAAAATACAAAAATGGTGGAGAAATTATATTTTTAGAAAAAAATAAAACAATACATTAGAATTTCCACAAAAATAAACTTTCTTTTAAAACTTATTATTTTTGATAAAACTTTTTTTTTTAAAAGTTTAATCAAATTTTACAGTATAACTAACATTTTGTTTAGAGACACTTCTCGAAGCAGAAATGCTTAATGGTTGACGTTTTTTACAACTATCTGACTCGCTACTTTTACTAGTAGTTTCTTTATTCGCCTTTTTTATTTTTAATGAATTTTTCATATCTTGCTCGATAATACTTAGATTATTTTTAACAAATGACAAAATATCATTTTCAAAACACCATCTAAAAAAACAAAGTTGTCCACAAGATGTTTCAATGTAATCATTTTCATTGTAATAAAAAATGATCTTATTCTTACGACAAAAAGGATCAAATTGACGTTTGCTGAAGGACTTTAATTGTAATTTATAATTTTGATATACATCAAAAGATCCTTTTTTTGAAAAAATAATAGTTCTATGTTTTTTAGAATAATTTGTAATAAACCAATCTAAAATACGTAGAGAAACAACACTATTTTGATCAATGATATTTTTAATTTGTTCAATATAAAGTTCATTTGTATAAAATTCAGTTAATGATTTCATTAATAAACTTAATTTTGTGTCTACATCAAATTCTGTTTGTGTAGATGTATCATCTTCCTTTTTTATATTTGTTTTTACTGATATTGTTTTACTAATTGCTAATGTCATTTAATCATTATAAAAACTATTTTTTTAAATTAAAAACGCACTTTATTAAAACAATTAATTAAAACAATTAATTAAAATAAATTTAATAAGTAATTAATATATGTATAAATATGCCGTAGTTCATTGGTATAATTATAGAAAAGAATTACATGCAGGATTTTTAAAAAGTTTTCATGATTTTGAAGAAGCTAACAAATATGCATACGAGTTAGCTAAAAAAGATATAATTGAATACAATGATAATGGTAATGGTAATGGTAATGGTAATGGTAATGGTAATGGTAATGTAATTACAGAAGATGAAATAACAGATATTAATGGTCCAGGAAAATATGGAAGTCCTTATAAGAATAAGTCAATAGTAGGATATGGTGGAAGATATTCAACAGGATATTGTACATCATTTTATTGTGTAGTAGAATGGTTTGAAGGAGTTACAAATGAGTGGAATGATTTTGAAGATGATGAATATTGGATGGAAAAATATGGTGATCAATGGTATCCTAAATATTAAAAAAACTACCGTAAGAAGCCTTGTCGTATATCAACAGTGTTGGTAAAGGTACCTTATATATTTTAATTATTTTACTTAAAAAAAAAATTGAATTTATAAAAATTATATGTTTAAATCATACAAAACAGTAAAACAAACAAACAATTAAAATGTCAATTATTAAAGCAGTCAATCTTGATTTGAACAAAGTTTCATTTAGCGACGTAAAAACCGACAATCATGGAAGAAAAATGGTATATGTAAATTACAATGGCGGAAAGATTATGGTTCAAACACCAAAAATGTATGTACCAAATGGTATTAAAAGATGGAGAAAAAAGGATGCTGTAGATAATAAAGATGATTCTTTTGAAATGGAATTATCTTTTGGTGGAGAAGATAAAGAAGACAAGAATTCTATTGAAATCAAGGAATTTCATAATAGATTGGAAAAGTTTGATTCTTTGGTAAAAAATGCGATTATGTCAAAGAGCAAGGAATGGTTGGGTAAGCCAAAAGTTTCAATGGAAACTATTGAAGATGCTTATTATGCACCTTCTGTAAGAATTCCAACTGATAAAGATGGTAACGTGTTGGATTATCCATCAAGAGTTCGTGCAAAACTTGATAGAGAGCGTGATGGAGATTCTGATAATTTTACTGGTAGATTTTTGAGTAACAAAAGATTCAAGACTCCAGTTTTAATGTTTGATGAATCAAAGAATCAAATTGATATGAACGAATCAAACTTTGAAATGGTAGTTCCAAAGGGTAGTCAAGTTATCTGTGTACTAGAACTTGTCTATCTTAGTATTACAACAAAGGTTTCTGCAAAATGGAAACTTGTTCAAGCAAAGGTTTATAAAAATCAACAAAGTATCACTGGTTATGCAATGCTTGATGAAGAAGTTGAAGAAACAGAAGAACTAGAATCAGAAAATGAAGATGATCTTGTTAAAGAAACTCAAAAATTAAATGTATCAGAAGAAGAAGTTGAAGAAGTTGAAGAAGTTGAAGAAGTTGAAGAAGCAGAAGAACTAGAAGACGATGTAGTTGAAGAAAGTGATGAACAAGAAGAAGAACAAGAAGTTATTCTTGAAAAAGTTGTAACACCATCTGTTACAAAACCTAAAGGAAGAGTAAAAAGAGGAGTTGTTGCTTAACTTTTTTAAGAAAAAAGTTACCAAAAAATATATAAAATATTAAAAAATAAAAATACTTAGTTATTAAAAAATGATTTAAAAATAAAAGTACTTAGTTATTAAAAAGTCCTAAACATGACTTTAAACTATTTAAAAACCCGGTTCATATAGTGGTTAATATGCGGATCTTATAATTTTTAAGTACGTCCGTCACACAAGTTCGATTCTTGTACCAGGTAAAAAGTCCTAAATATGACATTAAACTATTTAAAAACCCGGTTCATATAGTGGTTAATATGCGGATCTTATAATTTTTAAGTACGTCCGTCACACAAGTTCGATTCTTGTACCGGGTAAAAAGTCCTAAACATTTATTTGGTATTATAAATTATAATACCAAATAAAAATAAAATGTAATAAATGCAAAGAAATGTACTCGTAAGCTAAATAGAGAGAAATGATATTATAAATAATAAAAAAATTTTTAAAGATACTAATGGTAATTTCTGAAATTCAATTTTATGGGATACCTTGCCGTATATTGACAGCGTCAGTAGAGGTGACTGGTGTATCAAAATAATTCATAAAACAAAATATAAACATGTATGTGCCGATATAAAAACAATTTAACTATAATTAAATAATTGAATAAAATAGATATTGATATTTATTTTATTTCAAGATAACAAAGGTAATAAAAATGTCTGATTCTATTGGGATGGAATTTTCAAAAGGTCAAAAGGCAGAATGTATAAAATACTGTGAAACCAATAATCTTTCTTTTTTCCAACGAGATCTTAATAGTTCTTCTTCTAAAATTTTTATAGCAGATTCGTATAGAAATATTTGGCATAAAATTCAAAGTTTAACTCCAAATAAGTCACATTATTATGAATCGTGGAGTGCACATCAACCAATGAAATTATATATAGATTACGATAAAAAAACAGATAAACACAATGATATTGATGATAACGGAGTACTAAAAAATAGAATTAATAGATTAGATGAGGAAATCAAACATAAAACAGATATTATTAATATTATTAACACTATAAAAGAAATGTTACCAGATATAAAGGGTGTATATATATTAAAATCATATCCAGATATTGAAAAAAAAAGTTATCATATAATTTTTGACGGGATACATTTTACAAAAGCTAAAAGTATTCAGGTTTATTTAGAAGAACAATTAAAACATAAATTTCGTGATCTTTTTGATAGTAAAATCATTGATACAAAAGTGTATGCTCCTATTTGTTTTAGAACATTATTATCTACAAAATGTGGTCAAAACCGTCCTTTATATTTATTAGACACCGATGCTTTTTTAAAAGAATTACAAGAAACTATTATACCACCTGAACAAACGACTTATGAACATTTTTTAAAGACATGTATTACAAACATTGAACCAGACAGTATACTTTTTAATTATAAATCAGAGCGTAAAAAGGACAATTCAAAAAAGGTTCATTTAATGAATAATGATGAAGATATTTATTCAGATAAAGAAGTTGTAAGAAAATATTTAGATATTCTTGATCCAGAAAGATGGTCAGATAGAAGTAAATGGTTAAATATTGGTTATATTTTATCTTCAATAAATAGAGAGTATATAGATTTATGGTACTATTTTAGTTCAAAGTGGGAAAATTATAACGAAACAGATGCAAATACAGCATGGGATTCATTTCAAAATAGCGAATATATATATACCATTAATAATTTAATTTATTTAGCAAAATTAGATAATCCGGAAGAATTTAACGAATTATCAAAAGAGATACCTAATCATGATATCAAATTTTTACGTCCTTTTGACAATATTCTAAGTAAATTAATTTATAGATTATATGGTGAAAATTTTGTTTGTAGTTCACCAGAGAAAAACGAGTGGTATTATTTCAATGGAATTAGATGGAAAAAAGAAAATAAAAGTTATAATCTTCGTGTTTTAACAATTAATGAAGTATTTACTAAAATAGAAAAATATAGACGTCAATTAATACGAGAAAGTGCAAGTGAAGAAATTATAAAAAATTATCATAACATTTTACAACGTTTAGGAAGTGGATTAAAACTAAATTGTTTAGAACTTGAATTTTATAATCCTAATTTTAATAAAATTATTGACCAAGATAAAGATCTTTTAGGTTTTGATAATGGAGTATATGATTTAAATATTATGGAATTTCGTAAGGGGAGAAGTTCCGATTATATTTCTTTATCAACAGGTTATGAATATATTGAATATTCTAAAAATGATCCTTTATATATTGAATTAATGGATCTTGTTTGTAAAATATTACCAGAGCCTGATGTACGTGATTTTACATTGAAAAGTTTAGCTAGTTGTTTAGATGGTCATAATAGGGATGAAAATTTTTATGTATGGAGTGGTAAAAATGCATCTGGTGGTAACGGAAAAAGTACTATTATGGATCTTCATTTAAAATCTTTAGGAGATTACGCTTGTATTAGTCCAGTTTCATTAATAACAGGTAAAAGAGAAAATGCTAGTAGTGCAAATAGTGCTTTAGCAAGTATTCGTAATAAAAGATGTGTTATTATGCAGGAACCTGCGGCAACAGATCAAATACAAGTGGATATTATGAAAAGTTTAACAGGAGGTGACCGTATTTCTACAAGGGAATTAAATAGTTCACAAATTGAGTTTAAACCAATGGCTAAATTATTTTTAGCTACTAATAAACAGCCTGGATTATCTGATACAGATGGTGGAACAATTAGAAGGTTAAAAATAACAGAATTTGTTTCACGCTTTGTAGAAAATCCAGATCCTGAAAATATGAAAAAAGGGATTTACGAGTTTAAAATTGATAAAGAATTAAAATCGAAATTAGAAAATTATCATTGTATTTTTATGAATATCTTATTAGAATATTATAAACTTTATCGTAGAGATAGTTTAAAACCTCCACAATCTGTTATACGTGTTACTAAAAAATTTGAAATGGATAACAATATTATAAAACAATTTATAGATGAAAATATTGTTCAAGGAACATTAAAGGATTTTATTACAAAAGATGAATTAAAAGAAATATTTATTAAAGAATATGGTTTAAGAAATCATTTTAAAAAATTATCAAGTTTTATTACACAATTAGAAAACTCATTGTGTTGCGAAATGAAAATGGATCCTAAAAAACGTATTCTTAAATTAAACGGTTATTATGTAAAAGGTCCACATATAGAAGACGAAATAGAAGACGAAATATAAATACGTTAATTAATAAAAAATATATATATTATGTATTTTACTAAGCGAATTATAAATTATAATATTGTGTAATAATTTTCTAAATGTAAGAAGCCACTTCTAATAGTAATAGCTTAACCATCATATATATATCATCTATATATCAACAGATTTTCCAGCTGCCATATAATATCTACTATCAGTTGTAGCTAATTTATCTCTAAAAACTAGATTTTGACCATCAGCTCCTTCTGCAACAATGCACCATCTTGGCCCTATACAAATCTCTGAATTTGTATTAGTTAATTTTATATTTCCTGAAATATTTGCATTACCTGTAACATCAACACCACTTCTAGTCCATTTTAAAGTATCAACTGCTGTTTCTCCTCGAGCATTTCCAGAAACTCTTAATTTACCACCACCATATCCATACAATGATGGACCATCCATATCATCTGCAAATGCTAAACCATGATATTGATCTCTAATTGTCAATGCTTTTCCTGATGGGATACCTATATTACCTGAAATATTTGCATCACCTGTAACATCAATACCACCTGCTTCGAATTTAGTTACTGCTTTACCATTTCTATAAATTGTAAATGGACGATCTCCATCTGCCCAAATACCTTTATTTGTAGGATCTCCTCCAAAAAATACATCGCCATCGGGTTGTTGAGCTTGAAACCAACTCCATTTGTTTCCATCTGGAATATTTTTAATATGTGGTGAAGTTGTACTTTCATAAGCATTTACATGTTTAGCTCCAAAGTTATTTGGAACCCAAACACTTCCATCAGGTTCAAATTTAGTTTGTGTGCCCCAATTCCAATCAGCTTTATCATCCTTACGTGGTGCAAGATAAAGAGTTTTGCGCCCATCATCAGGTGTATGTAAAATCCAAGAATTATCACCATCCATAATTATGTTATTAGATGCTTTAACATCACCTGTAACATCAATACCTGATCTAGTCCATTTTAAAGTATCAACTGGTGTTTCTCCTCGAGCATTTCCAGCAACACGTAATTTACCACCACCATATCCATATAATGCTGGTCCATCCATGTCATCTGCAAATGCTAAACCATGATATTGATCTCTAATTGTCAATGCTTTTCCTGATGGGATACCTACACCTCCATCAACTATTGTATCACCACGAATATAATTCTTTTGGTCATCTTTCCAATCAAAGTGAGTCCATCTACCATCACGTCTTTTAACATTAAGACCTGTCCAATCATCGTGTGGTTCTCCAGCAGCAACAATATTACCTTGAATATTTACATTCCCACTTCCACCCCATTCTTTTCCAACAATCAAACCTTTCTTGTTTAATACATACAATTCATCTTCACTTGTAACATGCATTCTACCTTTACCAGCTTCTGCATTGGCTTTAATAGTTAAACCATTATCATTATTATTAACACTAAACTTTCCAGCTGCTAATGTACCTGCAATATTTGTATTACCTGCAATATTAACAGATCCATCAGGTTCAAATTTGGTTTGTGTACCCCAATTCCAATCAGATTTATCATCCTTAAGTGGTGCAAGATAAAGAGTTTTACGTCCATCATCAGGTGTATGTAAAATCCAAGAATTATCACCATCCATAATTACGTTACCAGATGCATTAACCTCGCCATTAAATTTAGTATTACCATTAACTCTTAAACCACCTTTAGCATTAATATTAACACCACCTGTAAAATCATTATCGTAATTTACAGTAAGAGCTGATCCTCCGTCACGAACTAAAGCACGAGCAGAACCAACTGGGCCTCTTTCTGGTGCAGCATTACTACCAAGAACAAAGTCGACTGCACCTTCATAATTACCCATAGGACCCATAGGACCTACAGGACCTACAGGACCCACTAAACCTGGAATACCATCTATACCAGCTGGACCAGTTAAACCAATTGGTCCTTGTAGACCTTGTGGACCTTGTGGACCCACTAAACCTTGAATACCATCAAGACCAGCAGGACCAGTTAAACCAATTGGACCTTGTTGACCTTGTGGACCTTGTGAACCCATAGGACCCATAGGACCCAAAGGTCCGGTAGGACCAGCAGGAATTTCTCTCTTGATTTCAACTTTTAGAGTATTAGATACATTCTTTAAATATTTATCAACATCTTCTTTTTGTTCAGCTTTTATAGTATCAGATGCATTCTTTAAATATCTATTAACATCTTCTTTTTGATTAAATAAATATCTATCAACATCTTCCTTTTGTACATATTTTTTATCTATATTAGATGTTAAATCTAAATAATATCTATTAAAATCATCCTTGTATAAATATTTTTTGATATCTGTATCATACTCTTTTTTTTTAAGATAATTCTTAATATCTGTATCATATACTGTTTTTTTAAGAAAATCTTCAATAACAGTTTTAGCACTATCAGTTTTATCACTAACAGTTTTTTTACTTGACATTATATTTTATAATATTATAAAATATTTTTATTTTTATTAAAAATATTTTAATTTACATTAGACAAGTTATATATCTATATCTATATTTTTATCTATATCTATATTTGTATTTGTATCTATATCTATATCTTCTGTATCTATATCTGTATCTATATTTGTATCTTCTGTATCTGTATTAGAATAAAATTCATTTAAATTGTCTTTAATATTAAAGTTATTGGAATTATTATAGTTAGACTGTGATGCATCTTTAATATTAAATACAACTCCGTCTAATTTATTATAATAATAATCATTATTTATAAGGCATTTGTTTTCTTCTAATTCCAATTCTGAATGATCTAATTCGTTCATTTTTTTATTAAACATATCAATTTCATATTTTTTAGAAATACTTTTACTGGTACTACGTGTACTACGTGTACTACTAGTCGGAAAAGTATCATTTGATTTATGTAATTGTGTTGAAAATTGTATTTTACTTCCATAATCAGTTTCTATTAATGGAAATGTATTTTGATTATTTCTATTTAATAATGGTTCATTATACTCGTTTTTAAAAATTTTTCTATAATAATAATTATAATTTTTTACAATATATCCTTTACATTTAGTATATAAAGATTTTCTTTCATTTTCTTGCAAATACTGTGCTTCTAAATCAATTTGAGGAGATGGATTTATATATTTATAAACATGTGAAATACCAGTTATTAATTTACCACAAAATTTGACAAAATTGTATATATAATTAAAGAATGTTGTGTACTTATAAAGTACAAATAATACTGTAAATAAATACCATAATGTATTCATAATAGTATTAAATAAATATAAATCAAACATAATATAATAGTAGTATAATAGTAGTATAGAAAAAAAAACGAATTTAAAATTAAAATTTATTTTGTTTAATAAGAATAATTAACTTATATTAATGTTATGTCAAAAAAAGATAAAAATGAAAAAGAATATTTTAACGTTTCATTGAAAGAAAATAAAAAAGAAAAAATTACAATAGATGAAAGAAATTACTATAGCGATTCATCTTTAAGTGAAGAATATATATATTTAAAAGACGAATTATTATCTAGTTATAATAAAATAGCTTATGATACAAATAATACAAATACCTTTACTGACGCTGTCAATATACGGCAAGGTACCTTTACTGACGCTGTCAATATACGGCAAGGTACCTTTACTGACGCTGTCAATATACGGCAAGGTACCTTTACTGACGGTACTACTAAAAACTTTCAAAATCAATTAAAGACTCCTGGTTTATTAGGAAATAAAAAATATAAAAATATATATTGTGTAAATTGTGGAGAAAAGGGTCATGTTGTTAAAGATTGTTCTGGTCCTATTACTAGTTTTGGTATTATTGCTTTTAAAATAATAAACAATGAAAAAGAAGAGCTGTATGATAAAAATAGTAAATTACAAGATATAATTACAACTGAAAAAAACAACTTGTATATTCCTAAAAATATTTATCCAAAAACAAAATTTTTAATGATACAAAGAAAAGATACAATGGGATTTACAGATTTTGTAAGGGGAAAATATCCAGAAAATGAAAAAGAATGCTCTAAAACATTACCTATTTTTTTAAATGAAATGACGACAAAAGAAAAGAATAATTTATTAACAAAATCATTTGATGAAATATGGGGAGAATTATGGGTAAATCATGATTCAAAATGTTTTAAAAACGAATATGATTTAGCTTATAAAAAATTTAAAAAATTAAATATTAAAGAACTTATTACAAAATCATTATCTTCATTTGATTATGCTGAATTAGGTTTTCCTAAAGGTAGACGTAATATGAAAGAAACAAATATAGCATGTGCTGAAAGAGAATTTTTTGAAGAGACTGGTTATGATAAATCTTGTTATGATTTCATAAAAAATTATCCGACTATTCACGAAGAATTTCGTGGTACAAATGGTATAAAATACAGACATATTTACTATTTAGTTAAAATGAAGGAGGGTATACCACCACCTAGAATAGACTATAAAAATAAAATTCAAACAGGAGAAGTACAGAATATAGGATGGCTTACATATGATGAATGTATTTCTGTAATTAGACCATATGATGTAGCTAAAAAGCGTGTTATTAAAAAGGTATATCGTGATTTATTAGAGATGAAAAATAATTTTATCTGTTCTAATTTTTATTATACTAGCAAGAAACATTTTCATAAAACACCATTTTCACATATAAAGACAAATTTTTCTAAAAATTTCCATCCTAATTCTTTATAATTAATAAAAAAGTAATGGAAAAATCAATAATACGAAAATGTGAAATAAAATATAAATAAAATTAAAATTATACATATCTGGTAAACTTATTATTATATAGTACAATATAATATTTTGTAAAGATATTTCAAAAAATGCTAAAAAACACCCTATTATAAATATAAATAAAGAAATTGGTGTTATATATAAATTATAAATTTGTAATATTGAAACTGTTGCTATATAACTAGCTTTTACCATTTTATCTACATATAAATTAGAAAGTGCTTTTGTTATTATTAAAGGATGTGAATTTGATACATTTAAAGAATTTGATGTATCTGTAGATGTTTGATAAGCTAATCTTGGCGTAGTAGTATAAGTTGTAATTAATTTTTTCGAAACTAGATTTTGTATACAATAATCTATATGATTATCAATGTTTTTATCTAAAAAGGTAACTAATTTTTTAGCTCCTTTTTTAGAAAGAACATATGCATGAGCTCCAAGTGCAACTTTAGGTTTGGATATATATTTATTAATCTTTTCAAATGTAGGATAAGACATTTGTAAAATATCAAATATTATGGTAAAAAAATTTATTTTAGGAGTTCCTCCAAAAGATCCTAAATATAATATATCGTAATCACCAGGGGTATTTTTTAAAGCACGTTCAAAACGTTTAGTGAATTTTTTTTTTAAAACAACATCATCTTCAAATACAATACAATAATCTTTATTAGATTTAAGAAATGTTTTCCAAGTTTTTAAATGTGATAAAGCACACCCTATAGAACCACGTGGTCCATATTCAGAATAAAAATGTGAAATGTGATTTTTTATATATTTATTACCAACTATTTTTCCATTTATACCTTTTATCCAAATAGTTTCTATACCTTGCGATTTTAAATATTTTTGTTTTTCTATAGGTTCTTTTAAACTAATAATATAATTCATCTTGCTTTAATCAATCAAAATTTATATCAATAATGAACAAATTCCTTTCGTTTTAGTAAATTATTGCGTCAAAAAAAGACTTATTTTTTATTTTAAAATAATATTTATGTTTAGTAGATTATCGAATTCTACAATAATATGTGTAATATTAGGTTTAATGGTATTTTATTATTATAATAAATTTCAAGATTCAGAAATGGAATATCTATCTTTACATAAAAAATTTGATCAAGTCTATACGGAAAATCAAAAAATAAAAACCAGATTAAAGGACCTTCAATATTATAAAAATGATGTTTCGAAAACTTTTAAAATTTTAGATAAAGAATTAGAACAGATAAGTGACCATATTAATAAACAAAATCCTGTACTAGTAGAAAATGAATCTCTATATCAAAACCAAAATAGAGAAGAACTACAAATGGAAAATGTACAAACACATACCTTGCCGTATAGTACGGTAGAAAGTAATGTACAAGGAAATCCTCCAATTAGAGAACCACTTAGAAGAAATACAATAAATCCTATGAGAACCATACGTCGAACAGTTACAACACCTATTGGACCTATTTCTACAATTTATACTTTACCAATACAACAAGGTATGCTAGGACAATTAGGTGATCATTCTTTCCAAAGAGATTCTATAAATCCGATTGTTATAACACCAGATATATTAACTTCATTATTTAGTACTATGAATCCAACAAATACTTCTAACGATACCTTTACCAACGGTGTTGATACACAACAAGGTACCTTTACCAACGGTGTTGATATACGACAAGGTAACACAAATGAAAATGAAAATATAGAAAGTCAAAGTATATCAGCATCTAGAACAAATAGTGAGTTGAATAAAAAAAAGGAAGAAAACAATAAAGAAACCAACGAAGAAACAAAGGAAGAAAATAATAAAGAAAATGTAAGCGTACTATCTAACGATGTTTTTATTACAGATAATATTCAAAATTCATTAAATGAAGAAGGTAATTTATACGATGTTAATTATTTATCTTCTAATGAAAATTATGAGCAATATTTGTTATAATAATATATTTATTCGAAATATTTTTTTATTTAATAAAGATATATTATAAAAATGAAACATGCAATGGCTGACGGACGTCAATTTACATCATACGAACCATCGTGTTCTTTTCACGATTATATACGTAATAAATATGCACCAACTTTAAATAACAATGACTTTAGAACTTTTTTACAAAAAAATGCTGAAAAGTTACAAACTGATTTTGCGGATTGTTCAAAAACAGCAGATTGTAAATTTTGTCCAGTATGTAAATCAGCTTTAGATTACAAACCACCAAATAACATATAATTATATTGTTTATTATTTTTTTATTGATTATAAGTAAGAGATGACAAAATATTTATTATTAGTAGCAATAATATTATGTGTTTATTTTATAATAACTTCTTATTCAATTTATAAAGAAACATTATATATAGAATCAAACATTGATAATAATAAATATTTAATAAGAAGTGGCAATGGAAGATCATCTGAATATTTAAAAAGTTCTGCAAATATTCTTGCTGAAATAAATAAAAGAATTCTAAAGTTAATTATACATTTAGATACAAATTATGGTAATGACAGTGACAAGAGAATTTTTATAAAAAAATTTAAAGATAATTATACATCAGAAGTATTATCTGAAGCAGCAATAGATAAAAGATATACTACATATACAATAGATAAACAAGAAATGCATATTTGTTTAAGAACAAGGGACGAAAGTGAAAAATTATACGATATCAACTTGTTAATGTATGTTGTTTTACATGAATTGGCTCATTTTTGTAATTATGATGAAAATGGATATCCAATACAAGGACATGGGGCTGAATTTAAATTTATATTTAGATTTCTAATACTTGAATCTATTAAAATAGGTATATACAAATACGTGGATTATTATGGAAATCCAGAACCTTATTGTGGTATAATGTTAACATCATCTATATTATCCAAACAACAATACGAAACATTTTTTGATGAAAAAAAATGAAAAAAATAAATAATTAATCTATTATTAATGCAACATTTACTTGATAATAATAGTAGTATTTACAGTACCTTTACTGAAGGTAATAATAAACGTCAAAGTACATTTAGTGAAGGTGACGACAAACGACAAAGTACATTTAGTGAAGGTGACGACAAACGACAAAGTACATTTAGTGAAGGTGATGTCAAACGTCAAAGTACATTTATTGTAGATTACATAAAAGAAAAAGACATAAAAGATAAAGATATAAAAGATAAAGATATAAAAGATAAAGATATAAAAGATAAAGATATTGTAAAAAAATTAGTAAACAAACATGAAAAAAGAATTAATAATGAAAATCATAAAGATAAAGCTAATTTAATATGTGAAATTTGCAAGGATCATTCAAAGAAAAATTATATTATATTGTCATGTAATCACATTTTTCATATTTGTTGTTTAACACAATCTCATTATAAAACTTATATAGAAGATGATTTTTTTGAAAATTGTAAATGTACAATTTGCAATCAAAAATTAGAATTAGAACAAATAATGTATTTGCATAGTACTTTTATGACTAATACAAAAAATTTATTAGCAAATCATCAATATTCTATTGAAAATTTAGAAGGACAATTACAAGTATTAAAAATAGAATTAAGAACATTATATGATTATAGACATAAATTAGAAAAAGAAAGAGAAAAATCTAAAAGAATAATGTGTATATTAAATACTATGTTGTAATTTTTATGTTGTAATTTTTATGTTGTAATTTTTATATTGTAATTAATTAATTTTAATTAAAAAATTTTGATAAAAACCCTTTTTGTCGCGTTGATGTTTCTGATGTTAAAAAAATTTCTGTATTTAAAATAGTTATATAATGTTGAAAATTTTCTAATAATCTTGTTTGTGATAAAATAATTTTTTTCATTTCACTTTTCAAGTTGTGTTTTTTATTTTCATCAATATATGTATAAATAAATTTATTATCCGTACTAAATGATTCTGTTTTATTTAGTTCAGTCAATTCATATTGATATACTTTATAGTTATCATTATTTTTATTTGTTTCTAAAAAATAATCTTTTTTATATTGTACATATTCTTTATAATCCACTAATTCTTGTTTTATTAGTTTATCAAAATCTACATTAATAAATTTTTGTTTAAAATCAATATCCATATATATAAATAGATAAAAAAAAAGATATCTACAAACACATGTATTTGACGTATATAGAGCGTTTTTGGCGTATATAGAGCGTTTTTGGCGTATATAGAGCGTTTTTGGCGTATATAGAGCGTTTTTGGCGTTTTATCTATTTTAATATTTTAATATGATAAAATAGATAAAAAATAAATGTATTTATTAATAGATTATCGAGAAAAAGATTTTATCAAAAAGTTGGAAGATTTTACATTTATAGAAAATGATGTATTGAAAACGATTACAATAAATAATAATACGATACACTTTAAAATAACAAATTTAATAGTTGGAGATTTTATTATAAAAGGTTCATTAGAAGATGATAATTCTATATATGTTGCCATTGAAAGAAAAAATATACAAGATTTGCATAATAGTATTAAAGACAGTCGTTTTAGAGAACAAAAAAATAGATTATTAGAGTCAATCGGGGATCCTTTTAAAATATGTTATTTAATAGAAGGTAATACAATAAAGATGCCAAAAAATATTTTAAACGGAGCTTTATTAAATCTTGTTTTTAAACATAAATATAAATTAATACAAAGTGTAGACAAATTAGATTCATTTGATAAAATTATAACATTATATAAAAAATTTTCATCAAATGAATTTGAAACAAGTGAATGTGTAAAAAATGTTCAAATGGTTAAAAAAAGTGATAATGTTAAAAATAATAAATTTTTACACCAATTATGTCTTATTAATGGCGTGTCTGATAAAATAGGAATCATTATTATAGATTGGTTAGAAAAGGAACATGAAATAAATACTATAAAATTACTTATTGACTTGTATAATAGTATAGATGATATAACTAAAAAGGAATTGTTGTTTTCTGATATTAAATTGTCTTCTAAAAAAGTTGGAAAAGCATTATCTAAAAAAATATATGAATATTTTTGTATATAACATATTGTTTATTATTTGCCGATATAATTTTGATAATATAAATTATTTAAGAATTCTATTATTGTCTTTTAGGAATGTTTCTATTATTTTTGCATAATCTACTTTTTGTAGTTTCTTTTTATCCTTTAAATCTAATTTTTCTTTAATTTTATCCCATACTTTATCATCTGGATCTAAAAATTGTGTAATTTGTATTAAATCTTCTACCTTATAAGATGTTGCTGCTTTACCAGTCATTTCTTCTCTTGCATCTTTTTTATCATCTTTTATTTCGCGTTCATCTACTATTCTAAATACATCATCCTTGCTACCATATTTATGTTCCCACGTATCTATTTTAGGAATCTTACTTTTTCTATAAGTACCATAAATTTTAAATGTTTTTTGAATATTTTCATTATATTCTATATCAGCAAGTGTCATAAGATTTGTTGTATCTTTATTTACCTTTATAATTTTTTGTTCTTTTATTTTTTTATCATCTATAGATTTTTTATCAAATATTTTTTTAACAAAATCGTTTAATGTATATTTATTTTTCTCTATTGAAAAGTCTAATATTTTAGAATACAATGAACTATCGATATCTATATCAAAACTATTAAAAATATAATATGGACCTTTATTAATAATAAATCCACCTCTATTATATTTATCTACAAAATACATTTTTTCTCCAACAATACTATTTAAAGCCGTATAAATAGCTTCTAAATTAATAACTGGTTCAAAGGAATGTATTATTGAAATAATATCATCTAAACTCCAAATAAAATCTTTTTTAAATAATTCTGCAATTTTATTTATTATAAATTTAATATCGTAATGATCAAAAAATGAAACGTGTAAATTATAAGTTGACTTGTCATTATCAACTATTGTTTCGCTCGGTAAGACATCACATTTATATTCACATTCTGTATAGTCGCATTCTGCTGATCCATTAATTCCATTTTGAATAATATTTCTTGATTTATTCAAAAAACAATCAAAACTAGATATTTTTAAAAGACGTTCGACTACTTTATTACTTTTATCTTTTTCTTCGCATAAAATGTATTTTTCTTTATCTATTGAAAAGGTATCTTTATAAACAGACGCGTATTTGTATATTTCAACATTTCTTTCTTCTGGTTTTAATAAATGATGAGAATAGTTTCTAACAGCTCTTCCTATAATTTGATTAATACTACTCATATTCCACGATGGTTCTAATATATGTACTTGCCTTACTTCTTTTAATGTAATTCCTTCTGATATCATAGGTGATCCTATTATAATCTTTATTAATTTACCATCCTTATTTTCTGGACTATTAAAAATACGTTTATACCTTTCTCTTTCATTAATAGAAGTTTTTCCATCAAATACTATAAATGATTTATATTCTCTTTTACTTGGATATTCGTAATATTTATTTTCAAGTAATAAAAGTTTAATTAATGAAGTTCCTCCAAAATCAACATAATTCGAATAAATAAATATTTTACCTTCTTTGTCTTTTTTATTTATATTTTCCATCAATTTAAATAATTTTGAAGAATATTTATCGAGATCTTTTGTCAAAATAGTTGTTTTATATTTTGATTGTGTTAAAAATTTTTGAAATCCAGCTTTACCATAACTTTCTTCTGGATATACTATAGTAGAAGCATCACTACTATTTTTATATAACGAATTTGTTTTTGAAATAATTTCTTCTTCTTCGAATAAATATTCTTCTTGTTGAATATTAGATATAGAATTTGATAAATCAATTTGAGTAAATGTTTTATTATCATTATTTAATGCTTCATTATAAATAGAGTATTGATATTCAGACATTTCACAAAAAACAACAGTAAATGAACTATCATTATACAATGGATCACCCATCATTATAGTTCTAGGATTTGTTTGAACGTTTGTTTTTAAATACGATATTTTTCCAACAATAGATTTTTTGATTGCATTTAACCCAGCGTCAGTAATACGTATAATCCCACCTTTTAATCCATTTTTATAAAGATTTTTACTAGATTCTTTTATTAAAAATGAATTTCCTGAATTATCTTTTTCAAATAATTTTTTGCGAATTGGCAACTGCAATTCTATTTTTTTTACATTTAATAAATTTGATAATTCAAATATAGATGATGGATTATCTGTCATTGGGGTAGCTGTTAATAGAATTAAACGACAATTGTAAGAATTTGATAAAACCTGTATTAAAGCCTCGTATGCATCATTTCCAAAAATATTATGGGCTTCGTCTACAATAATAATTGTATTATTTAAAGATGAAATCTTGTCACGAGTTATTTTTCTTTTAACATTTCCTTTAGAATCCTTTTGTAATTTTTTAGTAGATTGTCCAAATTCATCTTTTTCATATATTTTAGATCCTAATACTCTATTAACAAAAGTACCATAAGTAGAAAATTGATAATTTTCAGAAATAAGACTTCTTGCTCTTTTCATAATATCTTTATTATTTTCTTCTGCAATATTTTTAGCTAATCTTGACCCTTCTACTTTTTTTAATTCTGTCTCGTCTATATATTCTTCATCTGTACATTTACTTAATAATTCATCTATAAAATTATTTTGAATATTTTTATTTTTAACTAGAACAAAAATTTTTTTACCCATATTACTGATATATTCTTTAAATCCTTCCGCTATTGTAATAGATGCGCACGTCTTTCCCACACCCAAACCATAATAAAGTAGTATATTTTCATACGGTGTTACTTTTGATATATAATTTCTAATTAATATTTGAGTTGGTTCCTGATACATAAAATTTCTCTTTTTATCTGAACTATTATTCAAAATTTCCTCTTTATATAATATATTACTAACATCTTCTTTATAATAAGTATTAGACATCTTACTATAAAGAGTAGAAAAAAAATAAGTAGAAAAAAAATAAACTAAAGATGCGATCATCTGCATTTATGACAATATTATTTTTATTGATGTTATACATTAAGTTTAGTCGGAATCGTCAGGCAATTCTAGTTCTCTACATTTTTGATTTTTATATTCAATATCTGCTTTACTATACTGTATTTTTTCTGTTTTTTGAAGATAATCAATAATTTCTTGACAATCACATATATCAGAAGCTTTTTTACATTCTTTTGTAAGCTTGAAAATATCTACATTATATTTTTCTACAAGTAATTTTACTATGTCAAAAAATCCAAACTTAGATGCATACATAAGTGCTGTGTAGCCTTTTTTATTAGAAACATTATGATTTCTTGGAGCCTGATATTTTAATATATTATAAATTAAAATTTTATTTTTAGATTTTAACGCTTTCATTAAAAGTGTGTCGCCATTGTCAAAAATATGGTCTATATTCCCATTAGTTTCAGGATACCTGTTTAGCAAAACTTTTTTAATTTTAGTTAATTCATTAATCAACATTTATTAATTTTTTGATGAGTTTATATTTCAATTTTTTAAGCGTCATAATAACTTTTTTTGATTAAACTTTTTTTGATTAAACTTTTTTTAAAAAAGTTTAAGTTTAATTTAAATTAGATGATCTAAAAGACGATTCTGGATAAGGTATTGATAATAAATCTTCTGAAATATTTAGTGTGTTTTTAATATTACCTCCACCTCCTATATTACTATTTACACTTATAATATCTTTATCTGTAATTTTTGAGTTATAAAATATGAAATTTGTTAAATAAAGAACTGCTGGCACAAATAATATATATAAAAAGTGACTTTTAGATTTCTGTTTTTTATCTTTTAAAATATCTCTTTTATAAATTCTTAAAAAAACATAAAATACACAAGTTATTATAGCGACAAATATATTAAAATTCATATTTATGTTACGAATATAATATATTTTAAATATATTCGCATAAAATAAAAATTTAAATAAAAATATACTATATACTAACAGTAGAAGTAAAAAGCATGAATGAGAATATTTCTATAAAAAAAAACTTGGAAGAAAAATTATATGACATACTAACAAAAGGTTTGTATAAATACATAAAACGTATTTATAAAAAAAAAAAAGAAGAATACGAAAATGATATTTTAGTATATAAAAATTTTCAAAAAAAATTATATAAAATAGCAAAATGGTCCAATGATACAATAACTACAGAATACTCTAATTTTCTATCTTGGTGTAAAAGACATTATGATATAGATGAACAAAAAATGGAGTTAATGTTGAAAAATATTATATTATTATCTACACAAATCATGATTAATAGATCTAAAATTTATACTGAAAATTTTTTATCAACATATGAATTTCCATTAATGAAAACAATGTATTATAAATGTTTAAAAAAAATAGCACGAATTTTTTATGAAAATCCAAAGTCTATTTATGACATCTCATTATATACATTAAAAGAAAATTTACAACCTCTTTTTTATAATATTATTCCTATTAAAAAAATTACTGATTATTTAGAAATCAAAAGAGATTCTGTTATAGTAGAAAAGAAAGTTATTGAATACAATTTTAATAAAGATGATACAGATGATACAGATGATACAGATGATACAGATGATAAAGACGATAAACACGGTATAATACAATACGATCATGATAATAAAAAAGATTTTTGTGAAAATTTAAAATACATTTGTTCTGAAGACTTTAACGAAAATATAGAAAATATAGAAAATACTAATAAAAATCAAAGTAATGAAAATAAAGATGAAGATGACAATGACAATGACAATATTAAACATATAAGGATACCTAAATTAAATAAAATGTATTTAAAAAAGAAAACTGATAATATAGATGAACATTTTTTTGATTAACTTAACTTGGACGAATACCTGGTCCACTAGACGTATTTAATCCTCTTTTTAAATTTGCATTAATACCCCTTGCTCTACCTATAATAGTTTGCTGTATAGTTTTATTGATTACTTTACTCTTATTTTCTTCATTTGCATTATTATTCTTTTCTTTTAAATCTTCGATTGTTTGTTTTAAATTTACTATTTCATTATCTTTTTCTAAAGTAATATTTTTAATATCTTTTATATATTCTGACATTTGATTTTTTAATATATCTAATTCTTTTTGTAAATTAATTTTTAACGTTTTTTCTAATCCTAATTCTTTTTCAATTTTAGAAAGTATTTCGATTTTTGTATTTAATTCTTTATCTTTTGTTTGATAATTATTATCCAATATTTGATAACTTTGACGCATTTCTAAATATTTATTAGAAAAAGTTTGTTTGTCATTTAAATAAGTTTGTACATTAGATTTCATTTGATCAAAATCATTTTTATTAGTATCTATTTCTTTTTCTAAAGAAAATATAATATCTTCTCTTTCTTTTATTTTTAAAGTTAATTCATTTATTATTTCGATTTCTTTTATATTACTATTTACATTATTATTATTTGTATGTTCTAATCTGGAAATATGAGACGATTTTTCTTGTAATTGTAATTGTAATGTAGATATAGTCTTTTTAAATAAATTTAATTTCATTTCTTGCTCCTTTTGTATACATTTATAACGTTCTATTTCACTTTCGATTTCTTCTATTCTTTTTTGCATCTTGTTATTAGTTAAACTTTTTGGAGTTGAGTTTATCTTTTGTAAAAATTCAACGTTTTCTTCAACGTTTTCTTTAACATTTTCTTTAACATTTTCTTCAATGATATCTTTAACCTTTTCTTCAATGATATCTTTAACCTTTTCTTCAACCTTTTCTTCAACCTTTTCTTTAACATTTTCTTCAAGCTTTTCTTCAAGCTTTTCTTCAACCTTTTCTTCAACCTTTTCTTCTATATTTTTAGACATTAATTTGGAAAAAAAATTAGCTGATTGATTTGCATCAGCAGTTATATTTGTTTCACTCATTTTATAATAACAAATAAAATAAATCTTGTATTATAACAAAATAAATAAATATAGGATTAATAATAAACTTGCAATTTTCAAGAACTACACATCATACATGCTTCTGGATTTTCTCTACTACAAGCTAATACAAGTTCTTCTTCTTCTTTTTTGAGTGCTTCTCCCTTTTTTTGTTTTTCTTTAATACGTTTTTCTAATTCTGGATCAATTGAAAATTTACCAGCACTTGCACTACTTTTACTTCTTAAATAATACATTCCACTTTTAAGGTTTGATTTCCATGCATAAAAATGCATAGATGTAAGACGTTTATAATTTGGATTTGCCATGAACAAATTCATACTTTGCATTTGATCTACAAAAACTCCACGATCACTGCATTGTTCAATTACACTTTTCATACTAATTTCCCATACTGTTTTATATAAAGCTTTTAGATCATCTGGAATTTCATCAATATTTTGTATACTACCATTATTAGCAATAATAGTATCTTTTAAATTTTTATTCCAAAGACCTAATTTTACAAGATCTTCTACAAGATATTTATTAACTACGATATATTCTCCAGAAAGAACTCTTCTTTTAAAAATACAAGAATCTACAGGTTCAAAGCATTCTGAATTACCCATGATTTGAGCAGTACTAGCAGTAGGCATTAATGCTAACAACATACTATTTCTTGTACCATGTTGAACAAGTTCCTCTTTTAATGATTTCCAATCCCAACGACCTGATAAATAATTGTCTAAATCAATACCATCAAATTCAGCAGCTAAATCAAATTGTAATTTACCTTCACTAAAAGGACTTCCTTTAAAAGAAGAATAAGCACCATCCTTTTTAGCTAATTCAATCGATCCTTTAAGACAACCATAGTAAATTGTTTCAAATATTTCTTTGTTCAACTTTTTAGCTTCTTCTGATTCAAATGGTAAACGCATTTTTACATAAACATCAACTAAACCTTGAACACCAACACCTATAGGACGATGGTTCATATTACTAGTTTTTGTTTCAGTAACAGGATAATAATTATTATCAATAACTTTATTCATTGGTTGAATAATATATTCTGAAACTTGTTTTAAATATTCAAAATCAAAATATGGTTTACCAGCTTCATCGTATTTTACAAATTTAGGCAATGCAATTGAACACAAATTACAAACAGCATATTCCTTATTGTCTGAATACAAACTTATTTCTATGCAAAGATTCGAAGATTTTATAGTACCCAAGTTTTTTTGATTGCATTTTTTATTAACAGCATCCTTATATCCAATATAAGGAGTTCCAGTTTCAATTTGAGAATCTAAAATACGTGTCCAAACTTCTTGAGCTTTAACAACACGTTTGTAACGTTTTTGTTCAACATAACTCCAATAAAGTTTTTCAAAATCATCTCCGTATATATCTGATAATCCTGGACATTCATCTGGACACATAAGGTACCAGTCACCATCCTTTTCTACTTGTTTCATAAACAAGTCAGATATCCACATTGCATAAAAAAGATCTCTTGCACGAACATCTTCATGTCCTTGATTTTTCTTTAAATCTAAAAATTCTAAAATATCAGAATGATGTGGTTCAAGATAAATTGCAAAACTTCCCTTACGCTTACCACCCTGATTAATATATTTAGCAACTTCATTATAGACTTTAACCATTGGTATTAGACCATCACTTGGTCCATTTGTACCACGAATCAAACTTCCCTTTGCACGGATATTTGAAACATGTAAACCTATACCACCAGCTAATTTTGAAATTTTAGCACAATCTGTAATTGTTTTAAAAATACCCTCTAAAGAATCTTCAGTACCTAATAAAAAACAACTACTGTACTGATTTAATACTGTACCACCATTAAACATAGTAGGACTAGCATGTGTATAATAATGTTGTGATATAAGATTATATGTTTTAATAGCTGATTCAATATCATCTTTATGAATTCCTATAGCAACTCTCATGTAAAGATGTTGTGGTCTTTCTATAACTTGCATTTTACCAGTTTTTTTGTCTTTTATTTTTTGAAGATAACTTTTTTCAAGTGTTTTATAACCAAAATAATCAAAAAGATAATCTCTATTATAATCAATTGCAAAATTTATAGTATTTTTATGTTTTCTAACAATTTCAATAATATCATCTGCCAAAATTGGTGCATGTTTATTTAAACTATCTGTATTATTATATAATCTCTCCATTACTTCACTAAAACATTCAATTGTACTTTTATGAGTATTACTAATAACAATTCTAGAAGCTAATTTTTGATATTCTGGATTTTCAGTCATAGCTATTGCAATTCTCGCAGCTTCTTCATCCAATTCACATGAAGTAACGCCATCATAAATACTTGACACGACACGTTGAGCAATAACATCTGGATCAATACTTGTCAAAACTCCTAAAGTTCGGTCATTACATAACTTTTTCAAACGATAAATAATTTTATCAAAAGATAATTGTTCTAAATTTCCATCCCTTTTTTGAATCTTCATTATATATATTTCCTAAAGAAATTAAATTTAGTTTTTTTTATACAGGCTAAAAAGATTTAAAGTTATAAAAATATATTTAAATTAATGACAACTACGATATCTGATATTAGTAAAGATGAAATAATAGAAGAAACTATTGAAGTAGAAGATGATAAATGTAAACATATTTTACAAAAACTTGATTTAATCAATTTTAATAATGGTTGGAATGATAATAATGAAAAAATTATTATTTCTATAGGCGAAAACTGTGCATCTTATAAATGGATGCATGACAAATGCGCTATTTATTATAAAATCATTAATAATATAATAAATATTTTATCGATTCTGTTCACAAGTTTCTTAACAGCAGAAACATTTGTAATAGAAAATAATAATGATTTAAGCTTGACAGTCATTAGAAGAGTTATAACATATTCTCTTTCTGTTATTTCTCTTTTACAAAATTTTTTAAATTCTGAAATGTTGTCTATAAAACATATAAACGCATCAAATGAATTTAGTAAATTATATCATGATATTCAACAACAAATGTGTCGTTTTAGAAGAGAAAGAAAAAATGCTACAAAATATGTATCGTATTGTTTAAAATGTTATGATTCTCTTGTAATGAATAATCCAGATATAAATAATTTTGTATTGTATAAATTCAAGAAAATATTTACAAATTTTAATATACCAAGTGTAGAAGACCGTTTTAATAGAATAGAAATCATTACAGAACAAAGCTTTAATAACGAAAATAATAATAATACAAATAATGTAAACAATGTAAATAATACAAATAATGCAAATAATAATACATATATGACAACTTTAAATGATAATATGATAAAAAATGTAACAAATAATTTATCAGATATTCATCAAATGTATAAAATAAATGGTGATATTAGCGATAATGATTTAGAGAAAATAGATTCTCTTGAATTAAAACGTTTAAACGAACATAAAATACGTTATGAATATAATAGATTTTTACAACATTCGGATGAAAATGATTAACGTATATTAATCTGTTGAAATATTATTATTAAAGTTTTTTTTACCAAAACGTTTCATTTTTTTAGCAATTGAACTATACATATCTTTTTTAAATGTTTTAATAATTTCTGATATTAAAGAATTATATTCTGTAGAGTTCCATTGTTTTTTAGTACAAATACCAATTTGTATTTTTTGTAATACTTGATATAAAGATTCTTTATCGAGATTCTTTAATACTCTATTGTTAATTTCTCTATTAATATTATTAAAATGATCTGAATTTTCTAGAAAGATTATCTTATTACTATTACATTCTACAATTTTTATAGAATAAATAATTTTTACAACCTTTTCAGATGAATTATAAACATATCCTTTTTTAATAGCTTTTGTTCTCTTAATTAACTTGAAAGATTGACTATCATCATCTATTTCGTATATAATTTCTTTAAATTGTTTTTTTTCTTGATCAGAAATATTTTGTTTTCTAGTTTTAATATCCTCTTCTATATATTCTTTTATCCATGATCTTATAGATGTCATGTGTTCATCTTGACCATAAAAAATATTTAGGACTTCGTCTTTTTCATTATCTTTTTTTAAAACAATAAACATCTTCTACTTTTTATTATTTGCAAATATATTTTTTTTTTATATATTTAAATTAATATAATGTTTTTAATACATTTTATGTGTATTTTTAATTTTTAATGTTTATTATAATTTTTTTCCTTTTACAATCTTTTTTCTTTTTACTCTTTTTCCTTTTATGTTTATTCTTTTTACTCTTTTTACATTTGCTCTTTTTATGTTTATTCTTTTTACTCTTTTTATGTTTACTTTTTTTATGTTTGCTCTTTTTATGTTTGCTCTTTTTATGTTTGCTCTTTTTATGTTTGCTCTTTTTATGTTTGCTTATTTTATGTTTACTTTTTTTAACTTTTATCAAATTATGTTTTTCTAGATTCAAATTAAAATCACATTCTTTATTATTATTAAAATTAATATTGTATAATTTATTAGGTTTATTTATACCAGTTTGACAAGGTATACGACAAGGTACCTTTGTATCTTTACAACAATTATCATTTTCTTTTTCATATAAACACAAATCATCATACGATTGTTGATAATAATATTGTGGCTGGTGGTGGCATTGTGATTGTGGGTGGTGGCATTGTGATTGGCGGTGTTGGTGGTATTGTGATTGGTGGTGTTGGTGGCATTGTGGTTGGTGGCATTGTGATTGGTGGTGGTGGTGACATTGTGGGTGGCATTTTTTACACATACACCTCTTTAATTTGGGTATAAAAAAACACATGGTTTACATTTTGCTTTATTTATAACACAAATCTTTGGTTTTCCAACATTAACATTTACTAATGGAGTTAGTTGTAAATCTATCTCTACAAAAGATGGTTCACAAGTATCTACTTCTGGTTCTGGTGGACATGGAGGAATAGTTCCTACACAAGGAGGTGGAGGAGGAGGTGGTGGTGGAGGAGGAGGAGGTGGGGGAGGAGGAGTTGGTGGAGTTGGCGGTGGTATTTCTGGTGGTTGTGGTATATTTCCATTTCCGTTATTTTGTTGATTATTTTGATTATTTTGTTGATCCATGTTTATTTATTGTTGTTATACTCTATATAAAGAAATTTGTTTTTTTTAATTATTTTATAAATTGTAAAAAAAATATAGAACGCGTTTATTTTGTATATTTGTATATTTGTATATTTTAGATAAAATGAAAAAAATGAAAAAAAATGAATAATTATGTTTAAAGACAATAAACATAATCTTGTATAATATAAATGTCAAATTTAGTTTATATCCATATTGGAAAAAATGTACCTGATTATTTATATGATAGTATATATCAGTCTATTTTATTACATGAATATAAAGTAAAAATATATATTGTATTGGACGATTCTGAAATATCAACTTTTAATGATAAAGTATCTAAATTTAACTATGAGCTGTATTGTAAAAATGATTTTTATTATAAAACATGTATTCAAGTTGTTCCATTATCTATTTTAGATATACTACTTTCTAAAAATTTACATTTTGAAGAATATAAGCAAACTGTTAGTGATAAATTTTCTGATTTAGCTCAATTTCGAAATGGTTTTTGGATTTCTACAACTGCAAGATTTTATTACATTGGAATTTTAATGAGTCTTTTTTCTTTGGAAAAAGTATTTCATATAGAAAATGATGTAATGTTATATGAAACAATAGATTATTTATATAATTACGTTAAAGATTTTTATCATATAGATAAAATTGATAAAATATGTATGGTAGAAGATTCAACCGATAGAGTCATTCCATCTATTTTATTTTTTCCTAATACTAATTGTATAAATGAATTAATACAATATATAACAGCCACTATCAAGTCATCTACTAAATTTATAAATGACATGAATATTTTAGGAACTTTTCCAAAAAAATATCTTTTATCTATATTTCCAGAACATGTTGAATCAATTGTTTTCGATGGTGCTGCTATGGGTCAATATTTAGGAGGAGTAGATTATAGAAATCTACCAAATGGAGAAACTTCAGAGTTAATAAAATTAAATAATCCAACCAGAGGTTTTATAAATGAAACAGCTGATATAAATTGTAAAGAATATAAATTTTTAAAAACTCGTATATTAGTAGATTCCTTAAATGTTTCTATTAAAGTTCCTATGTTGGCAAAAATAAACATTTTACATCAAATTGCAAATTTACATATACATAGTAAACAACTATATCAATTTTCAAGTTTTTTTGATATAAATTATGATGATATTATTACTGGAGATCGTATTTTAAGCTTATGTGATTTTGTTTTAACTACACCGGATATATATAATTTTCATAAAAACGTAGATAAATTTTCAAAGGATATTATTATAGTAAACGATTTTGATAATGTAAAAATGAATTTATTGAATACTTATTTTGCGGAACATTGTAAAAAAAATAATACAAATATTGTAAAATTGTTTTTATATACACATATTCTTACACCATTTATTAATTCTATTTTTCCATTTTTAAATAGACAATTTAAGTATATACTTTACATTCATAATTCAGATCATTCTTTTACAAATGATTATAAAAAATTAGTAGATTCTGATTTAATTGAAAAAATTTATACACAAAATATAGATACAGACTTAGATACAGACTTGGATACAGATAAAATAACATTATTACCTATTGGTATGGCAAATTCCATGTGGAAACATGGTAATCTATTAGAATTATATAGTACAATGTCACAGATTTATAAAATAAATAAAGTCGATAGTATTTATGTAAATATAAATCCAAATACTTATCCTTATAGAAAAAATATTTTAGATAAAATAATAGAAAAGGGTAGTTTAAAATTAAATACACCAAAACCTTATAAGGAATATTTAATGGAATTATCAAAATACAGATTTTGTTTATGTATACGTGGAAATGGAATAGATACACATAGATTTTGGGAAAGTTTATATTTAGGAGTAATCCCTGTTATTATAAATAATAAAACAACAAAATGTAGTAATTTTATAAGATACTTGCATAAATTAAACATTCCATTTTACGAAATAAAAATTGATAATTTAGATACAGTATTTACAAAATATACAAGTGAATATTTTAACGAATCATTATATAAAAATATTATAAAAAGGACTGGTGAAAGTATTTTTAATATAGATTCTCTAAAACTTGAATATTATAAATACAAAAGAGAATCTATCTAAATCGTATAATATTAAATTATATCAACGTTTAAAAGTTAAACAAAGTTAAACAAAGTTAAACAAAGTTACACAAAGTTAAAATTAAACAAAGTTAAACAAAGTTAAAATTAAACAAAGTTAAAGTAAAAAATAATAATATACTTAAGATTATATTATTATTAAACGATAATCCGTATGATCGTTAGAAAGTAATAATAAAATTATTATTAAAAGTTAATAGTTAGATTATTTGCAATCTAAAATGGAATCTGGATTTGGTCAAAATTTAGAAGGATTTCTTATTAAAGGAAATATATCTTTGGCTCCATCAGCAAATCCTATATTACAAGGAGATGGTTCTATAGAAGGTTCAGGTACATTATATATTGATACAATTAACGAATACAATTCAACAAACGGGGTTACAATACAAGATGTTTCTTTTAATAATGGTAAAGTACTAGTACCATATAATTTACAGAGTGACAATATTACTTCCGCAAGTGTAGTAATAAACGGTGGGGTTTCTATAGGGCATACACAAAATGCAAAAAATACAACATCAGGTGGTGGATTAACGATTGCTGGTGGTGTAGGTATTGGTAAAGATTTACATGTAGGTGGAATTGTAAATGTTAATGGGAACAAGATTAAAAACGTCGCAACTCCTCAAAATGGCACTGATGGTGTAAATAAGGATTACGTAGACTCTGTTGCTGACAGAGTTAGTGGGGATTTCTTAACTGGGCAAGTTATTATAGGAGCATCCGACGGGGATGCTATTAGAGGTTACTCTTTTCTTACAACAGATACAAATACTTTAAATCTTTCAATACCTTTTATACTATCCAATCCTTCACCAACTGCTTTTGTATGTTATGGAGGTATTTCTATTGACAAAAATGTATTTATAGGGGATGGTTTAGATGTTAATAATAAACGTATAAGTAATGTAGCTGTTCCTATTTTAGGAACTGATGCTGTAAATAAAGATTATATACAAGATTTATTTGATAATTTTACTACTGGTAATGTAGTTGGTAATTTTACTTCAGGACAAGTAATTATTGCTGATACATCCGGGAATTCTATAAAGGGTTTTAACAATTTGACTTTTAATAGTTTAGATGGTACAAATGGTACTTTATTATTAGACACATATACAAATTTAGCTATTAATAATACTATAAATGCATCTGGGTTGGGTACAGGTGGTTCTTTAAATCTTTTAGGTGGAGCAAGTTTTGGAAAAGATGTTTATATAGGAGGTGTATTAGATGTTAATTTACAAAATATTAAAAGTGTAGCTGATCCTATCGATGATTATGATGCAGTTAATAAAAAATATGTAGATACTTTATTTGAAGATTGTTGTAGTGGTGGTGGTGGTGGTGGTGGCAGTATTTCTACAAATATTTTTAATTTGACAAATAATATTTTAGTTCCTCAGGATATACCAATTTTTTACTATCCTGATTCGATTCTTGCTTTTACTTCAAGTGTATATGTACAATATAACAATGAAATTGCTGCATTATATACTATTCGTGGTTTACATTGTGGAGACAAATGGGTTATTACTAGTAGTTATATAGGTACTCCAGTAGGTATAAAATTTTTTATAAGAAATAATTCTGGTCAAGGATTATTACAATATACAAATACAAATACGACTGGTTTTGCATCTATTCGTTTTTCAACTAGTTCAAATATAGATAATTCAGCAAGTGGTAATCAGTTAAATATCAATATATCTAATAACATTACTACTTTTACAAATATACCAGTTTTGTCATATGCGAATAGTATAATAGATTCGTTTAAATTAATTTTATTTGTATCAAGTGAAATAGATGATCAATGTGGTATGTTTTTTATAAATTCTGTTTATACAGATAACAATTGGAATTTTAATATTTATAATATTGGTAATATTAGTGGTATTGATTTTAATATAAGTAATAATGGTATAATACAATATAAAAATAGTAATACCTCAAATGATTATATAATAAGAGTAGTACAACATACATTTTTAACATCACAGACTAGAATTACATTAGATGCAAATACTTTACTTGTTACAAATATCAATAGTATAGATTTATCCTTTGAGAATGTTACTAATTTTCAATTATCATTAATAGCAAATGATGCATCTTCAAATAAATCTGCACTTTATGAAATATCTGGAATTTTATCAGGTACTATTTGGAAATTAAATGCTAGATATATTGGAGATGATCTAGGTATTAAATTTTATATTAACACGATAAGTGGTAGTACTGGAGTGTTACAGTATACAAATAAGAATTCTAGTAATGTAACCATTAGATTTATTAAAAACATTCAAAATTTATTTGAACCTTTAAGTGTAACTTTAGGTGGAACTGGAAATTCAAGATTTTCACCATATGCTGTATTAAGAGGAAATGGTACTAATCCAATCATTGGCACTGACGACTTTATTTATCAGGATTATAAATTAACATTAGGAAATAGTTCATCTATCTTATTAAATAATACTACAACAGCTACCAGTTTAACAGATGGTGGAACTTTAACTTCAAATGGGGGTGCTTCTTTTAGAAAGGATGTTTTTATTGGTGGAGAATTAGATGTTAATTTAAAAAACATAAGAAACGTAGCAGATCCTTATTTAGATTATGATGCAGTAAACAAATTATATGTTGATAAAGCAATTAATAATTTGGATTTAAATAATAACAATAATCAAATTGAACAGACATTTACGTTAAATAACAATGTATCTGTTCCAACCGATATACCCAATTTTTATTTTCCAGATTCAATTAAAGCGTTTGTTTCAAATATATATGTAGAGTCTGAAAATATTTCTTCTTTATATACAATTCGTGGTATTAATTGTAATCTAAAATGGATTTTAAATTCTTCTTTAATGGGTTCAAAATGTGGTGTAGAATTTTTTATAAGAAAAGATAATAATATAGGATATATACAATATATAAATAAAAATGCTACTGGAGTTACTTCTATAAAATACACAACAAGTACTAGATTATACACTGATCAAAATACTGAAAATCAAATATATTATACATTATCTTCAAATATAAATATAGCTACTGATATTCCTATTTTAACATTTCAAAATACACTTTTACATTCTGTTAAATTATTTATTTACGTTGCAAGTGAAACTGATAATCGTTATGGATTGGTTTTAGCAAATTGTGTATTAAAAAATAATATATGGGATATAAATACTTATAATATAGGTGATATTGATGGTATTAAATTTAACATTAGGTCAAATGTTTCAAGTAGTATAATACAATATACAAATTATTATAGTAGTAATGATTATACAATTCGTGTTACAAATATTGATATATTAAATGAACAAGTACCACTAGTTTTATTAGCAAATACAATATCACCAACACACATAAATACACCTCTATTAAATATTTCAGTTAATTCATATTATTTTCAGATATCTATTTTTGTAAACTTACCAGATATTTCAAAATCAGCTTTATATGAATTACAAGGAGTTGTTTCTAATAATGAATGGAATATTAATTCAAGATACATAGGTGATTATACTGGTATAAGATTTTATATTACAACTATTGATTCTATTGGTTATATTACATTTACCAATATTAATAATGTAAATGCGTATATTCGTTTTGTAAAAGATGCACCTTTATCTTCACTAAAACCATTAGATGTTAGTAAAGGTGGTACTGGAAGTACTTATTTACATCCTTATACAATTTTAAGAGGAAATGGTTTTGATCCAATAATTGGAACTACAGATTTAATTTATCAAGATAGTAGTTTAATTGTAGGTAATAATTCTAGTATAGTAATAACTAATTCACGTTCTTCTACAAATTTAACAACTGGTTCTACATTTGTTGCATATGGTGGTGTTAGTATTAATAAAGAATTATTTATTGGAAAACAACTTGTTGTTAAAGACGTTGATGTAACTCCTAATAAAGAAGATATTGGAGCAGAACGTTTTTTTAATCCACAAAATAATATATCATCACCTGTTGATATTATTGGATTTTCATTTACAGAATCTATTACAAAATCATTTTCTGCTATAGCATCTGTGAATATAGTTACAGCATTAGATGAATACGATGCTTTATATGAAATTAAAGGATTACGTAAACGTAATGGATGGATTATAGATTATACTTATATTGGAGATGATGTTGGAGTTAATTTCTATATTAAAAATAATGGTCAAATACAATATACAAGTATAAATAATACCGAATGGGTATCTTCAACTATGAAATTTAGGGCATTAACAACATCTAAATAATACTTTTTTAAGAAAAAAGTATGCAAAAAAAAATAAGCTTTTAAGAAAAAAGTATGCAAAAAAAATAAGCTTTTTTAAGTATGCAAAAAAAAAATAAGCTTAGTATGCAAAAAAAAATTGGTTTAAAAATATATTATATTAATTATAAAGAATAAAATGTCTAATAGTGATTATTATAATATACTAGGTGTATTAAAAAATGCATCGGATGATGAAATAAAAAGAGCATATAAAAAATTAGCTTTAAAAAAACATCCTGATAAAAATGGTGGTGACGATACTGAATTTAAAAAAATTAATATAGCATATGAAACTTTATCAGATAAAAATAAGAGACATGCTTATGACAATGGTACAAGTCATTTTGATAATATGAATCAAGAAAATCCATTCAATCATCCATTCTTTAATTTCCATCGAAATCAAAATCAACAAAATACACTTAGAAAAATGAACGATCATTTTTATACTTGCAAGATTTCTTTAAAGGATGTGTTTTTTGGTACAACTAAAAAATTACGTGTTAATAGAACTCGTATTTGTAAATCATGCATTAAAAGTTGTGATGTATGCAATGGAAGTGGAAAAATAACACAACAAATCCAAATGGGACCATTTTCACAAATTATAAATAGATCATGTGACACGTGTAATGGAACTGGAAAAAATAAAAACAATGGAAATATTCATTGTACTAAATGTGAATCAAGTGGTAGTATAAATGAAGAAAATATTTTCGAGATTATTTTAGATCAAGGTGTAGAAACAGGCAAACAAATAGTTTTTGAAGAATGGGGAGAACAGGCATCAAAAGAAAATGAAATATCAGGTTCTTTTATTGTAGTGATTAAAGTAGAAGAAGATCCTATTTTTAAAAGGAATAATTTACATTTACGTTATACAATTGATATAACATTAAAGGAATCTATTATAGGAAAAAATATATCTATACCACATTTTTCGGATGATTTTAACATTGACACTCGAGGATTTGGTATAATAAATCCGGAAAAAGAGTATATTATTTATAATAAAGGTTTACGTGATATAAATAATAAAAATGGAGATTTATACTTGATATTTAAAATAATATATCCAGAAAAAACATTAACAGACGAAGAAATAAAAATTTTAAATGAAATTTTACCTAATTAATAATTTTTAATAATTTTTAATAATTTTTTTTTTAATTTTTAATAATTTTTTTTAAAAAAGTATAGTATATGGAAACATACGTTATCGTAATATTTATAATATTAGTTATTTTAACTTTTGTATTATCAAAAAACAATAGACGATTCATTATTTATAGTATTACTGGATTAAAACGATATTTTGATAACAAAATAAATATTAATTATCATCAGCAAGATAAACATATACAAAATCTTAATACGAATTTAAATATTCTTCGTGATCAAAGTATAACAAAAGATTTTCTAGAATCATATACATTAAAAGATGATCTCGGAATATATGCATTAAAAGATGATCTCGGAATATATGCATTAAAAGATGATCTCGGAATATATGCATTAAAAGATGATCTCGAACCATATGTTGTTAAAGATGATCTTAAAAATGAACTTCAAACATATGTTAAAAAAGAGGATTTGGAAATGTATGTTTCTAAAAAGGATTTTCTTAATGCTGCATTAAATAAATCTCCAAGAAATGAAATTTCTAAACCATTTATTAAAGAAGGAGGTTTAGAAATTGAAAAATATAGAATATTATCTAAAATAATTGATGCAATTACAAGAGACACAGGTATCTCTACAGGTATCTCTACAGACAATAAAGGTATCTCTGTAGACAATAAAGATATCTCTGTAGACAATAAAGGTATCTCTACAGTCAATAAAGGTATCTCTACAGACTTGGTAGATATACGTCAAGGTATAAAAACAAATGACCAAATAGATGAAATAATAAAAGATAAATTAAATGAAAATAGTTTAACAAGTGATAAATTATATGATAGTTATCAACCTAATTGGATGTAAATAATTAAAAGTTTTTTAAATTGTAGAAATATCTGTTTCATTAATTTTATTTAAAACCATTGAAAATTTATCAATTAAATTATTTAAATATCCAATAGTATACTCGTTATCATACATATCTTCATTTGTCATATATGTTTTTATAAAAATTTCCAACATGTCATTCTTTACATTTGATATTTGTAATAATTCATTTATAATAATTCCTAATGAATAAATGTCATTATAAAATGTTAAATTACATTCTCCTCTTGTAATAACAGCATAATCAGCGGGTTTGTATTTTAATGTACCAAATGTTGTACATTTATTATTATTATCACATAAACAGCTTTCACCATAATCTATATATGATAAATCTACAATACCATCTTTATTATATTGAACAAGTATATTACCAGGTTTAACATCATTATGTACTATATTTAAAAGATGTATTATTTTTAATTTATTTAATAATATAAATAAATAATTAGCGATTTGTTTACTTGTAAAAGTATGAGTTTTCATATATGATTGTAAAGATTCTGTTTCATTTTTAAATTGAGTTACTATATAAATATCTTTATCGTCTCTAAATACTTCTATAAAACAAAGATCTATTAAATTTGTATCTTTGCAATTATTTTCTTGTACCTTTTTAAGTGCTAAAATTTCATTTATTAATCTCTCATATGTTTCTTTTTTATCTCCTTTTAAATAAGAAATTCTTTTTACAATATACATTTTTTCAGTCAAGTCATCTCTTTTATAATAAAAATTAACAACACCAAATGCTCCAGATGCTAATTCTCTATCGATCTTTATATAATTATCATTTATATTACCTATAGGTGCTAAACTTTTTAATGTTTCAAATAATTTATCAACTTTTTCTAGTTCAATATCTGCTGAAGTTCTTTTTTCTTTTTTAAATTTACTTAAATCAAACATATCAGTTCTTGGTGTACTCTCTTTATCGGTTTGATTAAGATTCAACTTTAATTTTACAGGGGCACGTTTTAATTTAGGTAATAAATCAGATGATAATTTAGGTGATAATTTAGGTGATACAAGTGTACGTTCTAATTTAGGAGATAATTTAGGTAATGACGAAACACGTTCTAATTTAGAAATTCTACGTTCTATTTCAGATAAATCTACAATTGATTCAGATTTTTCGCCATCAAATCTAGATAAATCTAATTTTAAATTACCTCTTTTCATAATATAATTATAATAAATAAAATAATTATATCAAAATTTAGTATTAAAAAATTTTTGTACGATCTTTACCAATGACAATTGTAAATTTTTTATGAAAAACTGGATTACCATTTTTATTATATAAAATAGGATAATTTTCTAATATATTATTTTCAGATGCTTCCCTTATACCAACTCTATATTTTGGAATTTCTTTATACTGTAAACAATCAAAAGCATTGGTAAAATGTTCCTTTTTTACAATAGAGCAAAATTCTCTTGACATTTTTAATTTTAAATTATAAAAATATTCATTAAAACGATATATATGTGATTCATGTGTCTGATTATATTTAATATTTTCATCTTCTACTTTTGAAATAATTAAATGAATAGTATATACTTCCCCTTCTTCAAACATAAAACAAATATTATCACGAATACTTGTAGGTATAGTATTTCCACGAACTTCAGATGTTGTTTTTACTATAGCATTTTTATCATCCATATCAAAAGAGTCTATTTTACGATTTAAAATTATATATTTTGATTCATCTGTTTTCAATTGATTATTTAAATGTTGATAACTTATTGTATTTTCTAAAGGAAAACAATTATTTTCTATACATTTACTTTCAATATGTATACGTATTTCATCATTGGATTCATCAACTTTTATCATATCTACAATATCATCCTTTAATTCATTTAATAATGTAATGTAATTTATATTAGATTTTAACTCTTCGTCATTATCATATTTCCCATTTATATTATCATTTTTATTTAATTTTATAATTGTTTCTCCTAAAATAACAATACATCCAGAAATAGTTACTCCTAATTCTATTTTAATAACATCACCTTCTTTAATTATATTATATTTATCATTTCCTTTTTCATATCTATAATTCCCAGCACAATCATTTAAAGAAATACTTGTTGGAAATGCTATTCCTTTATTCTTTTCTTTTTTATAAATTTTATTACATTCTTCAACTATTCTATTATCACTATATTTTGCTAATTCATAAACATCTAAATTATCTTCTTCGTATATTTTAGAAAATAATTCTTCCATAATTATACGACACACATTAGAACTATCAATGTATTTTGTAATATCTTTTTCAGAAACTGTAAGCATATATATGGTATTAAATATAAAATTATTATTAATTTAACGTTAATTGTAATCATAATAAACATTCTTTAATTCTAAATTAAATCCACTCTTGGATGATCCATCATTGTTAGTAAGACACCATACATTTCTAAATTCTAATGTTATATTGTCAAAAATATATTCTAATTTAGGTAATGTAAAATAACTTACACTATTATCACTACTTTCACATTGTATATGATATTTGTTTTTACGATTAGGTAAATAAGATCGTATAGTAAAATGCGTTTCTGTTTCTGAAAAAAAACTATAAATTTCTTTATTAAACATTTCACTATGCGTATTTTTTAATCTTTGTAACAAGATAGTATTTATACCTCTTAAAAAATGTAATAAATTTATATTATGATCTTTAGAAAACTGAAATACCAAAAATTTAGGATTTTTAAATACAACTTTTGCTTTATATAGTTTTATTGCTATATTAGGTGTAAAATAATAATTAACACCTCCTTCCTTTTGATGTCGTTTTGTAACTTTTAAAATATCTTCTTTAATCATATCTCTTAATTTATCTAATGTTAAAATTATTGACATTACATTAATTGTTATAATAATTTTTACGTTCTACCACGCAGCTTTATTTTTCGAGCATTTCTCGTGTATCTTTTCTACAAATAGGACAAGTTACCTTTTCATTACATAACCAATTTTGAATGCAGCTTTCATGATAATAATGATTACATTTTAATAATACAACTTTTTTATCATTAGTATAGTCTTCCATGCATATACTACAGTTTGTTGTATTTTCTATTTGTAATAAATCTTTTTTTTCAAATGTATCAAACTGTTCTTTTGTTAAAGTAATTTTTACATCATCCAATTCGTTTAATTCAGTATATGTAAAATCTGAAAATGTAGTATTTACTACATAATTGAATAATGCATTTATTATATGATTATTATTTTCTGAAACTTCTATCGTAGCATTTTCTTGTAATCTTACTGAATTAATATATTCTATATCTATAACATTAGATTGATTATATAAAGGAGCATCTAAAGTTGAAATAAAACTTGACGTTACTATATTTTCAATTCCATTTCTATCTATGTATTCTTCACTATAGTTATTTATATATTCTTCTCTATAGTTATTTATATATTCTTCTCTATAGTTATTTATATATTCTTCATTAAAGTTATCTTGTCGTGTATCGTCATTTACATCGTCATTTACATCGTTATTTACATCGTTATTTACATCGTCATTTATATTACCTATGCCTGTAAGATATCTCCTTATATTTGATATTCTATTAATTATTTGCTGATTTATATGTATAGCTTCATCGTAATCAGATAATCTATTTGTTGTTAAAGGATAATCATTTATAATTTGATCTATGAAATTTTCATATAATTCTTCTAGATGATCCATTATCTATAATATAAAGTATCTTTTAAATTTATTATATATTATTAACTTTTTTTTTTATCTAATTAATATGTTTTTGTAAAATAGATGTATATGTAATACTTGATTCTAATTCTCCTTTTAAAGCTTTTTTAACCGTATCTTTATCGTATTTATATAAATGTTTTAATACCATTTCTTTGTCGTTTTCTTCTTTTTTTAAAAGAGATTCGTATGTATTTTTGACAAATTTTTCTTGTTGAGTTTTAAACGATCCTTTCTGATTTAAGGATTCATTGTTATTAATTTTCTCTTTCTTTATAAAGGATGTAGGTAAAGTTTCTAAATTTCCCTTTATTTTTTTTGTAGGATTTTTAGCAGACAATTTAAAAGATAATTTATAATCACTATAATCGTCTCCCCAATACCCTATTCCTAATTCTTCGAAATCATCACCTGTTATTAATAATCCCTTATATGAACTTACTAAAGCACAATTTGTACTTAATTGTCCAGAATTATACGCATTAAATCCATCTGTTGTAACATGTATTAAACTTTTTTCCTTTATCCTATCTTCATCTATTTCTTGTATCTTTTTATTATATTCAAAAATTTGATTAAATTCTTCTTTTGTAAATTTTTTTTTAGTTAAAGGATTAAAATAATATGGTTTAAACTCTGAATATTCTTCTTTATTTTTTATTCTTTTATAACTTTCTTTACTTTCTTGATCTTCTTTACTTTCTTGATCTTCTTTGTTTTCTTTACTTTTTTTTGATTTAGTTTTAAACTCTTTATTAAATTCTATAATATCTTTTTTACTACTTACTTTTATATCTTTTTTATCTTTTGTAGTATTTTCTTTTTTTCTATTAATTTGAAGATCATGTGAATTTGTTCGTCTATTTTTAATATATTCAAATGATTCAACTAATATTTTAAAATAGCATTCATACTTTTCTTTTTTTTTTTGATCTATATATTTATCAGGATGGTATTTTTTTACCTTTTTACGAAATATTTTTGAAATAAAATCTATAGTATCATCTTTTGTAACTCCTAAAATAAAATAAGGATCGTATTGTTTATTATTTATTGTAATAATATCCATTAAAAATAACTAGTATTTTTTTTTCAAGTAATTAACTTGCAGTATTCTAAACTATACCATTTATTTAAGCCAATATATTCAAAAATCGTATGAAATAAAAATCCAGATATAAAAATAATATAAATTGTAGTGATTTGTTTACCAAGTATATCTTTTAAAATAATAAAAAGTAAAACTAATAAAATACCAACAACACTAGCTTCTATTAATATAATCTGTGGTTTTTTTATAGACATTTTATATAATATACATTTAAATAAAAAATACAAAATAATTAGTTTAAATACATTAAACTAATTATTTTTTTACATTTGTTTTATACTTGTTTTACATTTGTTTTAATGTATTCTTCAAATACATTTTTAAAATCTTTATGAAAATAAAAATATTCTACACAAATATCTTTTCTTACCTTTTCATTTTCTTTATCATCAATTTCATTTTCTTTATCATAAATTTCATTTTCTTTATTATCATCAATTTCATTTTCTTTATCATCAATTTCATTTTCTTTATCATCAATTTCATTTTCTTTATCATCAATTTCATTTTCTTTATCATCAATTTCATTTTCTTTATCATCAATTTCATTTTCTTTATTTTCCTTTAAAATTTTACGTTTTTTAAGAATGTTTCCAATAAACAATTCTTGTGAAAGTACTGGTAAACTATATTTCATATCATCCAAACCCAAATTATTTGTATCATTTTTATTGTGCAAACATTTATATAATAATGTAATTGTGTTACGTTTACATTCAAATTGTCTCCAAATCAAAAAATTCAATGTTTCATAATCTTTATCAAATTCGATTAAATGTGCATCAAATAAGAATTCTAAAAATATATCATTTTTTTCTAATTCTTTTACAAAAAGAATACTTGTATAACTAACAATACTAGTTAATATTTTATTAAAATTTCCATCATACATAGATTCGCCATTTTCATCGTAAAAAAACACAAGATTAATTTCATTATGAAATGTATAAATCATTGTTGGATAAAATCTTAAATATAATTTTTTAGAAACATTTATCAACATTTTATTTATAATTTCCAATAAATCAACTTTATCTTTGATAACATTAATATTATTTATGAAATTTAATAAAGTTCGTGATTTTAATGAAACTATTCGTGGTTTATAACAATGACACTTTTTTCCATTATCTTTTTCAATAATTCTTTTCATACGTTTTTCTAAAGAACTATTATAATTAAATTTATTTACATTCTTATAAAAAAGTCGATTAATAGGTTTATAAAAATTTTGATGAATAGGTTGATAAATAGATTTATATAAACTTTGAAGTATATTAAAAAACATTTTTAATAATTTTATTATTTTTTATTTTTTTCATTTTTTATTTTTTTTTATTTGTATTATTATATGATAGGTCAATTATCATCTTTTTCTCCTGCAGTAGCTTTTGTTAAAGAAAACTTTATTAACAAAGATCCATTTTGGATTTCTGTAAAAAAAGATACATTAATTTTTATTTTAGGAAGAAATACTCTAACTTTTAAAGATAAAAATAATAATGAAAATTCTATTGATATTTCATTTGTTACAACTGATTATAAAGTACCATTTGGTCAAAATTCTTTATCAGGATATATACCAACTTCTCTTTTAACATTTGGTGATCGTCAATTAATTAATGCATTTATACCATCTATACCTCGAATAAGTATATCTAAAAAGGAATTCCTCAAATCGCCTATAAAATTTAAAAAATGGTGGATTAAAAATAAAAAAGACCAACAAAAAGACCAACAAAAAATAAAAAGAAAAAGTACTAAAAAGGAAAAGTCTACAAAAAAGGAAAAGTCTACAAAAAAGGAAAAGTCTACAAAAAAGATAAAAATTAAAGAAGGTGGTGCAAATAAAAAACGCGTTTCTCCTATGAAAAAATCTTATCGTAAAAAGTCATCTAAACGTCTTTCGCGTAAAAAAAAAGCATGTAAAAGAAATAAAATAAGTCGTGTTATGAGAGAATTTAAAATTGGAAAATTAAAAATGAAGAGTGGTAAAGTAGTTGTTAATAGGAAACAAGCTATAGCTATAGCTTTATCTGAATCAGATAAATATTGTTAATAGGCAATAGCAATTAAATTTTTATTATAAAAATTATTATTATTTACCTATAATAATAATGGCAGACTTTTGCACATATATTTTTAAAAGAGGTAAAAAAAGAGGTACTATTTGCAAAGAAACACGGTTTTTAAATCATATTTTTTGTAAAAAACATATATCATCTAATAGAAATAATATAAGTGATACAAATGATACAAATGATACAAATGATACAAATGATAAATGCACCTATAGTTATAAAAATCAAGGTACCTTGCCGTATAGTAAAGATATCTTGCCGTATATTGACAGCGTCAGTAAAGGTACTTCAACTGACTTTATTGATATACTACAAGGTACATCAACTGACACTATAGATAAAAAGAAAGCGTCAACTTCTATGTCTACAAATATTATAGATGAGGAACGCGTTAAGGCAATTCCTATTATTCAAGTTTATAAGAAATTACAAGATGATTCAATAAAAAATAAAATCTTTACTTTACAAACATCAGATCAAAATAAATCTGTTATATATAAACATTATACTAATATGAAAAGAAGTGATCCAAATAGTACAGAATATTACAAGAATCAAATTTTTGTTGATTTAGCTCTTAATTATCCTTGGGATAGAAAATATAATATCAATAATATTATAAAAAATAAAGATATTTCAGAATTTTTAAATTTATTAAAAAGTCGACTAGATAATGAAATATATGGTATGGAAAGTGTTAAAAACGAAATTATGAATGTAGTATGTAAATTCATTACTAATCCAGATAGTAATAGAAATAACATTGCTTTACATGGTCCAGCTGGTGTTGGAAAAAGTAAATTTATAAAAATATTATCAGAAATATTACATATACCATTAAAAACTATTTCATTAGGTGGTGTAAAAGATCCATCATTTTTTTTAGGACACGGTTATGTTTATGTCGAAAGTGGTCCAGGTAAAATATTACAAAACGTATCTGATTCTAATATACAAAATCCGATAATGTACTTTGACGAATTAGATAAAGTAAGCGAAACAGATAATGGAAAAGATATTTTTTCATTTTTATGTTATCTTACAGATCCAACTGAAAATGATCATTTTAGTGATCATTATTTTTACGGAATGCATTTTGATTTATCAAAAGTCTTTTACGTTTTTACTTTTAATGATATTAATAAAATAGATAAAATTCTTTTAGATCGTTTAAATATAATTAAAGTAGATTGTCCAACAGAAGATGAAATCATGACTATTGTCGAAAATCATTGTATACCAGAAATTATTAAAAATATAGGTATTAAAAAAAATATAACATTTGAAAGAGCTAATTTAAAATACATTTTTAATTATTGTAAAAGTTCAATAGATAAAATTGTTACTAGTGGAATAAGGGAATATTATCGTATAATAGAAAAAATACTTTTAGAACTTAATAAAGATATTTTAATAAATATTAACAAGTATGCTGATGATATTATTATTAACAACTCTTTATTTTCTAATCTATTTGAAAAAATAAAACATCAAATTAACTGTTATATACCAAATACATTTATATCTCATATGTATATCTAAACTAAACTTTTTAAAAAAAGTTTAATCAAAAAATTAAACTTTTTGATTAAACTTTGTTATTACTTATTTATTACTTATTTTTTTGGTTACTTTTTTAGTTAATTTTTTGGTTGCTTTTTTTTAAACTTTGTTATTTTTTGGTTACTTTTTTTAAAAAAGTATTAGTCATCTAAAATCATTATTTGATTATAAATATTTTTAAAAGAACCTTCTTCTTTTTCAGAATCTTGTTTAGTAATAGTTCTTTCTGCTAATTTTAATTGAACAATTTTCCAAATACTTCCAACCTTACCATTATAATACCATATCTTTACACATTCTATAATTGTTTTAAAACATTTACCTTTTGATAATATTTCATCAATATTATTTTCAGTAATTTTTATTTTTTGTTTTTTTTCGTCAAAAATAAAACTTTCAAAATTTCCATTTTTATCTCGTGATAATTGAAGACGCATTAACTTAGGATATGATCCATTTTCTCTTAAAAGTGGTGAATAAATAAAATTATCATTGCATTTTTCATTTTTAGAATCAAATAAACTAGTATTTTCTTTAACTAATTTTTCAATAATCTTATCCAATTTTTCAATTCCATTTCTAAAGAAAATAGATGTTTCACTATTTGATTGATTTAAAGAACAATCAACGTTATATTCAGCATAATTAGACCATTCTTTATTTATTGATTTTACACCAAATGGTGTATATAATGTAGAACTGCAAATTTGAATAGGTTCTTTATTATAAAGTAGTTTAATTGCTCTTCCAGATTTTCCAAGTTTTAGGTCACTATCATCCAACTTATCTAAATTTGCAATTGTCATAATTAAATTGATAATATTATCAATTTAATTTAATTCAATTTTTTATTAAGGTAACGTACATCCAAATGTGTTTTCTTTACAAACAGTAATAAAAAGCATATTTGTATCTTTATCCTTTTTTTCTTTATATATACTTGACATTGCTAATGTAATTGGCATTAAAGTATTATCTATTAATAAATAAATTGATTCAGTTGACTTGATATCTTTTATTTTTTTTCTCAATATAGTTAAAAACTGAGCTAATGTAATCTCATTTGTTACTAAAAATTTAGTTTTTGTTAATACAAAATTTTTATTATTTTTATTATTATACGCCCTTACAATAATAGGAATATAACCAGGATATTGTTGATTTATAACTTCAACTTCATTACGTATAATATTTTTCTCATCTTCTGTAAAAGATGTTTTTGTATAATCTATGATAATCTTTTTTTTAATAAAAGATTGTTCCTTTTCTATTTTATCTTCTTCTATTTTATCTTCTTCTATTATCTTGGATATTTTTACATTTTTATCAACATTTAATGACACATTTAATGACATATATATTTACTATAATATATATATTAAAAAAAATAATTAAAAAAACAAATCAGTTATTCTACCTTTTTCTTTGGAAAATGAGCAGACAAATACTTTTGAAGTTTTAAATAAGTATATACTAATGGTGAATTGGCATCGTTAGGATCCTTTGGCTCCATAGCTGGTCCAAAAAGAGTTTTTAATAAAACATCTGGAATAATTTCACGTCTATGTTCTGGATTTTGTAAATCTTTATCCTTAATATAAGTAGTGATATATCTAGTAACATCAGTTCTTGCAATAGGATCAGAATGCTTTACATCATATTGTTCTAAAAATTTATACAATTCATCAGAAACAACTACAGGTGATGCAAATCCTGATGGTTTTCTAGGATTAGATTCGTCTCTAACAACTTTTTTTTTTTTACTTCGCTTTGAGGCATCTTTAACTGCATGTTCATGATCACGTTGCATTTTACGTAATTCTTGAATTTCTCTCTTAATATCATTCATAAGATCTTGCTTTGACTTGATTAAAGTATCAAATCTCATTCTTAAACTTGTAGTTTGTGCATCTGTAGCAGTAACTTCAGTAGAAACAGGAACCTCAGTAACAGTAACATCAGTAACAGGAGCAGCAGTAACAGTAACAGGAACAGTAACAGGAACAGTAACAGGAGCAGTAGCTTCTACAGTTTTTGATTCCGTAGTAACTTTTGCTTTAGTAGTCTTTGTTGTTTTAGCTTTTGGTACAGTTGTTGTTTTGATAGAAGTAGTTACTTTGCTCATTTGTTTTTTTTAATTTTAGTATAGGAATTAAAATATTATTTTTTACGCACTTTTATATAAATTCAAAGGGAAATGTATATAAAATCAATTTTTTTATATAATAAAATATTCTAAAAAATTATTTTTGAAATCTTTTATAAAAATTTTTGATTGCCACATAAATTCTTTATGTATCATATCTAAACAAATCTTGTCAGGGTAATATTCATTTAATTCATTGCTAGAAGTATTGAATATTCTAATAAATTTTTCATATAAATTACGATCTGTATTTTCTAAAATATGTAATAATGATTTTTTGGGTAATACCATTGTTAATTGTTCTAATGGAGTATTTACTTTACTTTTTTGTAAAGTATCAATCTTTAGAATTTCATTTTTGTTACATTTTAATAAATATTTAAATATATCACTAGAAAATGGTATAGCTTTAGATGTATAAAACCATGACCAATTATTATGAATATGATTATAATAATATCCTAAAATCCAATATAATCCATTTAGATAATTTTGACATGCGTCATTGACGTCATTTATACCATAAAAATCATAATATCTTTTTTTATACCCTTCAGTGTTATATTTGATAATATCTTTTTTATAAATGTAAATATCATCATTAACAGTTTCTATATTATAACAATCTTTATATATTTCTTTATCTTTTTTATGTACACTATATACACTATATACTTTGTTATAAAAATATTCTTCTGATTTTGATAATTGATAAAATATATCTTGTAAAAATTGTAAATCAATTGATTCCTTTAAATTATCTCTTTGTAATTCTTTTATATTTACCAAATAACTTTGTTTCTTTGATAATAAATTAAGATAATATTTTAACAATACAGTCATACCATTTTCTTTAATCATTAAAGAAGGTATGTGTTCTAAAAAATCATTTCCTAATAAAAAACACAAGAATATATAATCATATATAAGATTCGTATCATTTTTATTATTAAATGATTCATCCATTTCAGCATATAATTCGTTACATATATTCTTTTTTAATTTAGAAATATCAACATAAGTATAATTTTTCTCAGATAAATTATCTCGTAAAAGAATAATTTTATCTAAATATGGATTCATTAAACTCAACATAATTAAATCAGCATCTAACCCATATATACATACTCTTTTTTCTGGAACTATTTTTTTTATTTCTTTCATCATTTTATGTTCTCCTTCACCACATTCATTTGAATCAGATATATATATATTATAATCATCTTTTACATCATCTTTTAATTTATCTAATGCAATTTTTATAGAATCCATAAATAGAGTTCCTGGTGTTATTTTATTTGAATCCCATTCCAAAGATTTTTCTTTTTCACTTTCTATATTTTTTTTTTCAAGTTTTTTAAAAAAACATGTTTTATATCTTCTTTCTCTTTGTTGTTTCATTTTTGCTCTTGGAGCTACCCCATCAATCATAATATAAACATCCTTTGCTCCAACTATATTGATTATATATCTTGTATAAAGAATACAATTCTTAATAATTTCCTTTTCAAGTTCTTTTTCATTTATATTTTCTTCCCTTTTTAATACATCTTGAGCACAAGGATGAATTAAAGAATTGTAATCTAAAAATAAATACCCAACATTTAATTTTGATATAAAAGTTTTATCGATTATTAAATCATTGTATTTTTTATAAATATTATAAAAATAGTATGGGATTCCCATTTTTATAATAAAGTAATTTGTTTATTATTAAATTTTTTAAATTAAGATATATATTCTTGATATATTAATGCACATTGTTTGTTTTCATCAAAAATAAAACCACGCAAGTGTAATAAGTTTTTATAATAATTTATGTCATCATCTTCTATATCATCTTTTATTTCTAAATCTTCGTCTATGTCATCGGTTTCATTGTCGTTTTCAAAGTCATCTTTCTTTTTTATATTTTTTTTACTATCTATTTCTTCTTCTATTTCATATATATCTAATTCTTCTATCCCTTCTATCCCTTCTATTCCTTCTATCCCTTCTATTTCTTCTACCCCTTCTATTTCTTCTACAGCTTCTTCATCTATATTATCAAGATCATCATTTACTTCATCTAGATCATATTCTCTTTCGTCAAATTCTTTTAACGAAATATCTAAACCATCTCCTTCTGTAACATTATCATTTGTATCTAAAATACAACTTTTTGATTTTCTATTTTGCATTGATTTGATACATGTATAGATTCTACTATGAACAGAATCTTTTTTAAATTTAAAAATATTTTTCAAATAATATTTAACTAACACATCAGGTTGCATTGAATTATCATCTATTTCATAAACAACTACTTTTCTTTTTATCTTGTATATTCTATTTATATTATAATTTATATTAGAAAATTTCTTTACTATAATTGTTTCCATGTAATTTAATTTACGATTTCTTAATGTATTTTGTAAACGTTCTTCAATTAATATCTTATAATACGTAATCAATTCATCTCTTTTTTTATCAAGTTCTTTTATTAAATCTCCATTTTTTTCAATTGATTCAACACATTTTGTGATTTTACTAATTATGTTATTATTTATTGTTAAACAATTAAAAAAATAACCGTTTTCATTTTTTGTAAATGTCACGTAATTAATTTTAAGAATATTTAAGATATGCTTCTTTTCCTTTTTCTTCAACTTATTAATTCTTAAAATAATATCTTTAAGATCCTTCATATTACTATTATATTCATCCTTTTTAATTTTAATTTGCTCTTCTGTTTCTTGATTTATTTCTTGTTCTTCATTTGTCTCTTGTTCTTCATTTATTTCTTGTTCTTCATTTATTTCTTGTTCTTCATTTGTTTCTTGATCTTGTAGAACTAACGCGGTTGACATTTGACATAATTCTTCTATATTATTCATAATATATTTATTTTTTTAAAGAAAAACGTTAATAATACAATTTTTTTTTTTAAACTATTATAAAACAAGTAAAAATGTCAGGTAATATTCACGATACTAATATTAATATAATAAAAAAAGAAGTATATGATTTAATATACGATTTAGAAAATAATAATGATATAATAGGTAAATATAACTATTTAACAAGCACTTCTAAAACATTATATGAATATATAATAAAAAATTATAATAAACAGTTAAATGAATCTTTTATAAATAATTTAGAAATGATGTTAAATGGCATTGAAAAAATACAAAAATCAAGAAATACAGAAAAAGAACAACATGATCAATCAGTTCTTATTGGAGAAAAATTAGCATCACAATATATACCACAACTTAAAAAATAATTTAAAGTGTTGTCAATATATACCACAACTTAAAAAATAATTTAAAGTGTTGTCAATATATACCACAACTTAAAAAATAATTTAAAGTGTTGTCAATATATACCACAACTTAAAAAATAATTTAAAGTTGTATAATTGTATTGATTTAAAGTTATATTGTTATATTAATTTAATAGTTACAATGACTATTAAATTAGTTTTATTTCATTTACAGAATTATCAAAATACTCCTTATTTAGATGAATTAAAATATAAATTAAAATCAAATGGTTATGAAGTGTTAGATGAAGATTTAAATTATGTCATGACATCTGATTTTACAACAAAGGAAATATTAGTTGTAACAAATTATCAAAGATGTTTACAGTTATCTAGGAAATTACAATATAATATTTGTTATATATTTGATTTAATTGATTTTACATTTGATTATATTTATAGTTTTATAAAATATTACGAGAATCCTAATGATGGAGTTATTCAAAAAACTATATTTAAGAAAAATTTAAATATTATTATCGTATTAAATTTGGAAAAAGCTCGATTTAATGTACAAAGAGATAATAATAATCCACTTGTTACTATTTGCAATAAACCATTAATTTCTTGGATTGTCGAAAATATAAAAGTTGATGGAAATTATTATTTTGTTTTACATATGGATCCAGAATACAATGATTACGGATTAGAAAATCTTTTATATTCTCTTGTTCCAGATTGTACTATTGTCAAATCTAAACGTCGTCAAGAAGGACCTGCTTGTTATTTATTAGAAGTAGAAAAATATATAGACAATGATTATCCAATAATTATATCAAGTGATAAACAATGGTTAAAATGGGATTGTGAGAATTATCTTTTTGAATTTTTAATTAAAGATAAAGAATCTATTGCTCATGCAATTACATTTTTAAGTAATGGTTCTCATAAATATAATTATGTTAAAGTAGATGGAACTAACAATATTGTTGACGTTAGACAAAATGTACCTATTAGTTGTTTTGCAACAACTGGTATCTATTTTTGGAAAAGTACAAAAAAATTATTTAATTGTGTTCATAAAATGGTATCTAAAAACAAAAGATTTAAAGGCGAATTTTGTATAGCTCCTATTTTAAATGAATTAATAGAAGAAATTGGAGATACTTCTAAATCAATAAGAGATTTTTACAATGATAAATTAAGTAATATAGAAAAGAAATATATAGATAAAGATATTGAAAAATACCATGATCAAATTCTTGCTGAAATTAATATAGTAGAAATTGAAATGCAAGAAGAATTAAAAAATAATAATAGAATTACTAAAAAAGAATGTCTAGAATTTAAAGAATTAAATGATGCAAATGATGTTTCTAGTTTTACAAATTATTTAATTGAACAAAAAATATTATATAATTAATTATAATTAATTTAGTCTTCTATTTTAAAATCACTTGGTGATAGTTTTTTACCTCCACAAGCTATAATTTTATCATTTGTATAATTTATAACATAATCTAATAATGATTCTTTATCCTTTAAAACTACTTTATAAAATCCTAAAATAGGTTTTGCTAATTGTTCTAAATAACAACTTCTATTATATTTTAAATTATGTTTTTTTGCATAATTTGGATCTTCTCCTAATTCAGATTTTTGTTTTTTTGGATCATCTGTTTCTATATAAATATATGGTATTCTTGAACCAATTTGTACTTCTTCTTTACGTTTTTTTAATTTTTCAGCTAATTGTACATGTACTGGTCTTGTTTTATAAGAAGAAGCTAACATTGCAGATACTATTAAATCATCTATAGATATTTTGTAATTGAAAATATTATCAATGTATTCTAAATAAACTTTTGTACTTGATATAACAGGATCTTCATTTAAATTATTTTCTTTTTCTTTATTTGTGTCCTCTAAAATAGTATCTATTACTTTTTTATAACATTTTTTTACCATTGGACAATAATCACGTCTTGTCAATGCAATACCTTTTGCATCAACACCTTTTAAATCAAAAGGATCTTTTGTATTTTCAAATTTATTTGCTATATATCGCTTTTTTGTTAATAAAATAAATGGATGAAATACTTTTTCAAATTCTAATTCAATAGGTTTTCTATCAAATACATTATTAGTCAAGTTGTCTCCACATATTGTTGCTAATCTAAACGTGTCTTCACGATTCTTTTTAAAATCTTCACGATTATATTTAAACTTCAAGAAGACACTGTCTGTGTTAGAAATTATTATATCTCCAACTCCAGCTCCAAATCTACCAATATTTGTTTCAATATCATACACGTAATCATTATGTTCTATATATTCTATTTTTTTAATTTGATTATTGATTTTTCTTTGTTTTTTATTAGTAATTGTCATACGTAATATTTTCTCTTTGTCAGTTCTTGTATTTAGAGAAATATTATATCCAAGTTTTTTCATTAAATAATATAATCCAGCTGAACCAATATCTCCTTTATTATCAAATCTTGTACAACCAATCGTTTCTTTATCTTTTCTACAACCATCTGCAGCCCAATAACCATCAAAAAAACTTTGAACAATTTCATTATTACTATTTAATATTTCATTAGGAATTTTTTTATATTTATCACTATCATAAAATTTATTTCTAAATTCGTTAACTATATTCTTAGGATTATTTATTGATAATTTATATACTCCAGAAGATTTTAAAGTATCATATATAACTGGAACTGAATTAGGATATTCTTTTTGTAATAATTTTTTTAAATTATTCAAAACATTCATATCTGCATTATTTAATGCCCAACTATATTTTAGTCCAGAAGGACAATTGTATTTATTACAACTACCATCTCCATAAAAAAAACCATAAATAAAAGCTTTATCTTTAGATATTACATCACAAGACTCGTTAAATTCTAATGGATAATCATTTAATAATTTAGTTTCTAAATTACATTCTTTTGGGTTTAATTTATTACATTTTTCATCTAATAAAGAATGATCTTCTGTAACTTTAACATATCCTGTATGAGTTAATATTTTATAAATTTTTTTATCACAACGATGTCTAATAACCTTTTTAATATCTATCCATCCAATGTCACTCCACACTTGATAATCTGTTGTTGAAAATTCTTTTTCTAATCTAATTGTTTTATCAAACATTTTAAATCCTGGATATTCTTGTTTTTTATCTATATCAAAAATACTCTGAATAGTTTCAATATAAACTAAACCATCTTTTTTTAAAAGTAATGGAGTATCACCAGTTACAGAGTCACCATATACAACTTGTATATCTAAATCAACAGGAATTTCAGGATCAAAACAATAAGTTTTATCGGTAACATTAATTGTATATTCTTTTGTATTCCAATTAAATTGTATTCCAATTTCATTATTTGGATAAGTATCTCTTAAAATAGAATATAATAATTCAAGATCATTTATATTTGAAACTTTAAACTTTTCTGAAAGTGATCCTTTTTTCATTATTCTTTATTCTTTAGAAGAAATAAAAGATTCAATTTTTAAACTAATGTAATTGTAAACGTAATTTCGTGTTTCAATTCATAGTATTTCGTTTATTTTCAGTTATTTTAATGTAAAGTATTAAGTATAAAAATAAAATGGCTTCAAATTTTTCACCAATGTATTTTGAACAACCAATTGTCATTTACGATACTACGCAATCGCTTAATTCTACAAGTGGTTCGTTTGTTCTTTATGGTGGTATGAGTATTAATGCAGCATATCAATCTACTGACACTAGTTCTGGTGCATTTGTATTATCTGGTGGTGTTGGAATACAAAAACGATTAAATGTAGGTGGTATTACTCATATTTCTGATACTACTGAAAGCGAAGGTACTAATTCTGGTGCTCTTATTGTAGATGGAGGAGTTGGTATTGCTAAAAATTTACATGTTGGTGCAGATACTTTTATTACAGGAAATTTATATGTAAATGGATTAACTACATCTGTTAATAGCACAACTATTAATGTTGTAGATAACACATTTACTTTAAATAGTGGACCAGCTGGATCTAGAGATGCTGGATTTTTAATTCAACGTTTTCAAGAATCAAGTGATACAGGTGCTGGTGATGTTGTTGGAGGAAATGAACCTGTAGTTTTAGCTGGTAGTTTACAGTCAGGTGGAACTTCTTCAGTTACTTTTGCAACAACTGATGGAGCTTTAAATCCTACTGGATGGTGGATCAAGGTTACATCTGGAGCAACTGTTTATGCTAGAAAAATTTCTTCTTCATCAAATGATGGAACTTTTGTTACAGCAAACTTTTCAGATACCGATTCTTATACTGATCCTCAAGGAGTTTCACAACTAACTCATAATGACGAACCTTTTACTAGTTCTGTATCCTTAGGAGACTCATTTGCTATTTATAATCGTAATTTTGTTGCTCAATTTTATGATGAATCTGCTGACGAATATATTCTTGGGTATATTTCTCATGCACATGATATTCAAACAGCATTACAAAAAACTGATTTACTTAATATAAGATCAAAGGGAGTATATGCAACAAACTCTACTATTACTAATTTACTAGTATCTTCTTTATCAGCTGGAAATATTGGTTTAGATCAAGCTACTATTTTAAGTACTTTTGTTGTTACTGGTACAACTACTCTAGCTAGTTTAATGGTAAGTGGAGGATCTCAAGTAGGAGGTACTTTAACTGTTAGTGGAGCAAGTACTTTAAACAATGGAATTACTGCTGGTTCATTAAACGTTACAGGACAGTCCCTTTTACATGGAGCTGTTACTGCTGGTGCTCTTAATGTAACTGGAGAATCTATTCTTCAACTTGGTGTTAGTGCTGGTTCATTAAACGTTACAGGAGAATCTTGGTTACAAGGTGCTGTTACTGCTGGTGCTCTTAATGTAACCGGGGTGTCTCTTCTTCAACTTGGTGCTAGTGCAGGTTCATTGAACGTTACAGGAGAATCTTGGTTGCAAGGTGCTGTTACTGCTGGTGCTCTTAATGTAACTGGGGTGTCTCTTTTACAACTTGGTGCTAGTGCAGGTTCATTAAACGTTACAGGAGAATCTTGGTTGCAAGGTGCTGTTACGGCTGGTGCTCTTAACGTCACTGGGGTGTCTCTTTTACAACTTGGTGCTAGTGCAGGTTCATTAAACGTTACAGGAGAATCTTGGTTGCAAGGTGCTGTTACGGCTGGTGCTCTTAACGTTACTGGGGTGTCTCTTTTACAACTTGGTGCTAGTGCAGGTTCATTAAACGTTACAGGAGAATCTTGGTTGCAAGGTGCTGTTACGGCTGGTGCTCTTAATGTAACTGGGGTGTCTCTTTTACAACTTGGTGCTAGTGCAGGTTCATTAAACGTTACAGGAGAATCTTGGTTGCAAGGTGCTGTTACAGCTGGTGCTCTTAATGTAACTGGGGTGTCTCTTTTACAACTTGGTGCTAGTGCAGGTTCATTAAATGTAACTGGAGAATCTTGGTTGCAAGGTGCTGTTACGGCTGGTGCTCTTAATGTTACTGGAGAATCTCTTTTACAATTAGGTTTAACTGGAGGATCTCTTAATATTACAGGAGAATCTTGGTTGCAAGGTGCTGTTACGGCTGGTGCTCTTAATGTAACTGGGGTGTCTCTTCTTCAACTTGGTGCTAGTGCAGGTTCATTGAACGTTACAGGAGAATCTACTTTACACGGTGCTGTTACTGCTGGTTCTATTGCTGTTACTGGTGAATCTATATTATCAAGTAATGTAACTATGGGATCTAATGCAGTTGTTGTTGGACCTGCATTCCAAATTCCGTATGGTAATGTTGCTGGTAGACCAGCTCTTCCACAAGATGGTTATATCCGTTATAACACTGAATATTCTTCATTTGAAGGATATGGTCCTGGGGATGCTTGGGGATCTTTGGGTGGAGTTATTGATATTGCTCAAACTACTAAAATCATTGCATCAGCTTCACCAAATGTCACTGATGGTAATCTTTACTTTTACACTGTAGGTACTGAATATATGAGAATTAATAGTTCTGGTAATATTGGTATTCATACTACTGCACCAAATTATACTCTTGATGTAGTCGGAACTTTGGGTGTAACAATTGGTTTAACAGCTGGATCTTTAAATGTTACAGGAGAATCAACTTTGCATGGTGCTGTTACTGCAGGTGCACTATTTGTAACTGGAGCTTCTCTTTTAGTAGGTAACTTTACAGTTAGTGGTGCTTCTACTTTTAACAGTGGTATTACAGCTGGATCCATTAACGTTACAGGTGCATCTATTATGCAAGATAATTTTACTGTTACAACTGGTTCTGTTACTATTTCTACAAATGATTATACACCAATTATTGATAGTACATTTGCAACTGGAGGTTCTATTGTATTTAATACAGTTGATGTTTCACCAAGTATGGGTGATATTTCAAGAGAACGTGTTTTTAATACTGCAAATGATATAAGTTCTGCAGCTGATATTACTGGTTTCGTATTTAACAATCTAGTTGTAAGAGCGTTCGATGCTGTTGTTTCTGTCACTATTTTTGATGGAGCAAGTAATAAATATGCTTATTACAACTTGAAAGGTATTCAAAAGGGAAGTAACTGGGTTATTAATAGCTCTTATGTTGGTGATGTTACAGGATATACCTTTTCTATTACTAATAGTGGACAAGTACAATACACTTCAACAAATATTGCTGGATGGATTGGATCAACTGTTAATTTCAGAGCAGTTACAACAACTATTTAATAGAATCTTGACACTTTTTTTTTTACATTTTTGGTACATTATTAAATTATAATATATTATAGTATATTATAAATATGAAATCAAACATTAATTTTACATTTGTACGTCATGGTTTTGGTTGTCATAATGCTATTTCTGGTTTAATGAAATCTGATATAATTAGTGTACAAGATGCACTATCTTTTTCTGGAAAAAATAAAAGTATTGTAAAACCAATGATTGATCCTGTTTTAACACAAATAGGAGTAGATGCATCTATACATAATGGATGTGTTATGAGTAAAATAATTAAATCAATTGATAAAATACTTAAATCATCTTATGATTTAAATGAAAATGATAATAGTATGAAAATAGATTCTATTCATGTAATAGGATGTTCTCCTTTAATAAGATGTATGGAAACAGCTTATTATATGACTCGTAGTTGGGCAAATCCACCATCTAAAATATATGTTTTCCCTTTTTTACGAGAAATTGATGAAAGTTCTAATAATAAATTTTCTTATCAAAGTAAAATGATAATGGAATCAAAGCCATTTTATGCTATGAAAAGTATAGAAGAACAAAAAAAATATTTAGAAAGATTAGGTATTTTAAATTTTTTTGATTTTAGTTTTGTTGAAATATTTAAAAAGGAAAGAAAAGAACCAGGAGATATATCCAATTTTATAAAATGGTTTGTAACATTTTTTCTTAATGAAAAATATTTATCTGAAACATTAAATATATTTATTGTTACTCATGCGGGTGTATTAAGTGATTTTGTAAATAACGAAGAAGGATTTATAAATAATTCTGGTTTTATTATTAATACAGAATATAATACAGAATATAATACAGAATATAATACAGAATCTAATACAGAATCTAATACAGAATCGAATAGTATAGTTATTAAAAAATATGTATCTTTAAATTCATTCTTACAATATTTTAATTTTTATCAAGATTATAAATCGACAAATCAAAAGGAATATTATTGTCCATCAAATAGATGTGAAGAATTATGTAATATAGCAAAGGGTGAATCTAATATTTCTGAAATTAAACATATTGAAACAAAATGTGATATAAATGAGGTTGTTGATTTACCAAGTTTACTAAAAATATTAAATTTATAAAGAACGTCCAAATTAAGATAAAAATATATAATTTATTAATAAGTAAAATAAGTAGTAATGTCAATACCATTAGCGACAATATTTCATGGAGATGTTACTCTTGAACAAGGAAGTGATGTTACACAATTTGGTTGGGGTGATTTAAATATAAATAGATTTTGCAATGTAAAAGGTACAGATGATAGTATAAATGATACTACAGCTTCACTTGTTGTTGCTGGTGGTACAAGTATTAAAAAAACATTAAATGTTTATGGAAATTTTAATACTTTATATGGAATTACAAATTTAACAGAAACACACATTGACACTACAAACGGGCCATTTACTGTTACTGGAGGAAATAAATGTCAAATTGAAGTAGATGACACGGTTACTATTACTAGTTTAGCTAGTGATTTAAATTTAAATTCTACAATTGGATCTATTAATATTAATTCAGGATCTAATACAAGTTCTGCAATTAGTATTAAAAATATTAATACAAATGGTGGTATTTATATGATATCTGGACAAGCAGGTTCTATTTCAGTAGGATCTGGTTCTGGTGGATTTTCACAAATGACATCAAATGGTAATTTTTTAATTACAGCAAACAATGGTTATGGATCTTTTTTAGTAAATTCACAAGCAAATAATCAAAATTTATCTATTAATTTGAATGGTAATACTGATTCTCAACTATCTATTACTAGTTCTGGTACAAGTACAGCATTAGTTATAAAAACTACAAATACAGCTGGCAATATGATTTTTTCAAATACTGATGGTTTGGGGGAAGGTTTTACTCAATTTTTGGTTGGATCTGGAGGTTTTAATTTAATAACAAACACAGGAGGATCTATTCAATTAACTTCTAAAGGAGCTCCTTCAAGTTTAAATGTAATCTCGAATAATAATAATCAACATTTAACACTAAGTCTTGATGGAAATACAAATTCTTCTTTAATTTTAAAAAGCGATGGTTTTAATGAAGCTATAAAAATTTATACTACATGTTCTACTGGAGATATTTTAATTACACAACCATCTTATTCATATGGTATGATTAGTTTATTTAGTGGTATGGGTGGTATAAAAACAGAAACTCAAGATGGTGGTTCTACTACTATTAAAACAAATGGTGCAACTAGTTTATTTACAAATTCAACTATATCAGATAATCAAGATTTAACAATTAGTGTTACTGGAAATACTAATTCAAAAGTAAATATTGCAAGTTCTGGTACAAGCAATCAAGCTATTAACATCAATGCTCAAAATGGTGGAGTATTTGTAAATGCAAATAATAAAGTACAATTGGAAAGTGCTGATATGATTAATGGTATTCAAATTGCTACAGCGACACCTAATGTACCAGTTTTTATAGGTACATCGGATAGTACTACTACTATTTATGGAAATTTAGATGTTAAAGGTGTAACATCAAGTATAGAATCTACAGTTGTTACTATTAGTGATAATATTATTGTTGTAAACAATGCACCTAGTAGTACAGCTGATGGTGGTCTAGCTATTAAAAGATATCAATCTGCTAATAATACTGGAAGTGGAGATGTAGTAAATGATTTATTTGAGAATACTGGATCTATTCAAAATGGTTCTAATACAACTACAACTATTCATTTTGATTTATTAGCAAGTGATGTTGATAATTATTATGCAGGATGGTGGGTAAAAATTACAGGTGGTACTGGTCAAAATCAAGTAAGAAGAATTCGTAGTTATGTAGGTGCTACTCGTGTAGCCACCATTTATAGTACAGATGATCAAATTGGTATTCTAAATAATCCAACACCAATAGAAGGAATGGATTTTTCAACTATACCAGATTCTTCTTCTATTTATGAATTATATGAATGTCATTTTGTTATGATGATTTGGGACGAATCACTTAATGAATTTTCTTTTGTTTGTAGTAATAGAAATCCATCTGAACATACTTCTATTGCACATTATTCAGATATTCATGCTAATAATATTACAGGAAATGCTTTGACAATTAATAGTATTAACGGTGGTGCTGCAGATATTATTACAACAGTTGTTTTAAATAATAATTCAACAGTACCTATTACTATTACTGATTTCACAAGTACGTATGGTATTTATACTGTTTATGTAAAACCATTAAATAATAGTGATAGTAATAGAGCTCATGCAATTTTCACAATTGGTAGAGTTGATGCAATTAACTTGCCAGGAACAGTTGTTCGATTTATTTCTGCAAAAGGTGTTTATAATGATCAATTAGATATGCAATGGCCAATTAATGAAAAACCACAACTAATGTATAGGCCTAGTCCAAATGGAATTGGAGGTTCAACTACATTTAAAATAAAAATAGTTAGTTTATAATAAATTTAAATATGAAATCAAGTACGATTTAAAAAATTAATTTCATATTATATCTAAATGTCATATTTTACAGAAAGATTATATATGGAAACAAAAGATGCACATACAGCAGTAGATAGACATCCATTTGTTTCCATGATTAGAAAAAATAAATTAGCAGGAGAAATGTATATTAATTTCAATAAAATTTGTATACATGAATTACAACAAGTTTTAAAATTAAAAGATGAAGAATTACAATCTAGATTACATAGAGATATTGATATACCAGATTTTTTTATAACTAGCACATTATCTAGATTATTAATACATTGTAGAAAATATCCTCTAGAATCAGCATATCAATTTTATTTAGGATTATTATTTGGTGGTAATATGTTAAAACGTATGTTACCAGAATACCATGAATTCTTAACTTATAATGATTCAAAAGAACTTGTATCTAATTTTAAAGAATATCTTTGTAATAATGTTAAAAGTCAAGACCAAGATATTTTTATAGATAATGTAAATAAATCATATAAACTAATTAAAATATTATTTGATGAATTGTATGCTAGACTAAATAACAAATTAGATATTAAACATACACCATTAGATGTACAAGATACACGACAGCTTGACGGTGGTCCTAGAAGTTACCCAGACTCGGATGACTTTATTAATTTATCAAGTTAATTACATTTTTTCTTAATTACATTTTTTCTTAATACTTTTTTTCTTAATACTTTTTTTTAAATCTATTTTTAAAAAATATTTATTGAACCAATTTTTAAACCAAAAAGAATGTAATCCTAAGGATAAAACACCTAATATTACAAATAAGATATTATGTCTAACAATCCAAGTTAAATAAATATGATATAATATTCTTGTACAAAAAAATGCAAAACCAAATAGATTATCACAACGTAATTTTTTATTAAAATGACCACTACTTAGGAAAAATGTTGGTAATTCTTCAATCATATATAACAAATAATAACTTATACTATTTTGTTTTATAGATAATAGACTTATAAATATATAAACTATATGATGAGTATATCCTGCTAAATTACACATATTTTTATGATATTTAAAAAATCCTATTACAATATCTGATATAAAATAAGAAATTAATTGCAGTGCACTTAAATGTAAAATTATTGCATCATCGTCAGATAATGATAAAGTATAAGACTCTTCATTAAAATTTGATAAGAAAAATTTATAATTAAAATAACAACTTATTAAGAATAATGTTAACGATGCTTTTATAGAAAGAATATATGCTTTTTGGTTTTTTGTTAAATTTTTATTATCTTTTACTGTTTTTTTATATATTAAAAAATAATCAATGCAAAATAATATAATTATAAATAACGAAGATCCTTTACCAAGTATATTAAAAGTTCCACCAGTATCTATATTAGTTTGTCCAAATGACATTTATAATGTTTATATTAATTTATAGTTTTAAATTAATTTTTATTTATTGACAAAAGGTACAATAATGATTATAACAATAATTACAATAATCAAGGAAATGATACTGTATAAATTATAAAAACAATATCTTACTTCTCTTGTATAATCTTCATTATATGAATTCAAAACTAATGTTATTATACTATCTTTGTATAATTCTGATATAATGTTTTTATAATATAAAACCATTTTAGAACGATTCTTGTTATTATTATCATCCTTTTTATCTTCTATATAATTAATAAAATCTCCTATAGAAATAATATCTTTTAAATTTTTTATTTTTGTTTTACATATTATACAACTAAATTTATTACTATAATTATAATGTCTACAAGCAATAGGATAATTTATCCATTCTAAAATACAAATTTTATGAACTTTTTGCCTACAACAATTCATTTTTATAAAATCTAAATTATTTTGTAATGTATCTAAACATATACAACAATCTACAACTTTATATGTATCTATTGTTGATTCACTATTTACACGTTGCTTTATTTCAATTAATTCTATTTCATCATCTTGCCGTATATCAACATCATTGGTAAAGGTACCTTGCCGTATATTGACAGCGGTATTCATATTTTTACTTTTATTTTTTTTTTTAAAGTTCAATTTTTATATAATATTTTTCAAGTCCTATACATGTTTTTTTTTTATTTTATATAATTATAATGTCAAGTCGAGAATTATATAAAGAATATAACGATAGAAAATACGAGTCAAATGATATTGGAAAGGTTTACTCAACTAATTTTAATGAAAAATTTAGCTTATCCGAGGAACCAAATATTGAATATGAAGGAAAAACTTATTATTTAACAATTTCTTCTAAAAATAGAAATATTACTAATAATCCTTTGGTAAATAATTACGTTGTTTATTTTCCAACTGAATTTAAAAATATATATTCTATAGAATTAATTCAAGCGATAATTCCTGCTAAAAATAATGTTGAAACAGAACCTTATTTATTATTAGACATTGATGAAATTCAAGATGTTGTGGTTTCAAGTGATACAAATATTTCAAAATCGTTTGCTATACTATTACTTGCTCCACCAACTACAAATGGAGGATTTATTCAAATTGATAATAGAATTCATGAAAATACAGTATTAAATTTTACAACTCCTAAAGCGAGTTTATCTAAAATGACTATTTCAATAAGAGATAGTGATGGTAATTTATTTGATTTTGGTGTTAATTCAAATACATTAAATAAGAGCATGCAAAATACATTTATTTTTAAAATTGTAGTTGGAGAAAAGAAAAGAACACAACTTAATCAAAGAAATGTTTACTAAATATTTTTACTTTTTTTGTTTTGGTAAAAATCTAGTATTTACACCTCCTCTTGGTCCAAATTCGGGCGTTTCGATACTTTTTGTAGCATCTGGCTTTTCAATATTTTCGAATAAATAAAAAGATCTTTTGTAAATATCTTCTTCGCGAGGTATATTTGATTGTCGATGTCCTTCATAAATAGGAATTCTCATTTTATCAGATACTTCAAAGTTACCATGTCCTGTTTGATATTTAGCAGGAACTGTAGGAAAAGGTAATTGTCCAAAAATATTTTTTACATTACAATTAGTTAATACATTTCCAGTTTCTCCATATCTTAAAAATGAATCTTTATCCATATTTTCAGATGGTACAAACAATTGATCTTTAATTGTCATTCCATAAAAATTCAAGTTTTCCTTTGCTTCTATTAAATCAATATGATTTGTTGTAACGAATTTTAACTTTTTATCATTATCTTCACCTCTTTTTTGAATAGCACACGGGTCATCTATTGTTCTATTAAATTCTTTCCAATTAACATCTTTAAATTGCGAATCATCAAAATTACTATTATATAACATTTTATATATTAACATTACTATAGAAAATAATAAAATAATAATTAAAGTAAAAAATTTTTAAATAATTGTACTATCAATGAAAACAAACTTAAAAAGTTATACTATATATGGTTCCCATTTCATAAAATTAGTATTATATTTACATTTTATAATTACTTTATCAATATTTTCAACTTTTTCAAAAAGTGATTTAATATATTTTGAATGTTTTATACCACGTATATATAAAATACCTTCTTTATTATTAGAAGAATAATTAAATACATTATATACATCAGTATAAGATGTACATTCTATTTTTTTTAATGCATCTTCCTTTTTAAACTGTGATACAAATCTACATTTAGTAAATTGTGAAATTTGTTCAACTGAACATAATTCATCTTTGTATATAAAATTATTTCTAAATATCTTTATCATGTTTTCGTTTGCTTTTTGAAATGTAGGATGAATATTAATTGTCATGTGATCATTTATATTTTTTAACCGTTCTTTTTTTATATGTATAATAATTTCATTTAATAGTGTTAAACGTAATTCATAAGATAAATCTATCATTTTACCATTTTTTATAAGAATATCAGTAATCAAGTATTCGTTTTTATCCATATTTTTATAAAGATATCCTTCTAATAAAAGAGTATCTTTAAAAAATGGAGAACATTCTAAATATTGATCATTTAATGTATTTTTTATAATATTATTTTTGCTATAATATTCTATAGATTGATTATCTGGGAAAAAATAAAAAATATTATAATCTTCTTTTGTTTCTTCTAAAAAACTTTTTTTTGTAATTAACAAATAATATTTTTTATTATTATTTGGAATGAGGTAATCAAGAGAAATACCGGAATTAATATCTATGTTAAGAGATGTTTTATTATCTTTTTTTAATAAAAAATCATTATAAAGATGTAATAAAGGAGATAATATTTTAGTTTTTAACAAATTACTTTGAGAATAATTTACACTCTTATTAATAAAAGACATATTGATATATATAGCAGTTATTTTAAGTAAATATCATCTTTTTTTCATTTTTTTTTATTATATTTTTACGTGTAAATTAAAAATATTTTTTACATACTAATTTCAATTAACACGTATGTCTGTGTGTCTAGAAGGTAATGTTTTTATAGATGGTGGACAAGTACAAAATATTGTTGTAACATCTTCTACTATAGGTAATTGTATTATTTCCAAAAGTAGCTTAGATATGCTTAGTTCTTCTGGTAATCTTCAAAATATTACTAATGTCGCTGATCCTATCAATCCACAGGATGCTGCAACAAAAAAATACGTTGATAATTTAGGTATTGTTATATCTAACATCAATCTTACATCTACGAATACAACAACCATTTCTAGTTATAACAAAGGAAGTTATATTATAACTATAAGTAATATTGTTTTAAATGGTCCTTCAGGTATTTTTCATGTAACTAAAAGCGAAAGCTCTCAAAAAGCTCATATAGTTCGAACAGTTGCATCTCCAGGATATACTACTAATGTATTTTTAAATGTTACATGGCCAAGTAATTCTGGTATTTTATTAAATAAAACTGGTAATAATTACGATGGAACTTATTTAATTAAAATTATGTAAATTGTTTCTAATTTCTTCTAATTTATCCTTTATATCGGCAAGTTCTTTATCTAATTCTATCATGTATTTTTTTTTATCAAATAATACTCTTAAATTTGATTCTTTACATTCATTTTCTTTACATTCATTTTCTTCACATACATTTTCTTCACATACATTTTCTTCACATTCTATTTCTTCACATTCTATTTCTTGTTTATCTTGTTCATTAGGTTGTCCAGTTTCTGTTTCAGTTTCTGTTTCAATTATTTCTAATTGAATATCTTCCTTTTCACTTTCTATTTCATCTTCACTTTCAGTATCATAATGATAAGAACATATTTTATTACGAAATATATAATTAATGCTGCAAATATATCCAATAAAAACAAAGACTCCAACAATCATTCCTTTTTTCATATACTTCATTATATTTTTAATGTTTAAATTAAAACATTAATAATAAATTTATTTTTTTTTAAACTTCTTTTGGTTTTAAAGGAATAGGTTCTGCTAAATCTGACAAATCATCAATTTCTTGAACTTCTTCTTGTTGTTGCTGTTGTTGTTGCTGTTGTTGTTGTTGTTGTTGTTGTTGTTGTTGTTGCTGCTGTTGTTGCTGTTGTTGTTGCTGTTGTTGTTGCTGTTGTTGTTCAACTGGTAATGAATTGTTTACAAACTGTACTACTTTACTTAATAAAGACGCATCATTTAATGTATAAGATCCTGATTTTTGTCCTTTATTTACACCTTGAATTAATAGACTTTTAGCTACATTATCAGTAATTTCTTTATCTGGAACTTGATTAACTAAAATATCAATTGCTCTTTTTAATAATTCTGCTTCATTAAGTAAATAAGCTCCTTTTTGCTGTGCAACTTCAATATATTGTGCCATGATTTGAATAGAATTAGTTTCATTTAATGTAATCACGGTTGGTTCTTGTTGTTGTTCAGACATTTTAATCTTATTTAATAAAAAAAAACAAATAATTAAACACAATTCAGTTTTTTTTATTAAAATGTATAATTATTTGCGCATATAATAAAAAATATTTATATATCTAATATAATAATGAAATCTATATTTTCAGATTTAACAAAAGAAACAATAAATATTGTTTTTAAAGAATGTGAAAAGGAAAAAAATAAAAGTAAAATAGAATATTTTATTAATAACATTGCAAAAATCGCCTTTACTAATATTAAACCATATTTATACACAATTATGGCAATATTAATTTTAATGTTTACAATGAATTGCTTCCAGTTTTATTATTATATAAAATTATTTATATTAAATAATAAAATATCAAATTTGGATGATGTTTTAACAAGAAACTAAACTATACTTTTTTAAGAAAAAAGTATTCAAAAAAATAATAAAAGCTAAGGATTGGCTTATGCAAGATAGAAATAAAAATAATAAGGAAATTTTTTGTTATTTTTAATTAAAAAGTTTATTATCATAAGCTTTAGCTCTTATTATTTTTTTGATTAAACTTTTTTTTTAAAAAGTTTATTATCATAAGCTTTAGCTCTTATTATTTTTGATTAAACTTTTTTTAAAAAGTTTAGTTTAGACATAAGAATTTAGATTATAAAGTGTTTGCCATTCATGGAAAATTTCTCTTCTTTTTTCAATAGATTCTTGTAATTTTTCTTCATATTCTTTTACAAAAGATTCATCTTGACATAATAGAATAGCTTTTTCTAAATGCTCGCATTGTTTTTTTAACAAAACATCATTACATTTCTTTATTTCTTCTATAAATTCATTTGGTATTTTTTCAAATAAAGTAAAAGAAATAAATTTAGATGCTTGTATTTTTATACTATTTGAAAGATATTTTAATTGAGATAAAAATCTTTCTTTATTTTCAATTGATAGATTAAAATATTTACAAACTATATATTTTTCAGAATTTGTTGGTCTACTAGTTTTTGGTTTGTAAATATAAACTTCTTTATAACATAAAGATAAAAGATAAATCAAGTGAATACTAGTATCTGTTAAAATATCAAACATTTTTAAAATAAAATGACCATTTATTTTTTGTAAACTAACAGCAGAGTAAATTTCACTTAAAATAAGATTATAATGTAATTGTTCTTTATGATTAAAATCATTTCCTTCATCGAAACCACCATCAGCAGTTATTAAGTAAAAAGGTCCTTTAGAAATTATTTTAATATGGTCAATATTATAAAAATTATTAATATCTCCTGTATTATCTTTACCATAAGTAATATACAAGTATTTGTTCATAATATTTTTATTATAAGTTGGAAGATTATAGTTTTTATATTGTGGTAAATCTTTATTCAAAGAAATTGTATAAATTTTATAATTATTTTTTACATATTTACGTTTTTTAACTGTAATAAATCCATCTTCGTCAATATCAGGCTTTAATGTATTTGTATTTTTTGCTGAACGATCAATTTGTAAATAAATATTAGACCCTTGTATAAATCCACCAGGTGCTTCTGCACAATGTAAAATAATATCTTCTTCTATATAATCTTCAAAAATTTCAAACTCGTTAACAATTTCCCAATATTTATAAAAAGCTCTATTAACAATAGGATCTTTTACTTGAAAATCATAAACATTAATATACCATCTAACTTTTTTCCATATATCTGAATCAATATTATCTATTTTATTTCTACATATATTTAAATATTTAGTATATCCATATTTTTCATTTGGTACGGATGGAATGTCAGAACTATTTATATTAATTTTTAATGACACGTTAGACACTTCATCTTCTTTTTCATTTTTATGCAACAAAAATAGCATTATTATTTAATAAAAACATTTTTTAAATCATTTTCATTTTTTTTATTTATACATTTATACATTTATACATTTATACATTTATACATTTATACATTTATACATTTATACATTTATACATTTATACATTTGAGACTAGACATTGACTGAAATTGCTTAAAATACAGTATTTTTTAAATGCATTTCTAAACGATTTTCTAATTCTTCTTTTTTACCACATGTCTTTAATGATAATCTCTGTAAAAAATCTTTTAAAACCTTTAATGTAATCTTTTTGTTTTCATTTTTCATATCGTAAAGATCATTTCTTACTTTATCTTTTTCATTTTGTTGTTTTGTTTCTTTAACATTATCATCAACAACATTCTTATCATTTTCTTTAATAATATCATCATCTTTCTTTTTAGTGACATCGTTATCGTCAACAACATTATCAACAACATTCTTTTTAGTGACATCAACAACGTCATCATCATTTTTAGATTCATTGTTTAAATGTATTTGTGAGTTCATCTGAGAAAAATTAAATAAAAGAGCATCTTTATACATAATAATATACCAATTGTCATATTCTATTATTTCTTTATCATCCCCATTTCCTTCATCAATTTGTGTAATATGTTTTTCAATTGTATGTTTATGATATGTAAAATAGATTATATCCTTTTCTAATTTGTATTGTTTAAAATCTAATGGATCTGATATATACATTGGTTTATATAAAATAGATAAATCAGTAAATCCATTTTCTATAGTAGAGAAATCTGAAAGGAGTGTTTGATTTTTTATTTGATTTTTATAATACTTGTATTCAATACAATTCAATATATCTACTATATCGTATAGAGATGATACTTTAAATATAGAAATATCCTTTTGATATAAATCAATTGTTTGAAAGTTAAATTCTGTATTTTTTAAATCTTTAATAATTGTTTTTGGAAAATAAATTTCATTATCCCTTTCTACATTTTCTTTTTCTACATTTTCTTTACTTTCTGTATTTTTTTCATTGTCACTTTTAGGTGTTTTTTTAAATACACAAAATCTATTCAAGAACGAAATATCGCGTTCACAATCAAAAAATTCGTATTTTTCATCAGTAAAAAAGTTTTTAAATAATTCACTTTCTACACATGTAAAACCATTTGATTCCATAAATTCTTTAAAATATTGAAAATCAATTACCCATTCGTCTGACCCATCACCTAATACATTATTTCCATTTAATGTAATTTTTAAAGAATTACCAAATGGTACTTCCAATATCGTTTTTTCTCTTTGAATGATATAACAAATTTCATTATCTTGTTCTTTATAACACATATTTTGATTTTTTGATTGTAAAAATAGATTGTCTATTTCAGTATTATCTAAAAACGAAACGATAAAATACCCATCGTCATTTAAAGAATTATCTAATATTTTTTTAATATTTTTTAAAGTTTCTTCTGATTTAAAAAAGTAATGAATACCAAATTGGCAACAAACAGTATCAAATCCTTTATTATTATTTTTGTAAATATGTTCATAAGAATCATTTTTTGTTAAATCTAAACAAAAGAAATTATAATTAAGAGTTTTATCCTTTAACATTAAAGAATTGTAACGTTTTTTACATTCATCTATACTTTTTTCAGAAATATCATAACCATCTACATATTTAACACCATTATAGAACCATTTATACAAATCACCACCTTTTCCAGAACAAAGTTCAAGTAAATGAGGAATTTTTTTACAATATTTGTTATAAAGATATTCTTTAATTTTATTATGGAAACGCCTCATTCTTTCAAAAAAAAAATCCCCTGTAACAGAATTTACATTAAATTTAAATAACAATTCTTTTTCAACAGGATTATTGATATTATTCCAAATATCACATGCAACTGTGCTAAAGTTACCGTGTTTTTCTGGATTAACTGTTTTATCCCATCTAGTTCTTAATGGAATAAATTTATTAAACTTTTTATCCCATCTACATTCTAAAACAGTATTAGATTGAAATGGTTCATCAGTTGTTTGATCAATTAAATTATCAGAAAATTCAGTAATATATGTCATTAATATATTTTCCTTATATCCACATAATGATGATACATCAAAAAGAACTTTTTTGTTTTTAATACGATTTTCTTTTTGATTAGTTTCATCCTTTTCTTTATGTTGAACATATAACTCCCATCTTGAAGTGTTCTCTTCTAAACCACTACCAATTTTTACAGCATATAAATCAATTGTATTTAAATTATCAGGTTTCCATTTTAAAAGTGTTTGCCATTTTTTAGTTAACGGATATGGTTCATCCATAGGTGTAAAAATAAGACCATCATTTTCATAAAAATTTTGATGAACATTATCTAAAATAATCTTTGATGCCATAAAAACATTTCTAAAATAATAACGTTTCATATAAACTTTATAAAAATTTGTTGAAAATGTTTTAGTCATTATATCATTTAAACGATCTAATCTTTGTTTTAAAAAATATTCTTTTTTTCCTCTTATATCTTCATTATTAAATACTAATAAATCAAATGCTAAAAAGTGAAATACATTATTATCTTTTACTAATTCGCAATCAATAATAGTCATACGGTAATCAGATCTTATATCAGTTTTAATAACTCGTTTTAAATTATTATCAATAAAAAATACCATACCATTGTTATCAATTAACATAATATATCTTTCTCCATCTGCTTTATCTGTTACAGAATAAAGATTTTTATACAAATTGACAATTTTGTCTTTTGCCAAAGTTTCAGGTTGAGCACCTACAAAATAATGTTTTCCAGTCATTTTTTTATATGTATCTAAAACAGATCTCTTTTCATAATCAGAAATAATATAATAACTACTTTGCTTATTTTGTAAAATAAAAACAATAATACCCATAATATCTGATATATCATCTTTAGAAATTTCAAATTCTACTTCATATGATATTTTAATAGTTTCTTTAAATGATTGTTTTGTTATTGTTAAATCAATTTTACCAGATGAAAATTCATATGATGTTCTATTTTTTTCTCTTTTAATTTCTGTTTCAATCGTTTTTTCTGTTTTATTTGATTCATATTCATCTTTTGTTATTTCAATTTCATTTGAAGATGAAAAGCGCATATTATAATCATAAACATCATAATTATTTACTAATTTTTTTTTCAAAAAAGTTTCACTGTTATCACTGTTATCACTTAAATCAGTAATTTTTCTTGCATTAAATCCATCATTCATTTTGTAAATAATTTCGTTTGTATTTTTAACTGTTTTTTTTATAGAAGGTTGTTTATTCAACATTTTTTTCAATACGTAAAAAGCTTCTGTTTCAAAAGTAGAATCAAAAAATCTCTTTACTCTACCACGATCATCACGTTCTACATTACCACTTTCATCTCTTTTTATTTTAAATTCTCCAAAACGAATTTCAAATTCGTATTTTTCACTAATTGCATCTTTAACTCGTTTTTGTAATTCATTTGTATATTTGTCAAAATTCAAAAAATTGTTCATCGTAATATTAATTATAATATAGTTAAATAATTAAAATTGTAATATAAGGTACTTTTTATAATAATTTATTTTAAATTCATTTTTTTAATTTATTTTAAATTCATTTTTTTAATTTATTTTAAATTCATTTTAAATTCATTTTTTACACAGCCATTGGAGCAAATAATTTTTCATATGGAAAATACCCTATCAACTCAAAATCGCTATATTTAATATCTGACCAATCAATATATTGTATACGTTGATTTAAATGTATTTTTGGAAATGGTCTAGGTCTTCTTTTTAATTGTTCTTTTACTTGATCAATATGATTTTTATATATATGTACATCTCCACCATTGTAAATAATTTCTTTTGTTTTCATACCTGCCTTTTTAGCAAGTATATTTAAAAGTATACTATAACTTGCTATATTAAATGGTAAACCTAAAAATACATCAGAACTACGCATATTAAAAGATGCAGATAAATATTTTTCATTATCCTTTTCCTCTACATAAAATTGTATTGAATAATGGCATGGGGGAAGGCACATTTTATTTAAATCAGTTGGATTCCATGCAGAAATTATAATTCTTCTACTAAAAGGATCTGTTTTTAATTGATGTAAAACCTGTGATAATTGGTCAACTCCACCTATTTTTGACGTATCGATAAAACTTGTATCAGCAAAAGCTTGTGAATATTTTGCTCCAAAAAATCTCCATTGCCATCCATATACTGGCCCAAGTATACCTTCTTTATAATTACGTAGTCCACGTTTATCTAAAAATTCTCTTGAAGAATTACCATTCCAAATTTTTACACCACGATTATCTAAAATTTTTGCATCAGTGTCACCACGACAAAAAAATAATAATTCTTCTATACATGCCTTTAAAGGTACTCGTTTTGTTGTAAGTAATGGTAATGTCCCATTTGATATATCAAAACGTAATGATTCTCCAAAAGTTGAAATAGTACCAACATTAGTACGATCTATACGTTCATTACCATTTTTTAAAACTTTTTTTACTAAATCTAAATACGAAATTTCATTTCTTAATTCTTCTGTTAAAGAAGCTAATTTGTCATTTTCATTTAATTTATACTTTAAAATACGATAATTACATTTTTCAGTTTCGTATTTTTCAGAATAACCAATTAATCGATATCTATAATCAGGTATATCTATAAATGTATCAGGTTCATCTTTTAATTTATAATTTTTTACTTCAGTTAAATAAATATTATTTGCCAAAAAAACACTATCTTCTTTTAAAAATAAATTATATATATCGCTACCACCTATAACAAATACATTAGGATTATATTTCTCATAAAATTGTAAAAATTGCTTATAGTTTAAGAAATAAAGGTCCTTGCTAATCGTTTTTTTTGAATTATATGGTGATAATTTTAATAGATCACGGTCATTTGTTAAAACTAAATTAATACGATTTTCGAGTGGTCTTTTTTCCTGAGGAATAGAAAACCAAGTTTTTCTACCCATTAATACAATGTTTTTTTCTAATTTTGAAGAACTTGACAAGCTTTCCATTGTTATTTTTTTAAAAAATCTTTGATCATTTTTTAATTTGACAAGTAAATCATTATTTTTACCTATAGCTAAACGATTTTTATAAGGAATGACACATGAAATAATATTGATAGTCATATCTTTATATTATTTAAGTACTAAAATATTCATTTTTTTAAATTATTTTACAAATAAACAATCTACATAATTTTTTACACATGATTTTAAATAATAATAATAATCTTCATTGTTACATTTTAAATTACAACACATTATATTCGTTATGTAATCTATATTTAAAATATATAACTTTAAATATTTTTCCAACTTTGTTACAAAGTATTTTAATAAAAGATGATCGTCGTATAAAATAAAACAAGTAAATATATAATTAAAAGATTGTATACAATGTTGTGATATTTCTTCAAAACAAAATTTGTAAAAGATATAATCAATACATATTTTAATTTTTATATCATACTCGCTTTTTTTATATAATAATAATTCATTTATACAATATACTATTATATCAATTTCTATATGAAATACTTTTAATATTATTTCTAATTTATATTTATCTAGATTAATCAACATGTATTTCATATTAGAATTTGATATTGTATTTATATTATCGATATCCCCGTTATTGTATTTTATATCATTTCTTTCTAATTTTTTACACAATTTACATTTTAAACAAAAACCTTTAAATATTTCATGTGATTTTATATTATTTTCTATTATATAATTTAATATATCTACATTATCATAATTTTTTTTGTTTTTATAAACATTATATATTTTAATAAAATCATCACATAATAGACTTTTATTATTATATTTTTTATTTATGACATCATCTATTTTAAAAAATAAACTACATTCCATTATTATTTTATTTGCAATTCTATTATATCCATATGCTTCATCATTGTTTTTGTATAATTTATAAATTTTTTTTGAAGATGATAAAAAATTAATAATATCTATTAAGCCTAGTTTTTGTATAATACATTCTAGTATATCATAATGAATAATATCGTCCATTTTTTTTTATTTGGTTATTTTGGTGGTTATTGTGGATGTGATATGGTGGATTTATGGATTATTATTTACACTATATTACAAAATAAGATTAATTATCTTTAAATTACTTTTTATTATTTTTTTATTTATTATTTTTTATTTATTATTTTTAGATATTTTAAGACCATGTTTTTTGATTAGCCGATCTGAAATACCATTTTTATTTACGGGTACTGAATTTATTTATACGCAAATTACATAGATGACCAAAATTATTTATCTTAAAAAACTGGACGTCCAAAATTATTTATCTTAAAAAACTGGACGTCCATGATTATTTATGTTAAAAAACTGGACGTCCATAATTATTTATCTTAATTAATTCAATTAATTTCACTATCAATTAATTTATTTTCTTCTGCATTTTTAATAATTTCATCTATTTCTATTTCTCTTTTACAATCCAATGTAATATCAGATTTTATATTTTTTACTATTGTAATACTTTTATTTTGATCATTTTTTAATTTTGCTTCAACTGTTAAAATACCATCTGAATTTATAGAAAACGTTACTTTAATAATTAAAATATTTTTTTCCATTTTTGGTACGTTGTGTAGTGTACATTTACATATTAAAAAATTATCTTTTACAAGTCTTCTTTCACCTTGATAAACATTAATATCTATACTAGAATCATTTTCCGAATTAGTAAATTCTACAGTTCTACTAACTGGTATTATTGAATTTTTCGATATTATAGGACTCATTAAACCTCCAGATACTTCTACACCCAATGACAAATGAGTAATATCTATTAGTAAACTTTCTCTAAAATGACAATCTTTTTTCATTAAATTATATAATAAAGCTCCTTGTAAACATGCCCCCAATGATACAATTTTGTCTCTATCTATATTCAAACAAATTTGTGCATTTGAAAATTTTTTACACAATATTTCTTGTAATCGAGGAATTCTAGAACAACCCCCTACCAAAATTATTTTAGATATATCTTTTTTATTGTATTCTAATTTTTCAATTAAAAGTTCTATTTTATCATAAAATGGTTTACATATTTCGTTAAATAAATATCTAGACACTGTATATTTAAAATCACATGATTCAATGTATAATATTGAACTATTATTAAAAGTCAATTCGCATTTTAAACGTTCGCAAATATTGATTAATTTATCTTTACTTGTCATTTTATTCAACTTTTCATAAAAATATTCTACTAATAAATTAGTAACATCTACACCACCTAAATAATTATCACCAACAACTTCTATAACATCATACATTTTTTCTTCATTATCTGCATGAACTATAGATATATCTGTAGTACCACCTCCACAATCAAAAACTAACATGTTATAATCTTTTTCTTGATCTTTTTCTTGATCTTTTTCTTGATCTTTTTCTTGATCTTTTTCTTCTTTTGATGATAAATAGCTATGATATAAAGCAGCAGCTGTTGGTTCATTTAGTATTCTTATTACATTCATATTGCATTTTGAAAAACATGTTTTTATAATAGTTCTTTGTAATTCATTATAATATGCAGGAACGGTAATAACTACATTTATATTTTGTTCAACATTGTAATTCAAACTTTCAAGAGCATATTTTTTTAAATAATTTAGATAATATACAATAATTTCATCTAGTGATATTTTTATACGCTCACCCTTTTTATAATATATAAAACAGCCATTTTCTATTATATTTTTACTAAAAAAATCATGTGTATTTTTATCTAAATTATTTAAATCCTTTCCTATCAATCTTTTTATATTTATAAAAATATTTTCCACTTTTGTTGTATAAAAAGTTTCATCGCCAAATAATATATCATCAGAATCTGGGTCAAAATAAATAGACGAAGGTGTAGTATAATTACCATTTTTGTTTCGAATTACAATAAAATCATGTTTTTCTTTATCGAAATAAGAAACACAAGATGTAGTTGTTCCAAAATCTATACCCAAAATCAATTGGTTATTCATATTTATAACTTTTTATTATTATTTCTATATAGTTTATTATTAAAATTTAATTTTAAATTTATTTTAAAATTTAATTGAAAATTTAATTTAAAAGTAATTAACTTTATAATAATAAACATAAAAATGGTAGAAGTAGTATTATACGGTGATAAAAAAGCAACTTGTACACAAAGAATTAGTATTTTACTTGAAGAATTAAATCTTAAATACAATTTTTCAAACGTTGAATTAAAGAAAGGTGAACATAAAACACCTGAATTTTTAGAACTACAACCTTTTGGAAAAGTTCCAGCAATGACTTATGGTGATAGAAAGTTATTCGAGTCTAGGTGTATATTACGTTATATTGCTAAAAATAATGTAGAATTTAATGATCTTCTTGGAGACACAGAAGTTGATTTGTGGTTAGAAGTAGAATCACAAAATTATAATCCACCTGCTAGTAAAATTGTCTACGAAAGAGTATTTAAAAAAATGATGGGTGGAGAATCAGATGAAAAGATAGTAGAATCTTCAGTTATTGACTTGGAAAAGGTATTAGATGTTTATGAAAAAAGACTAGAAAATTATCTTTATATTGGAGGAGATAAATTTAGTATTGCAGATATTAGTCATATTCCTTATACAAACCATCTTTTACGTTGTGGATTTAAAGAACTATTTAAATCTAGACCAAATGTGTATAAATGGGTAAAACGTATTATGAAAAGAGATGCGGTTGAAACAGTTCTTAAAGATCAATGATCAACTTTGTACACATTTTTAAGAAAATTAATCACTTTCAGTTAATGGGAAAAAAACTCTTGTTGATACTAAAGTTAATTCTCTTTCTAATGATTTTATGTGTTTATTTTGAATATCGACAATATTTTCTAATCGTTGTATAGATCCAATAAGATAAGGTAAAATACGTTCATATTTTATACTTTTATAATTCGTGTTACTTTTATAATTCGTGTTACTTTTATAATTCGTGTTACTTTTATTAGTTGTGCCATTTGTGTCATCAAAAATAGAAATCGCTTGAGGAATAACTTGTTCAACTTCTTGTGCAATAAATCCTATATCGCTAGTACCTCTTTTAGATTCATTAAATATGTCATCTTTCCAATCAAATGTGACTGGGCGTAATGATTTAATTTTAGATAAACATAATTCAGAATCAATATTTTGTATATTCTTTTTAAGGCGTACATCAGATAAATTTCCAAAACCAGTAATATCACCTGTAACAGTTAAATTACCATTAGTTAATCTCATATTTGCAACAGTGTTATTTTCAAACCATAAATAACCACTTGAAGGATTCTTGAAATATATATTACCATTTGTTGTACTTATATTATAACTTCCATTAGTAAAGGAATTTGATAAAACAATGGAACTTGAAGTAATACTATTAATTGTATTTATACTATTAGCTGTTAATGTTTTTTCAATAGTTGCTCCACCTAATAAATATAATGCTCCATTACTTTGCCCAGAAATTGAATCTTCAGTACTATTGATTTGCATTGAATCAATTAAATAAGAACCAAATGTATTATATGTAAAATTTGAATAAGAACCAGTATCTGATAATTGTGTTACTGAAAATCTTATTGTAGTACTTGTCCAGTTAACTATATTAGATGATATATATTGTATTTGACCACTTGAGGTAATACTAAAAGTAATACCTGTATTGTCACCTAAAACTGTTGGATAAATATTCCATCCAGTAGAACTATAATTACCTTCTATAGTATACATTGAACATAAATTACCACCAATACTACGAATTATTTTAACAGCAACTGTCGAAGTAAATGAATTTGATTGTGTATAATCAAATAAAAATCCTGTTATATCAGTTGGAAAACTTGTATTATTATTAGCAATAAAAGATCCAGAATAAAGACTTGCTACTCCATAATTTAAATTTTCAATTGATAATTTTTTTATATTTACTGCATTAGCAGTGATATCTCCGCCAACAAATAAAGATTTTTGAATAGAAGCACCTCCATTTGTAAGAAAACTACCACCATTTGATACATTTATAGAATCTGCTGTATTTTGAATAGTAATACCACCAAATGAAATTAATGCACCTGATTGTAAATTAATAGAATCATCTGTAGCAGTTAATGTCAAGTATGAATAAGTACTAGAACTTCCAGCCATTCCATTAATAGACCCTTGAACATAAAGATCTCTCTCTACATGAAGATCATCTCCTACATAAAGAACTTTTTCAATACTTGCTCCACCTGCTATTTTTAATGCCCCTGAATAAATATCAGTTGCATTTGTTTGACAAGTAATACTCATAGAATTATCATTTTCATTTAATATAATTGGTTTACTAATTTGATTTCCTGCAATTAATTGTAATGAAATAGATGTATTGGATGATAAAAATGAATATCCTGCTAAACTTGCAGCTCCACTATTATTATACCCAGATGTTAATTTTATATTTCCTGAATTATCAGAAAATTGTATTGAAGAAGATCCAGAGTTTGATTTATTTTGAATTTGTAAAACATTTCCATTTTTGTTTGACGATACAACATTCAGGTTTATACTATCAGATACATTCAAGTTACCTAAAATATCCAATGTAGCCGTTGGACTTGTTGTACCAATACCAACATTACCCGCAGTATAATATAAAGAATTTGATGATGTATTTGAAGTCCATTGACTTGATATATAAAGAGATCCATTTCTATATAAAGATCCTGTAAAATTTATATTAGAAGCTGTAATACCAGTAACATTAAGTACACCAGTAGTTATGTTAGTAACTATAATATTAGGAATTGTTGCAGTTGTAGAAAATAAGTTTGCTGAACTAATTAAACCAGTATTTAATAAAGTAGCTGTAGTAATACCTGTACTTGCATTTACTGTTCCAGTAGAAACATTAGTTACAGTTACATTAGCTAGAACGGAAGTCCCAGTTGCCATTAAAGTTCCAGTAGAAACATTAGTTACAGTTACATTTGCAAGAACGGAAGTCCCAGTTGCCCTTAAAGTTCCAGAGACATCTAATGTGTAAGCTGGACTTGCAGTTCCTACACCTACATTTCCACCTGGACCTTGTAATGTTAAATTTTGTGGCACATTACTACCGTAATCGTAAGCAAATATATTTCCTACAGATCCATTATTACTAAATGTTAGTCTTTTACCATTTGCAGCCTGGACATATAAAGAGTGACCGAAGTTGTCATTTCCAGAAATCAATAATGAACCATTTGAACCAACACCAGCACCAGCACCTGTAACAGTTACATTAGCTAGTGCTGATAACCCAGTAGCCATTAAAGTTCCAGTAGATACATTAGTTACAGTTACATTTGCAAGAACGGAAGTCCCAGTTGCCCTTAAAGTTCCAGTAGTTACGTTAGTAACTACAATATTAGGAACTGTTGCAGTTGTAGAAAATAAGTTTGCAGAACTAATTAAACTAGTAACATTAAGTGTACCTATTGTATTATTTAAAGATATAGAATTTGTTGTTAAAATTGAATTAGATGATATACTAGTTGAAAAGTTTGCTGTACCAGAAACATCTAATGTAGATGTAGGACTTGTTGTACCAATACCAATGTTACCTTCAGTATAATATAAAGAATTTGATGATGTATTTAAAGTCCATTGACTTGATATATAAAGAGATCCATTTTTATATAAAGATCCTGTAAAATTTATATTAGAAGCTGTAATACCAGTAACATTAAGTACACCTATTGTATTATTTGTATTAACTATATTACTAGCATTTAAACTACTTGAGCTAATATTTGTAAATAATGCATTAGAAATTGTACTATTAGATGCATTTAGTGTACCAGTTGAAATATTCACATCTGTTAAATTAGTGGTTGTAATGTTTACAGTTGTAAGAGTACCACCTACTATTAAATCTCCTGATATACTTATTGATCCAGCAGTTATAATCGCTGATGCAACTGTTCCAAAAATAGCATTACCAGATATATTACCAGATACATTTAAATTTCCTCCTATAAAAACATTTTTATTTATAGAAGCACCCCCAGCTATTGTTAAAGCACCACCAGAAGTTACACTAGTACTATTAGTTAAACAATTAATACTCAAACCACCATGTAACAAAATAGAACCAGTTGATGCATTTGTAGAATTTTTTGTATTTGTATTATAAATACCTGAAAGTGAATCTATCAAAAAAAAAGGAGTCCCATTATCCACACATTGAAATTTCACTGTTGAAGACATTATTATAAACCTTTAAAAAAAGTTTAGTCAAAAATCGTAAAATAATATTTAAAAAAATATTATTAAAAAAAATAAAAATACAAACTTTTATATCAAAATTTAAAATTTAAAAATTAAAATTTATACTTGCATAACTAAGAATTTAATCATTGTACTTGTCCAGTTACTTTGATTTGTTGATGTATATTGCATTTCACCATTTGATGTAATACTAAAAGTAATATCTGTATTATCACCAGTTACACTTGGATATATAGACCATCCTGAACTAGAATAGATACCTTCAATTGTATACATGGAATATAAATTTCCACCAGCACTACGAATCATTTTAACATAAACGGTAGCAGTAAAACAACCGACGGATACACTATCAAAACTAAAATTAGTTATATTAGCTGGAGTGCTTATATTATTACTAGCATTAAATACATTAGAATATACATTACCATTTCCTAAATTTAAATTATTAGCAAGAACATTACCAGCTGAAACATTTGTTGCTACTGCATTAACAGTAGTTAAAGTACCAGTAGTTAAAGTTGTAATGTTAGCATTTGAACTTGTAATGTTAGTATTTACTAAATTTGTATTAAGTAAAGTACCAGCAGTTAATGTAGTAGCATTTGCATTAGTAGTAGTTAAAGTACCAGAACTCATTGTAGTATTTACCAATGTACCAGCCGTTAATGTAGTAATATTTGCATTTGTTGCTTGTAAACTAGCAGTTGTAAGACCAGTAGACAAGTTAAGTGTAGCAGAACTAATATTTGTTGAAATAGCGTTTGTATTTACAAATGTACCAGCAGTTAATGTAGTGATATTTGCATTTGTAATTTGAGCACTAGCAGTTGTAAGACCAGTAGACAAGTTAAGTGTAGCAGAACTAATATTTGTTGAAACAGCATTTGTAATATTTGCATTTGTTGCTTGTAAACTAGCAGTTGTAAGACCAGTAGACAAGTTAAGTGTAGCAGAACTAATATTTGTTGAAACAGCGTTTGTATTTACCAATGTACCAGCCGTTAATGTAGTAATATTTACATTAGTTGCTTGTAAACTAGCAGTTGTAAGACCAGTAGACAAGTTAAGTGTAGCAGAACTAATATTTGTTGAAATAGCGTTTGTATTTACAAATGTACCAGCAGTTAATGTAGTGATATTTGCATTTGTAATTTGAGCACTAGCAGTTGTAAGACCAGTAGACAAGTTAAGTGTAGCAGAACTAATATTTGTTGAAACAGCATCTGTATTTACAAATGTACCAGCAGTTAATGTAGTAATATTTGCATTTGAAGAAAGTAATGTACTCGAACTAATATTAGTAAATAATACATTAGAAATCGTACTACTAGATGCATTTAATGTACCTGTTGAAATATTGATATCTGTTAAATTAGTTGTTGTAATGTTTACAGTTGTAAGAGTACCACCAACGATTAAATCACCAGATAAACTCATTGTTCCAGCAGTGATAGTATTTGCCAAGATTGTACTAGCAGTAATAGTAGTAGTATCAATATTTATAGCACTAACTGAACCTGATGTATAACTAACATTTCCAGCAGTACTTGTCCATTGACTTCCTAAATAAGGAACACCGTTTTGATACAGACTTCCTGTAAAATTAATATTACCAACTGTAATACCACTTGGAGCTTGTAAAGTACCAGTAGAAATATTAGTAGCAACTACGTCTGTAATTAATGCACTTGCAGATGTTAATCCAGTAGTCAAGTTAAGGGTTGCAGCAGTAACATTTGTAGAAACAGCGTTGGTATTTAACAAGGTAGAAGCAGTAACTGTTGTTGCGTTAACGTTAGTGACTTGTATACTAGCAGCAGTTAAAGTGGTAGTATTAGTATTTGACGCAACCAAAGTACCGGTAGTTAATGTAGTAGTATTAACATTTGATAAATATAATGTTCTCCATCTATTATTTTCACTACCAAGATCATAAGTTATCGTAGAAGATGGAATAATATGACCACCAAATGTTGAATTTGTTACTTGCATATTTGATGCAATTAAAGAGCTTACTGTACTATTAGTAGCTACAACATTTGTAGAAGCTACACTACCAGAAGTAACACTTGTAGAAATAATTGATGATGTTGTTATTCCAGATGTAGATCGGATACCTCCAACAACGTCTAATTGATGAGCTGGATCAGTTGTACCGAAACCAATATTGCCAACTGTATAAAAAACTTCTGTTCCATTTGTAGTCCAAATTTCAGATCCGCTATAAAGACTTCCATTTTTGTAAAAGTTTCCTGTAAAATTAATATCACCAGAAATATCTAAGGAATAATTAGGATTAGTATTAGCAACACCAATTTTTTCTCCAACTATTAAATTTTTAGCAATAGAAGCATCTCCCATAGATGTAATTGCACCTCCGTTTGAAAAATTTACAAAAGAAGTAGATCTTTCTGCAACTATACGAGAAACTCCACCAATACTAAATACATTTGAATTATATGTAATATCAGTACTTGCTAATGAATTTGTACCATTCGCGTAAATTAAACTATTTGATATAAAATTACCATTTGTATTTAAAATTACACCAAGACCATCAGATAATCCTTCAGGTGTTGTACCAGGTGGCGCTGTTGTTGAAGCTCTATATCTTATTATAGTAGTACCAGATGTATTTGAGTTTGTATATTGTATTACACCAACACCATCATTATCTCTCATGCTAAAAAGAACTCCTGTTATATCACCAGTAAAGCTGGATGTTATAACCCATCCACTAGGTTTATATAAACCATTTATTTCCCATACGGCATGTAAAGCTTCACCTGTTGAAACAGTTACATTTATAATTGCTTTAAAAGAAGTTACGTAAGCACTATTAAATGTAAAATCTGTTATATCTATATATGAATTTCTATTATTCACTAAAGTTGCTTGTCTTTCATATATAATATCATTTGTATTAGGTGTAATATTAACATTGTTAATAACAGTTTGACCTTTAATAAAAGTGTCCTTTGTAGACAATGTACCTTCATTAATAATAGATCCAGCAGTTGAACCAGCAGGTTGAGCATTATTAGAAACAACAACCTGTGCCTCAAAAATCAAAGCGTCAGGATTATAAGACATACGTTTATACTAATTACCTAGAAATTATTTTATTATAAATAAATCTTAAAAATAAAAATAAACGCACTAGAGTCCTTTTAAAATGTTTTTAAATTCCTCAATAAAATTATTTATATAAAACTTTTCCTTTTTTATTCTTTTTAAATATTTATGAGCTTTAATTATTTTTTTATCATTTTTTAATAATTCGTATACTTTTGTATTTAAATCATCATCCTCTGTAAAATATAACGGATATTTTTCACCTAATAATTCTACTATAGAAGGTAATTTATTAATTATAATTGGTGTTTCTCTAACAATACATTCAATTACAGTATTTACAGCAGATGCATCAACTAAATTTATAAATACTATATTTTCCGTTAATAATTTATCATACATTTCATTTTCTAAATGTTCTATAAATGTAATACTATTTATTTTGTTATTTAAATCTTCATAAAAATGTTTATACCAATTGTTTTTTACAATATCAACTTTTATTAAATCACGTTTACGACTTGAACGACTTGAACTACTTGAACTGCTATCATTACTGCTATCATTACTACTTGAACTGCTATCATTACTACTTGAACTGCTATCATTACTACTTGAACTACTACTTGAACTGCTATCATTACTACTTGAACTGCTATCATTACTACTTGAACTGCTATCATTACTACTTGAACTGCTACTACTTGAACAATTTAAACTGTTACCGTTACTTGAACAATGTTTATGATATATTATTTTATGTTTATTATTTGTTGAAATAAATTGTTGATGATCGTGATCGTGATCGTGATGATTTATTTTATTATTACTCAAGGTATGCTTTATTTTATTCATAAAATTATCAAGAGGATAATAATTACACATTTCTTTTCCTTTTAATACAACTTTAGAAATAGTATCATTTCTCCATTTAAAACATCCAGTTTTAACATTTATAGTTTTAGGAATATGTAAATTATAAAAGGAGTATATATTTCTAAGCCATCCACCAATATGTATAATCTTTTTATTTTTATTATTAATAAATAATTTACGATCAAATTTAGAAACATTACATTCTGTAGGATGAACTAAGGAAAAAACTGGAACATTTATATTATATTTTTTTAATTCTTCTATAAATTGTAAACGAAGATGTTCTGATAATACAAAAATACCTTTACAAAAAGCTAATGAATCTATGAATTCTGGACATTTTAATAATAAATAGCAATTATAATCACTAAACGATACATCAAAAGTATGATGTACAAAACCAATCCAAGGTTTCTTATAAGGTATTATACCTATAATTTTATTAATTTCATTATTCCAATGAAAAGTACGATCTACATATAAATCTAAATGTAATGGATTATTTTTATTGTTAAAACATCTAATATTATCATATACATATCTCCATCCAGATCTATGAGCACCTGAATTATCAACTTGATCAATATATTCTATATTAAATAATGATTCGTTGGTATCGACAGCGTTGGTATCGACAGTGTTGGTATCGACAGCGTTGGTATCATCGGTACATTTGTGTAAAATATCATTTATTATCCATTTCCATTCTTTTTTATAATCATATTCTTCATTTTCATTAAACATTTTACTAATTAAACCATAATTGTAAACGGAATTTATAGTTACATTATTTAAAGGTGTATTTTTGTAAATAGAAAAACTTGTTAAATTATAAGATACAATTGAAACGATTATATTTTGTAAATTTTCATCTTTTATATATTTATAATGAATATATCCTCTATCGTTTGCAAAATCTATAATTTTATTATTCAAATCAGTAATTATATCATCTACTTTATTAATTTTATTTAAACTACTATTATCTTTTTTGCATATTATATCTAATAGTTTTGGCATATTTGTTAATGAAAATGTACTACTATTAATATTATAATAATAATTTTTTTTTATGAATTCATTTGATTTTACTAAAGATTTATATATATCAATTAATTTATGAAGATTTATTGTAACTGGTATACGGTCATCATTTAAAACAAGTTTATAGGAAAAATTCCAATTTATTTCTTTTAATAAATTATCTACTTTTCTAGTAGTATAAATTGATATAATAGGTACTGAAAAATATAAAGAAAATAATGTAGCATGAAAACGCATTGGAACGCACATGGTAGTAATTTTAAATATATTAAATATTTCGTCATATTCTAAAGTTTCTTTTATAAAAGTCGTATTGCATATTTTTTTTTTATCGATTAAATTACCAATATCATCACCTATTAAAACATCATTTTCTGATAGATTTAATGTGCCATCTTTATTTTTAGTATTAAATGGTAAAAATAAGATATGATAATCTAAATCTATTAAATATTCAACAAATTTTGATATATTATAAATAACACTGTAATATTCTATTTCATATTTTTCATTATAAATATTTCTAGATAAACAAAAAGTTGCAACTTTTTTATTTTTTAAATTATATTTGTCGACAACATTTATATTTTTATAATCATTTTTTGTTAATAAAATAGAAAGATCTGGTAAATAAAAAACTCTATCCTTTCCAATATATTTATAAAACATTTCGATATCTACACTAGTTCGTAAAAATATGTAATCTATAATATGCAACTTTTCATTTTCTACCAACATATTTATATACGGTATACCAACTGATAAAGCTATAATTAGATTATTTTTATTATTAAATTTATCATAAATTTTATTTATAAAATAAGAATTTAGTACATCACCACCTCCAACAATAATAATATCAGATTCTAGAAATTGAACACTATTAATTTTATCACAGTCATAAAAATCTATTGTATATTTGTATTCTTTTGGTAAATAAGTACTGAATAGTATCTTTATAGAGTGTTTATATTGCTCATCTCCTACATTACAATGATTGTAATATCCTATTATTTTTAAAGATAAACTCATATAATTTTAGTAAACAAATTAAAAATATTTATTAAACAAAAAAATAACATTTAATAATAAATACATCTTGACGCAATAACGCGTCAAAAATAAAAAAAGCATAATAATTTTATAATTATAATAAAAAAAAAATTTAAAATATATTTATATACAAATAGTAAATATGTTTTCTAATTCTGGCAGTGCTCGTTATACAGTCTTTCCAATTAAATATCAAAATCTTTGGACATTTTATAAACAACATCTTTCGACATTTTGGACTGCAGAAGAGATAAAATTGTCAGATGACCTCGTTGATTGGAATGAAAAGTTAAATGAAAATGAAAGATATTTTATTAAAAATATTTTAGCATTCTTTGCAGCAAGTGATGGTATCGTTAATGAAAATTTAGTTGTTAATTTTTACAATGAAGTTCAAATTCCAGAAGCTAGACAATTTTATTCAGTTCAAATGATGTTGGAAGCTATACATGCAGAAACATATTCCCTGTTGATTGATACATATATTTCTAATACAGAAGAAAAAACAAATTTGTTTAATGCAATTGAAACTATACCTGCAGTAAAAAAGAAAGCAGATTGGGCAATTAAATGGATAGAAGAAGGTAGTACTTTACAACAAATGATACCAAAAGAATTTATGAAAAGTTATGAATTTTTAGTTAGTGGAAATGAATGTGCAGATGAACCATTACATGATGATCATATCGAAGCACTCAGTTATTTAACAAGAGAAAGACCAAGTTTTGCACAACGTTTACTTGCCTTTATTTGTGTCGAGGGGATATTCTTTTCTGGATCATTTTGTTCTATTTATTGGTTAAAAAGTCGTGGATTAATGCCAGGGCTTGGTACTGCTAATATTTTTATCAGTAAAGATGAGAATTTGCATGCAGAGTTCGCAATCGAACTCTACAATATGCTTGAAGATGATCGTCTCTGTGAATCGGTAGTACACGATATTTTCCGTGAAGCAGTAAATATAGAAAAAGAATTTATAACAGAAAGCTTACCAGTTTCTTTAATTGGAATGAATTGTAATTTAATGAGCCAATATATCGAAATGGTTGCTGATAGATGGTTAGTTTTATTAGGTTATTCCAAAATTTATAACACACAAAATCCCTTTCCTTTTATGGAAATGATTAGTTTAAATGAAAAAGTCAACTTTTTCGAAAATACAGTTACAAATTATCAACGAGCTAACGTCGGATCAACTGAAGCAGACCGTAAAATTACATTTGATTCTGACGATTTTTAAAAAATCTATAATTACCTTTCTCCCTTCGGAAAAAGGTTAAATAGCATGCGAATATATACATTTAAATGTCGTAACATTATATATTTACCAGTAAAATAATGCGTTTTTAATTTAAAAATAAAAAATTTTCTGCTATTTTCTTTTTACTACTGTAAAGTAACCTATATACTCCATGTGAACTTAAAAATATAATATCTTGTGGACCTCCAAGGGCGTCCACTTACGTACACCCTTTTCTTTACTTGTAAAATTTTGTATAGATGATCTAATATTCGTAATTTCCAACGCTTTTGCAACATCACTTCCTCTAAAATAATATTTATTATCGTCGTCTTTTATGATACTAATATTATTATTTTGAAATGCTTTAACAATACAATTTGGATCTGTTATTTCTGATTCCATAGGGAGAAAGTGTTATACCCTATTATAATTTGTAAAAATATATCCAACAAAATCCGAATTACGTAAACTATTACATATAGGAATTGTCAAATTAAATCGATATATTGAAGAAGAAAAAATATTAAACGAGTTTTATTATATACATGAATCATCTTATGATAGCGATATACCATACGAATTTGTTAATTATGAAATACATAATAGTAAACAGATAAAAGAAACAAATACTGAAACAAATGAAATTATAATTTATCAAACAATGAAAGAATTATATGAAAAACGTGGTATATCTCGTTGTACACTAAGAAAATGTATAAAAAATAATAGAGTATGTGATAAATATAAATGGGAATATCTTGATAATAATCATAATAAAAATAATAGTAAAAAAGTTAAAGAAACAAATATTGAAACAAATGAAATTAGTGTATATAATAGTATGAAATTAGTGTATTCGAAATTAAATATTACTCTTGAAAAATTAAGATCTATTATTAATAATAAAGAAATAATAAATGATTGCAAGTATGAATTTTATTAAAAATTCTAATTTAAAAATTCTAATTTAATTCTTTTTTTGTAATTATCTTTACTTTCACTTAGTAGAAAGCTCATATGGAGTATTTAAAATAAATAACATATTTATAAAATATTTTATTTATTTATATAAATTATATTATGTCTGAATCTAGTTCTGTTAATACAAATTTAACCACAAGTTTTTTCTCTTCAAGCCCACAAGAATTTTTTAGTTGGTTTACATTTAATATGAAATTAATTGTATTCATAGTGATTATTATTGTTTTATTATCACTAGTACTTTTTCCAGCTTCCATGGATTATGATATAATGTACGATAATATAAATAACATAAGATCTCACGGAAGAAATTATAGAAGATCTTACGGAAGAGGTTACGGAAGATCTCCAAGTTGTAGTTCTAGAAGACCCATGGAAGATTATGAGGAAAAGGCTATGATTATGAGTAAATTAATACAAATTCCAAGAATTGTACAAGTGGAAATTGAAGAAACACCAAAAGAAACGCCAAAAGAAATACAACAAGAAATTCAACAATCAGATACAAATGAATCACGGATGTCAATAGAAGAAAGAATTAAGAGAGATTTAGAAATGGATAAATTTAATATTCCTGTTGGAATTGCAGCTGAAATTGGTAAAGAAATTAATATAGAACAGTTTAGTAATGAAGAAATGATGTCATATAGTTATGAACGTAGTTCTGAATATCAAAACATTCCTTTACTAGCTTTATTTGACGAAAATAATAATCCTAAAAACTTGTTTTTTGGTCAAGCAAATCGTTATGTCTTTTCAAAAAATTCTAAATTAAATTATAGATTAGAAATTTATTGCAACTTGCTTGTTTTAAATGGGAATATATATGATACGGCTAAAAAAGTAGATCATATGTATAAAGTAATATTAATAAATACAAAGAATGGAGAACAAATCTTTTTAGATAAATTAAAAAAAGATGGCGATGGAATGTATAAACTAAAGTTTAATTCTTTAGACAAAAATAAAGAAGTATCTGATTATATTAGATATGATAAAATTCAAATAGTTTATTCACTTGATGGAAAAGACGAAGTTCTTTTAGAAGGAAAATTTAAATAAATTTAATTAAAAATACGATTCTATTTGATGATCAATATTATCTACAAATTTTGTTAATAAACAAATATCCATCTTGTATTCTATAAATTTTTCCATAAAAATTTCTATGTTATTTTTTATAAATAATGTTTTTTGTTCGAAATTTACATTTTCTAATATATAAATATATCTTATATACGCATCATGTAATTTTTCAAAATGATCTACGTGTTCATTTGATTTTTCATTAGATTCTTCATTAGATTCTTCATTTGAATTAATTTCTAAATTTTTAATTATTTCATTAATATTTTCCAACATTTCATTATCATTTTCTACCATTGTATTATCTCTTTCTGTCATTTAAAAAATCAAAATTAAATTTTTTAAATTACTCACAAATTTGGATTATATCTTAAACCTTCTGTTTCATATTTTTTAAATATAAAAGGATTATTACTTAATTCTGAAATAAGAATAGAATCTCCATCAAAAAGTTCTTCATTATTTTTTGTTTTAAAAGGTATTTTTACACTATTTCTTCCTTCATTTATAGTATAATATTCCATTTTATCACTTTTATTTGGATATTTCTCTCTTCCAAAAACTGGAAATTGACCATCATTTGTATTTGTTATAAATCCTACTCTTTGATATATATTATAAGAATCGTATTTGTCTCTATAAATATTTAACGGAGAAGCGATTGGATTATATATCTTATTTAATAATCTATTTTGTATATTTCCCAAAGTTCCTATTTCACTTTCCATTTTTATTTCTTGTAAATTTCTTTCACAATTTTGTTTTTCTAATGTAATTTTGAAAACAGATTCTTGTAAAGAAGTAATTTTATCAATTAATTCTTTTTGTGACAAATGAGAAAATAAATCAACATTCATCATTTCTTCACGTTTTTTATTCAAGATATATAATAAAAATAATATAACGCAAACTAATAAAAATATATATAATTTAAAATCTCCTTTATTAAAGCAAATATCGTTATTGGAGTTATACACCATTATCTACTATAATATAATAAAAAAATATTATAGTATAAAAATAATTGAATTTTTAGAAAAATAATTATTCAAAAATAATATGGATTATAAATATGATTATGATTTACATCTAAATCATGAAATTATTCTACCTAAATCTAAATACAATGGTAAAGGTTTATGTGGATTAATCAATTTAGGTAATAAATGTTTCTTAAATAGTATATTGGCATGTTTAAGTAATACTACAAAATTAACAGATTATTTCTTATCTTGTAAATATAAAGAAGATGATCCAGAACAATTAAATAAACGTAAAAAAGAATACTATTTAGTATTAAGTTATTTACATTTACTTATTAATGTTTGGGAAAAAAATCAAATAATTAAACCAAAAACATTTGTAGAAAATATAAGTAAATTTGTAAATAAATATTATACTTTAGAACAACAAGATTCTCACGAATGTTTATTATATATTTTAGATATACTACATAAAGGTCTTTTATATGAAATAGATGTCAATATAGAAGGTACAGTACAAAATGAACAAGATTATTTAATGAAAAAATCTATTGAACAATGGAAATCAGTTTATGAAAAAAATTACTCTTTTATTATAGAAACATTTAACGGTTTATTTTATAATAATATTATTTGTAATAATTGTAATATAAAAGAAAACATATTTGAACCATATAATTCTATTAGTTTATCAATACCAGAAAGTGGTTCTATTTCCTTAAATGAATCTTTATTTAATTATTTTAATCGTGTAGAATATATTAATTCTTGGAATTGTGAAAAATGTAAAATGTCAGGATGTAAAAAAGAGAATAAGATTTGGACATTTCCTAATTATTTAATTATTCATCTAAATCGTTTTAAAAATAATGGTGAAAAAATAAATACATTAATTGATTTTCCAATTGACAATTTAAATCTTACAGATTATGTTTCCAAGGATAAAAATGATCCAAATAATTATATATATTCACTATATGCTATTAATTATCATTCTGGAAATTCTAGATCTGGACATTATTTTTCATGTTGTAAAAATTTAAATAACAACTGGTATATTTTTAATGATGGTGATGTTTCTAAAATAGAAAATAGTAATTTATTAACAAAAGATGCTTATATATTATTTTATTATAGAAAGTTTATTAAATAAACTTTAATCTTTAATCTTTTTTAACTGGATTTTTAGTAGAATCGTATACTACAGGTCTTTTAGCTCTTAAATCTTCATAAGGATTACAATAATCTTGATCTTCTTTACATGTTTTTGGATTTAAATATAACCATTTTGCAAATTCCATTTGACCATTAGGAATAGTTGTAGATGGCATTGTATAAAATTGTCTTTGAGAATTAGTTTTGCCAAAAATATCATTTACATCTTTAAATAAATTATTACCAAATGCCGTTTCTATTTTTTCTTGAATTTCTGGATTATTTGTATCACATGCAGGTGGTCTATCGAAAATTATGTTTGTAGATGGATCAATATTTAAATAATCTTTCATAGTAACATTCATAAATGGATTGTCAATTGTTGGTTGTGTACATTCTTTTAATTCTTCTGTTTTATTAATTTCTTTTATTTCTTGAGAAATTTGTTGAGATTTATTATCAAATACATTAGCATCTAACGACGTCTTTTGAACAAGTTCGTTTTCTTTTTCTAATACTGTATCTCTAGTCGGTAAGATATCAAAAGATTCCATTTCTCTATTATTATAAATATAATAAGTTAATAACATAACTCCAAATGGTAAATATATATATCTACTATCATTTTTATAAAAGTATAAAATAATAAAACAATAAAAAGAAAGACGAACTAAAGCATTAAATTTTTCTTCTAATGTATTATCTTGCGATGGAAAAAATTCAGTTAATCTATCATTATTCCATAAAATAGTTATATTGTTATACCAAAAAGGATCCGAAATAGATGCCATTATTATATTCTATTTAAAAAAATTTTTATTAAATAAATTTTAATTTTATTTAATAAATTACCTTACCTTACCTTTTTATACTTACTATAAGTTATCTTATTTTTATACCATTATCAGTTATTAATGTAATATCTAGAGTCCAATCATATTTATTTCTTTCTTTCCATGTATTAAATGCATTACTTATATGTAAATTACATTCATTTTCTGAAAAATTTCTTACCTTTTTTAAATGATTTGTAGCTTCTATTTCTTTATTTTTTATCTGTGCTAATCCCATATGAGTTGCTTGATGACATTGATGACATAATGCTACTAAACGTTTCAACTTTTGTACTTTTGTAATATTGTCATAATTCCATCTCTCATGAGCTTCCAATTCTTTAGTATTTATATTACAACATTCGCATATAAAATTTACACGTTGATATATATGCTTTCTTACTCTATCCCAATCTTTTTGATGAATAGATGAACGGACATTTGTAAACCAACAACTCGTTGGAATTAAATCTACAAACAAGTTATTCCCACCATATTCTCTATCTTCTCCTACTAAAATAACAGGTTCGTTATTAACTGAATATTCATTTAATAATAATGATAAATTTTTATTATTATTTTCAGTATACCATTGCTTTAAAGATGGATCCCACTTTGCACCTAATATTTTAGCTTTGTCTTTTTCTGAATAAGGAACTGCTAAATATGTAACCATAATTAATAAAGTATAATGACTTTAAATAACTTTAAAAATTAATCTACTGGTTCTTCTTTTGGATTTTTAAATTTATTCAATATGTTTTCTGCTTCTTTTTCTAACATATTTTTATCTATTTTACCAGTATTAATTTTTTCTTCTAATTTAGAAGTAATATTATGTACTATACCTAATAATTTATCATCCTTTTTACCAGACATTAAAGAAGTTAATAAACTAATAGGATCTATATTTTCAATTTGTATTTCATTAGTCATGTCTGAAGCTATATTCATTATTTCCTTATTAGCCATTAAAGATTTAAAAACATCTCCCAAATTATTTATACCAATGTTATTTCCTTTATCCTTTTTATTTCCTTCATTTCCTTCATTTACTTCATTTACTTCATCTTCTTCATCTTCTTTTTTATCAAGCATATCTTGAAGAATTTTTACACTATCTTGAAAATTATCAATTCCGTTTAATGTATCATTAAATTGACTAGATATATTATTAGATATATTATCTAAATTATCAAATGATATGTTTTGTAAATTATTAAAATCTATATTTTCTATACCAAAATTACTTAAATCTATATTTTTTGTAAATGAATTTAATATATTATTCATATTTAAGTTTTGTATATCATTTTTTATGTCGTTATTTTTTAATCCTAACCCTATATCATCTTTTTCAACATTTATAATAGATTCTTTATTTTTTTTATTTATTAAATCATTTAAATATATTTCACTAAAATTTTTTGATGTTTTTTCTAATCCAAATTCTAAAATACATATAGCCATATAAATATTATTAATGTAATTTATAATAGTCTTTTTTGTATTTTTATTCTCATTTATAAATATTTTAAATTCTAAAATATCATCAAATAAAACAAGTTCTTTTAAAAATTCGAAATCAGATGTTTTAAATTTAGTTTTACCAGTTACTATATATGCTATATTATCTTCGTATTTTTTTAATACTGGACATGTAATTTTAGCAAAATCATATATATTTTTACCATTTTCTATTTTTTTTAAAAAACATTTTAATTTATGTATAGTTTCTTTTGATACATAATCAAAACTTAATTCTATTTCATTAAAAAATTTGTTTAAAGTAGATTTTAAATCATCTTCTATAAATTCAATAGAAAAATCCAACATTATCTTTTTAATTTTATTAATACAAAATAGATTAAAAAGATTACCGCAAATAAAAATAAAAATAAAAATACATAAAAACTAGCTTTGTGTACATTGAGTACCAGCCTTTAATAGTTTATGAAAATACAACCATATATGAGCTTTTTGATTATCATTAATATCAGTTGATAACCATATATTACGGATTTTATTACCAAACAATTGATTTTCAATATTTAATCCTGATTGTTGTAAATTTAAATTTAAAAAGAAGTTTTCATCACAATTAAAAATAAAATCTTTATAAGGACCAGCATAATCCATATATTGTTCTACAACTAATCTAGGATTGCTTTTTCTAATAAATTCTACTGTACTTTTTATAAAAATAATATCAGATTTAAAAAATGAAAAGTTATTTTCTAAATAATCTAAAAATTGATCTAAAACATCATTAAAAATCTTAATTTGAACTATTTTGCTCATTATTTTAATATTAAATAAATAAAATAATTAATATAACCGACAAATAATAATTTTATTTTTCAAATGTTTTTAAATGTTTTTAAATTTTTTATTTAGTTTGCGTTATACTTTTAAAACTAAAATCAACTAACAAATATAGAAAAAAGAAACCCATATCTACACATGTCAGTTAAAGACGAATCGCTAAAATTACAATTCAAATTAGAAGAAAAAATAAAACATCTAAAAGATATTCGTCACGAAATTAAAAAAAAGAGAATATTTCTTGATGAAAACAAGGAACGTTTTGGATTTGATGAATTTTCACAACTTGTTAAAGTAAAAAATACATCAGAAGTAAAGGGTTATCCATTTAAAGCATATAATAAAAATAATAATAAAAATAATAACACAGAGAAAACACATGGTATTCGCTTTGGATTAAAAATTGTACCTGTAGAAACAAAATATGATAAAGCAGAACATCCTTCTAATTTAGAAAATGTTATACTAAAAGAATTAACAGATAATATAGTAAATAAAATGATATCACCACATTTTGCTTACTATTTAGGAGTTCAAAAAGTAAGTAACAAGAGTCGAGCATTAAAAATGTTGAATTTAAAGCGTCTTGAAGTAGAAGAAAAAATTAGAACTCATTCAAATATGTTAATATCAGAATTTGTTGAAGGTGGTAGTTTAGATAATTGGGTATTCGATACATATGAACAGGACAAAGAAATTTCTGATGATGAATGGAAAGTAATTGTTTTTCAAATGCTATATACTATGGCAATTATGCAACATCATTATCGTATGATGCATAATGATTTCCATTATGGAAATATATTAATAGATAATACTATTACTCCAGGTGGTTATTTTGTTTATAAATTAAAAGATAAAACATATTATGTCCCAAATGTTGGAATTATTTGTAAAGCGTGGGATTTTGAGTTTGCAATGGTGTATTCTAATAAAATAAAAGATGGTTATCCTAATAAATTTATAACTGGAGATTTTGAATATGATCGTAAAGAACATAAAACTATTGTTAAAGATGAAGACCTTAAATCACAAGATACAGAAGATATAAATGTTCCTTATAATTACAATGAAGTATATGACCCACATTATTTTTTAACATCCTTATTAGATCTTTATATTTCACAAAAACTTTTTGATTGGATTATCTCTTTATATCCAAGAGAATTAATACCAGAAGATGAAAGTTCATCGTCTGGATCATCAAGTAATACAGATACAGAAAGTAATATAAATACAGATAAAAGTACAGATAAAAGTACAGATAAATCTAAAAAGGCCTTGTCTAGTATTATTAGTTCTATTGATAGTGACAGTGACAGTAGCAGTGACAGTGACAGTGATAGTGACAGTGATAGTGACAGCAGTGACAGCAGTGACAGTGACAGTAGTGACAGTGACAACAGTAAGAATAAATATATTCACGATGGTAGATTAATAAATGGTACTGAAAATGTATTTACCTTGCCAAATCCTATTACTTTATTAAACGATGCATTTTTTGAATCTTTTACAAAAAAACCAGATGATTTTGATGAAAAAAGAGCTATTTATTTTGACGCACTATTTTAAAAATCGAATAAAAATAAATTAGTACGTATAAAATATAAAATAAAAATACTCTAAAATAATAAAATGAATGTCCTAATTACAGGTGCAGCTGGTTTAGTTGGAGCTAATTTTGTAGAATATTTATTAAAACATAAAGAAAAGTTACAAATAAGTAAAGTCTATGGAATTGATGATTTTTCTGGTGGATATGTTGAAAATCTTCCAATAAAGGAAATAGATGGAAAGATTGAATCTTTAAATGAACATTTCTTTTTTGTTAAAGCTGATTTAAGTAATAACGATAATCAAAAATTGGTAGAAGATATTTTTAAAAAAAATAATATAGATTATATTTTCCATTTTAGTGCGTATGCTGCTGAAGGTTTATCTCCATTTATTAGACAATACAATTATGTTTCAAATATTCTTCCAACAACATTTTTAATTAATATGGGTATCAAGTACAATATTAAGCGTTTTATTTTTACAAGTAGTATGGCTACATATGGAAGAAATAAGACACCATTTACAGAAGATATGAGACCAAATCCTATTGATCCTTATGGTATAGCAAAATATGCATGTGAAATGGATTTAAATGTTGCATATGAACAACATAACATGGAATATTGTGTTATTTTACCTCATAATGTTTTTGGTAAATATCAAAACATCTGGGATCCTTATCGAAATGTATTAGGTATTTGGATGTACAAAGCACTTCAAAATTTACCATTTACAGTTTATGGAGACGGTGAACAAACTAGAGCATTTTCTTATATTGATGATATATTACCATGTTTATGGACATCTGCTATTTCTGCCGATACAAAAAATGAAAGAATTAATTTAGGTGGTAAAGTTAATATTTCATTAAATGAAGCTGCTGAATTAGTTAAAAAGGTAACTTCTGAAAATGAAAGTATACAACGTGAAATAGTACATTTAGAACCAAGACATGAAGTAAAACATGCATGGTCATCATATGAAAAATCTGAAGAATTATTAAATTATAAAGAAAATACTTCATTAGAACAAGGATTGCAATTAATGTGGGATTGGGTAAAGACTCAACCAAAAAGAGAACCTGCTTATTGGAAAGATTACGAATTAGAAAAAAATATCTATAGTTATTGGAAAGAAAATAAGAATGGCAATACAAGAAAAAGATGAAAAAGTAGTTAGTAAAAAAATGAATTTAATTAAAAAAATAAAAGAATTTAAATAAGAAATGCAAAATAAAAAAATTAAACTAAAAGTCATAAATATTTTAGATTTAAAAGATAATTGTAATATCGAATGCAATCTTGATATTACATGCGAATTATATAAAATATTTAATGAATTATCTATAGAATGTTTTAAAGAATTTAAAGATAAACAATCATTATGCTATGATCAATTGTGTATTTATTTAGATGGTATAAATGACAATATGTACAATGTAACATTGATAAAAAATTTAACTTGTACAATATACGATACTGGATTAATTTCAATGGAATACGATGTATATGATTCTGGATTAATTTATGATTGAATTTACTATTTAATTAAATAGTATAATTTTTTATTTATCCAATATAATAATGTTACGTGATTAAAATAATTAATTATAATATGATATATTATTAATGACTGAAGAAGAAATGGAACAAATGGAACAAATGGAACAATTAAAAAAATATGATATATCAACACCATTTTTTTCATTACAGAATATTAATACATATGGTAGATTAGTTGATATATATGACGGTGATACAATGAAAATCATATTACCAGTTATGGGTACATATTTTAAATTTAATGTTAGATTAAATGGTATAGATACATGTGAAATCAAGAGTCATAATATTGAAAATAAGAATAAAGCTATTAAAGCTAGAAACAGAATATGTGAAATGATAGAAACTATACATGGTAATTATGCAGATGCAAAATTAGAAACACATAAAGAAATAAAAGAATATTTAAATTCTATTACATGTATAATATTTGTAAAATGCTATAAATTTGATAAATATGGTAGACTATTAGTAGATATTTACATCGACCATGAAACTGTGAATTGTAAAAGTATATCTGAAATTTTATTAAGTGAAAATTTAGCATATGCATATGATGGTGGAACAAAAAAGGATGAAAAAGAACAAATAACTGAAAATATTATTTAAAATAATTTCTTCTGCGTGCTCACGTAGTTATTTTTTTATTAATGTATAATATAAAAATAATATGTCAATGTCTACAAAAATAGAAGATTTACCAGGTTCTAATATAGAAGAACCAATAGAACCGGTTTATTATCAACAACCTAATCCTCCAGAATCTTTACAACAATTACCACATGATATTTTAGGAGACTTAAATTCTATTAAAAATGAAAATCTCCGCCAAAAAGAGACTTTTGATTCCAATATTAAAATGAATGTTAAAAAACGTGTTCGGTTTGAAGATGAAATTGAAGATGAAGATGAAAATAAAAATGTAAAAAATAAAAATGTAAATGAAAATATACTAACATTTTTATTAAATGAAGAAAATGTATTGTTATTAGTCTTGTTTTTGTTATCATCGCAAACTGATTTTGATAGATATCCTAAATCTATTCCATATATTGGCCAATATATTAATAATCCGCTCGTTTTTACTATTATTAAATGTATACTTTTAGTGTTAGGTTTTAGATTGATAGAACGTTTCATATTACCACAAATAAAATTATAATATTATAAAATTATTATATATTTTGATTTAAAAAAATAATATATAATATAGTATGGAGTCTAATACTTTTATAGGTTTTACACGTATTATTAAAAAAGAAATTACATTACATAAAGATATTTCTGAAGAAAATATAAGATTAGTATATGGTGATTATAGGGGGTTTTATATAATTGACATAACTGATTTAACAGAAGAACAAAGAAATGTAGATAATTTAACATATTGTCAAATTCCTAAAACAATATATGCAGATCCTACTATTAAATTTTATACTTATTGGAAGGATAATTTAATATATCATTATGCGAATTTTCTTTCTTTGGAAGATATGAAACGTGAAAATATCAAAGGTATTTTGAAAACAAATTATTTTATAACTCTTGGATATAAATCTAGTAATATTATTATAAAATTGGAATGTGATAATTCCAAATATTATTTAAATTATTATTTAAATGATCGTATTATTAAAAATATAAAAGAATCAAAAAGAGAAAATTTTACAGAAACATTAACAAAATTATTAATTAATCAAAAAAGAGAAAATATACTAAAAGAATCTAACAATACATTAAATATTCTTTTAAAAGTGGTACCTAAATCTGATGACAATGCATATTATGACAATGTAACAATGTCTGGAGTTGAATGCTTGTTTAATAACAATGACAATTTATTAAAAGATGATATTTCATTATATAATTATCAAAAAGGTGATATTACATGGATGAAAAAAATAGAAACCAATATAGATAATGGTAATAATATTATATCTTATGAAACAAGACCATTTTATAATGTCTTGAATAATGAATTTTTATTATACAATAATCTGTTATTTCCACAAGGCATATTAAATAATAATTACAAGTTAACTGATTCATTTAAATATTATGGTGGAAATATTATATCAGAAGTAGGTTTAGGAAAAACATTTATATGTTTATATCATATTGTGTCTAATGATACAACAGAAAGAGAAAGTTTAGATTATTTTGTAGATTTTTCTACAAAATGTAATTATTTTTATAAAAGAGGAAAATGGAAAGGTACGAATTGTAAAAACAATGTAGAAAATAATTTATATTGTACAGAGCATAAAAATACTCTTTTTATTGATAAAAGAGATATATTATTAAAAAATTTAAAAGATTTTGATTACCGTAATTTCATAGTCACTATTGATAAATTAAAATACATTAAAACAAATAGTACATTAATCATATGCCCTAATCAATTATGTGATCAATGGGTTAGTGAGTATTATTCTAAATTTAATGGAAAACATCGTATTTTATTAATTGTTACCTACGATCAATATAAAAATATAACATTATCTGATATTTTATTTTCGGATATTGTTATAATATCTTATAATTTTTTAACAAATAGCAATTATATAAATGAAACAAGTAAAAAGAATCTAGATAATTTTAAAATTGATAATGACATGACTAAAGAAAATTTTTTAAGTTTAAAATCTTTTAATGCTTTTCATTTATTTAAATGGAATCGTATTATATTAGATGAGGCTCATGAAATTGAAAATAATGTAAAATGTAATTTTTTACAACAATATTTCAACAAATTAAAAAGTAATTATAAATGGAATGTTACTGGAACACCTTTTCCAAACAAATTAAAAAGTTTTTTCAATTTAATGTCATATAATACAGATTATACAAAGGAATTTTCTATTGATTATATTCTTTCTAGTACATCCGAATTAATTAAAAAGGGTACTGATGTAAATATTATAGATAAATGTAGTGTATTGTTTAGAAGAAATTTAAAGGTTTCTATAGAAAACGAGTGTTCTAAAAATATTTTATCAGAACATGTTAATTTATTAACTTTTACAAATCAAGAAAGATCTATTTATGATAGTTATTTAGAAGGTTATAGATCAAAATATTCTGATTTTTTAATAAAATTATGTTGTCATCCAGATTTAGATACAAATACAAAAGAATTAATTAAAAATTGTAAAACATTTGATGAAATTCACAAATGCATGTTGGATTATAATAAACAGCAATTATCAAGAGAAAATTCAACTATTATTAATACTGAAAAAGATATTTCTTTTACAGAAATAGAATTGGAAAATTACATTAGAAACAATCCTAATCTCACAAACACAATAGATGCACAAAATATAGAAGACACTGAATTTCAAAGAATTAGATTAAATTTACAATTATTAAAAAGAAAACTAACTCTCTCTAAAAAAACATATGATAATATATCTAGAACATACAATTATTTAATAAAATCAATACAAACATTAAATACAGAAGAAGTTATTAATTGTCCAATTTGTTTAGATGATATAGAAAAAGATAAAATTACTATTACAAAATGTGGTCATAAATTTTGCTGGAATTGTATTTATAATACATATAAATCAAATACTAAAAATAACATTAATATAAAATGTCCATGTTGTAATAATATTATATCTATAAAAGATTTATATTTATTAAAAGATGATAAAAATGATAAAAGTAATGATATATCTACAATTGAATTAAATAGTATTATAGAAAATGTTAAATCAACTAAAATAGGTAATATCATTCACTTTTTAAAGACGACATTAAAAAAAGATGATAAAGTTATTCTTTTTTCACAATGGGATGAATTATTACATAAAGTTGGTTCAAAATTAGAACAATTTAAAATAAAAATTGTATATTGTGATGGTACAGTATATAAGAAAAAACGTGCAATATCATCTTTTATTAAAAACGAAGATGTAAATGTTATTTTACTATCATCATGTAATGCTGCTAGTGGTATTAATTTAACAATTGCCAACAAAATTATTTTATTAGAACCAATTTATGGATCACAAGAATATCGTAAAGATATTGAATCTCAAGCTATAGGTAGAGCTGATAGATTAGGTCAAAAACGTCCAATTGAAATTTATAGATTTATTATCAAGGAAACAATAGAAGAAGATATATATAATAATTTTATCGATGAAAATAAAATAAAGGTTTTAAAAGGAACGTAAAAAAAATGAGATCGTCGAGACTTTATATTTTTAATCTATTTTAATATAATGTCATTACAAAATAACTTTAATTTTAGTTATATATTAAATGTTTTAATGTGTATTAATATGTATAATTTATACAACGAATATAATAAAAATGACAAAATAAAATATAACCTAAAAGATTTAAAATTAGATAAATATTATAAATGTAAATTAGAAAATGTATATTGTAGTATTTGTTGTGATGTTGTAAAATGTAATGAATTTGTTAGAAACTTACCATGTAAACACAAATTTCATAAAAAATGTGTGGATAAATGGTTGAAAACTCTTTTAAAAAAATCTGAAAATACCAATTGTCCTTTGTGTAGAAAAAATATTTTAAATATAAATTAATGTTGATTTAATAATAAAAAATTTATTATTAAAAGATATACAATGTCATTTTACGATAAAATAAATAATATTATAAATATAATTAATAATAAACTTTATGAAATTTTAATTAAAATAGAAATGGAAAATAATAAAATAGAAAATAACGAAATAGAACATAACGAAATAGAACATAACGAAATAGAACATAACGAAATAGAAAATAACAAAAATGAAAATAATGAAATAGGAAATAAAGAAAACGACAATACATATATTTTTAATCATTTAAATGATAAAAAATGTTCTTATATCAAACATTTCAAACATGCTTCTTATTATAGTTGCATGTCATTCAAGGCTTCTTTTTATTTTTTAGTTCATGCTTTTTATCCTGATTTTTATACAGAAACAGGATCAACAACAATTGATTTATTAAATAATGAAATTAAGAAAACGATATAATTATTATTTTTTAGGTCTAAAAATACGATACAATTATTATTTTTTAGGTCTAAAAATACGATATCTAAATTTGTTCATTTGTTTATCGGTAATAATATTTGTAGTTATTTTTTCAAAAGACGTTCCATTTAATCTTTTAATAATATAATGTATAGAATAAACCCCACATTCATTATTTTTAAATTGGTGTTGTATATTATTATATTTAATAGTATAATCTAAACCTTTTAAAGATAAATATTTGTAAACTTTATTAATAAATTTCTGAATATTACGATTTGGCTTTACACCAACGGAATCATAATATTCTAATGTTTTTAATTTATTATCTATTAAAAAAGCTGTCCAATGACTTCCTGATTTATAATGTGCATCTAAATTAAAAACTATACCTATTTTTTTATATTGTAAAATACTATTATAATCTACTTTTTGAATCTTGTAAAAATCTGACGGAAGAGCTCCTACAAATTTAAAATCTTTATAGATTCGCTGATATTGTAAAAGTATTGCATCAATGTCATTTGTATTTAACCATGAATTATATTTAGGAGTCATTTTTGGTTTGAATGTAAAATGTAAAATTTTACTCCTAAGATCTTTATTATGAATTTTTTCAAGAAAATCTAAATCTAACCAACAATATTCAGTTTTACATAATGGTTTTAATCTTTTATAAATAGAATTCCATAATTCTCGTTTACTTTTATTTGGTATATCTATTGGTTTTTTTATTATACATTTTTTATTTTTACATATTTTATCATTATAATAAGAATTAAACGTAGATGCTATGTTAATTAATTCTTTTTTTTTAAAACATGTATAATAATCCTTTATGTTTTCTACATTTGGTGCACAAAAACTCATAACAATTATAACACTATATATAATATATATATAAATAAAAATAATAATAATTAACAAAAATCAATTTAAAAATAATGAATTATATAAAATTATAAAATGTTAGAAACTCAAACAGAATGTTCATGCGATTATTATAATGTTTACAGTGTACACTTTTTTCAATCTCTTGGTCAATTAACTGCTGGATTATTAAGTACAGCTGTATTAGTACCTATGTATACGTATTATTCAAAATATTTTTTAGTAAATAATGATATTAATACTAATTATACCAACTATACTAACAATACAGAATATGAAGAAGTTGAAAACGATACAGAAAATGATACAGAAGACGATACAGAAGACGATACAGAAGACGATACGGAAAATAAAAATAATGTAATAGAAAATGATCTTAGGGTAGAAAATAATTTTAGAGTAGAAACTAATACTCTTAATGATCTTGACTATTTAAATATCAATTTAAAGTTATAAGAAAAATTATAAAAAATTTAAAGTATAAAAAAATGAATTTTAAAATAAAAATAACAACAATAACAACAACTAGTAAAATATTTCTTTTAGATTTTCTTTAAATGAAAAATTTGTTAATTACTATATTTTTAATTAAAAATATAATTGCAGCAACAATCCCAACAGTTCCTGTATCTCCTTTTGGTAAACAAAAGGATATTTGTTTTAAAGGTAATGGAATAAAATATTCAGTTGATGGATTTCCAGGTACACCTTACAATATTTTACCATTTACAGAAACCTTTGTAAATCCATCTGATGCTCAATCAAAAGGAACAGAATGTAGAGAAGATGGTCATTGTATTAGAACATATGAAATTGATGTTAAAGAAACGCAAAAACGTATATTTGATAATACTATTCCATCTTGTAAAAAATTCCCAGGAACATGGTTTTTATCTTATAATGGTAGTATTCCTGGACCAACTATTCGTATGCCAACTGGTCATGAATCTTTAGTACGTTTTAATAACAAAATCAATTTTAAAACTGGATTTTTTAAACAAACATTTAGTCCATGTTTAGCTAATAATGGTAGAGAAGGACGTCCATTTAGCGTTCATTTTCATGGTTCGGCTAGTTTACCAGGTTATGATGGATGGGCAGAAGATGAAACTTGCTTTGGAGAAACAAAAGATTATGTTTATCCTAATAATAGACCTAATACTGGATGGTATCATGATCATGCATTGCATATTACAGCAGATAATGCGTATCATGGTTTAGCTGGAATGTATCTTATTTCATCAAAAAGTAAAGATGGTGGATGTGGAGAACCATGGAATTTAGAAAATATTGAAGAAAAGTTGTTAATTTTATCAGATAAAGTTTTAGATAATAAATGTCAATCTTTTTCTGATATTTTGGGAGCTCATAAAAATGATTTGTATGGAGATATAAATCTTGTTTCAGGTATTCCTTGGCCTAAAATGCAATTAGAACCAAAATGGTATAGATTTCGTTTATTGAATGCAGCTGTTTCTAGACCATATCTTGTTAAAATTAAAGATGATAAACTTAAAGACATTGATCAGAATATTTGTAAAGTTATTGCAGCAGATGGTGGTTATAGAAATACACCATCTCCATTTCCATCAAGAGGTTTATTAATTGGAGTTGCAGAACGTTACGAAATAGTATGCGATTTTACAAATTTCAAAGGAAAATCAATGTATTTATGGAATGATTATGATCCTAAGATGATGAAAGATGTTCCGTATTTTTGTAATAGTCATTTACTTGCAAATTTACAAATTGCATCTATTACAACTCAAACAAATCCACCAGTCTTTCAAGAAACTAACACAGAAATTGAACCATTAAAACCAATTAATAAAGTAATGACACAAGCTGATTTAAATACTGCTTTAGAAATGGCAAATTCTGGTGAATCACATCGTGTTTTTAAATTCGGAAGAACAAATGGACATTGGTCTATTAATGGCGAAACTTGGGATACAATGAAAATTGCAGCTAGTGATGTTGGTCAAAATACATGGGAATTATGGCGTTTTGAAACAGGTGGCGGATGGTTCCATCCAGTTCATATTCATCTTATTGATTTCTTTTTAATTAAGCGTGAAGGTGGTGATAACAAAGGTGTTAGTGCATATGAACAATTTTCACCAAAAGATGTTTTTTATCTTGGTCCTAGTAATACTGTTTATGTTGTTGCTAGATTTGGAGCACATAAAGGCGATTATATGTTTCATTGTCATAATCTTATTCATGAAGATAATGATATGATGCGTGCTTTTCATGTTACAAATAGTGCAGGTGGTAAAAATGCTTTATCAGCACAACCATTCATTATAAATCCATTAAATAATATTATTTATAATAATTGGGCATATGCAGATCCAGTATTGGGTGAAACAAATGCAAAACAGTCATCTCTTATGCCTACATTTAATAGAACACATTTTAACAAAACATTAACAAAAAATCTTTATAGAATTTTTTATCCATTACAATCTGATATTGCCTTAATGAAAGGTGCTGACAATCCTTGGCAATCAAAATGGTGTAAACTTTTTTAAAAAAAGCTTTACCAAAAATATAATTTAATTTTGATCTTAATTAACCAACAAATAATAAAAAAATTAATAAAGAAATTTTATTAGATTTCCCAGCACTAATCATTATTTCTTCTGTTTCTATAATTTCTTCTTCTATAATTTCTTCTTCTTCTACACATGGTTCTTCTAAAATTTCTTCTTCTAAAATTTCTTCTGTTTCTTCTTCTAAAATTTCTTCTTCTAAAATTTCTTCTTCTATTTCTTCTTCTATTTCTTCTAAAATTTCTTCTTCTATTTCTTCTATAATTTCTTCTTCGCATGGTACTTCTTCTATTGGTTCTTCCGTTTGTTCTTCTTCTGTTGGTTCTTCTTCTGTTGGTTCTTCTTCTGTTGGTTCTTCTTCTGTTGGTTCTTCTTCTGTTGGTTCTTCTTCTGTTGGTTCTTCTTCGGTTGGTTCTTCTTTTATTCTTCCAGAATCTAATTCGTAACTGATAATATTATTAGTTAAAAGATCTTGACATTCTTGTAATGGATCATTACCACGATTTTCATTAATAATACATTGATTATTATAAAATACACAAATATTTCTAGAGTATTCGCATTTACCCTTTCCAGCATCTATATATACAGATGAATCGCCCTTTGCTCTACAATATTCGTATTTTTCAAGCCATTTAACAACATTTACATTATCTTCTTTATATAAAAAATGTGTAGATCTTGGTCCATTAATGGTTGGATAATCACATTTCCAAGATAATGCTTGACAATTTAAAGATAATAAACTTTGAATAATAATATTTAACATAACGTTTTAATATTATTTAATATTTATTTTTTAATTTATAAACGTAAAAAGTAAAAATAGTATTCATCTTAGCAAAAATAGCAAAAATATCTTTCTAAATGTTTTTGTTAATTTCTTCTTATTCTATCACTGTTATATTATATTACGTTAAAAAAAAAAATGAATATCAAAAAAATGTTTTAATATTCAAAATAAATACAACATGCAAATTAAAAATATTATCATTTCTTCTCTCTTTTTATTCCAATCCGTAGTTTCTTCTCCACGTAGAAATCGTGTAGAACATGTAGAAGTAGAAGGTGTAGAACACGTAGAACACGTAGAAGTAGAACACGTAGGAAATCATCTTAAGAAACGTTTCCCACGTAGAAATAGAAATCGTGTAGAACACGTAGAAGTAGAACACGTAGAAGTAGAACACGTAGGAAATCATCTTAAGAAACGTTTCCCACGTAGAAATAGAAATCGTGTAGAACACGTAGAAGTAGAACACGTAGAAGTAGAACACGTAGAAGTAGAACACGTAGAAGGTGTAGAAGTAGAACACGTAGGAAATCATCTTTAGAAATGTGTTGTTTTAGTTGCATACAAAAATT